ATATAAAAAAAAAAAATATATAAAAAACAAAAATATATAAAAAACAAAAATATATAAAAAACAAAAATATATAAAAAACAAAAATATATAAAAAACAAAAATATATAAAAAACATAAAACTAATAACTAATAACTAATAACTAATAAAACTTAGCATTTAATTAAACATCCAGATTTATAAAAATCGCCTCTTTCTTTATAGTCTTCGTTATTAGCTTTTCGCTTATTACTTATTCTATTTACATATGAGCCATCATTTTTTTCGCTTACTAGAGCATTCCAAAATGTTTCAATATAGGGCTGAATATGCTTAAACCATAACTTATTTCTTAATACTAAAACGCAACTAATAGTTTCTAATTTCCAATATATATTTCTAACATAATTATAATTTATATTTTTAGCAAGCATAAGTTGTGTCCACTCACTATAGGCTTCGCTTTCTATATTATGTAAATCAAACGGAGCATATTCATAATGCACATCTTCATTGTTTATTGAAAATTGCATAATAAACCCGCAATGCTTATTTGAGGATACATTAGCTATATAATCTTCCTTATATTCTTCAAGATCACTATATTCAAGAAATTTCGTTTCTAAAAAGTCGCATTCATTTAAATCACAAACCTCCATTTGTATTTGCATTTGTATCCAATATTCCATTTTAGGTGTTCCATTAATCTCTCGTGACACAACATTTTTAATTTCCAACATTCTACCATAAATAGCACTATTTTCATCACAAACAATTCCATCAGGTGAGGCAGCAATATAACTATATTGAGAATGCGGAATACATCCAAATTCTGACACTGTTGTGTTGTTTATGTGTTCGTAATATAATACTGATACACGCTCGTATTTTTGCCCCCAATGCATAGGCGAATTGAGATTATTATTTTTATACTTACTAACATCGCTAGGCTGACATTTCTCAATTATTAATTGGGATTGAGCACTTTCGGTAGTAAATATTTTATATATATTAGAAGCTGTTAATGTTGAATTTCTGAAAACATACCATTCTGGAGTTCTTTGCTCTGGTTGAGGAATATTTTGTAACTTGAAAATAGTAGCTTTAATTTTTTTATGATTAACACTTACATTTCTAATATACGACTTTTTATATGACCTCTTAGGAATATAAAATTTGAAAACCATATTCTTACATAATTCAATAGTTAAATGTAATAATAATGGCGAAGCGTCTTTATGTATATTAAATATATTAGCTAATAAGTCGCTTTCTATAAGATGGGGATAAAATACTTCATTTGTATCTTCATATATTTCATCATATAAATCATAATACATAGTTTGTAATAGATTTGTGTTAACATATTCCAACATAAATTCAATAATATTTAATATTAGTTCTTGATAACATTCCATAATGTGGCTATTGCTTAAACATAATAAATCGTGGATTTTATATTTATTAAGCAAGTAACATATATAGGCGTTATAATATTTATTCATAATATAGTATAGACTACTATAATATACTATAATATAGTTTATATATTGTTTATAATAAACAATTAAGCTAGTCAATTTTAAAATATAAGAAAAGATATATAAGAAAAGTATATAAAGCTATAAGTTTGTATATAAGTTTAGTCATAAATTTTGATGGTTTTAGCTTTCGATTTGGTTTCTAACGGTAAGCATTTTACAGTAGAAACATGCTTATCATCTTTTTTGAGAATAAAAACTCTTTCAATACTATCAAAATGTAAATTAGGTATTTCGCTAATTAGTCCGGTTTCTTTATCATAAATAACGTCTTTAACTTTACTTAAGGCTTTTCTTTCTAAGCATTTTAATAAATATTTGTGGCATTTGCTGGTTTCGTCATCGCTTAATTTATACTTTTTCTGTAAATTATCTATATGTGTGATTAATTTTTTGATTTTTTGGGTTTTATCTAATTTGCTCCAATTTTCTTTCTTATTTGCGCACGATTCGTTTTCTAAAAAATTTGATAATATATTATTATTGGTATTATTTATTTCTGGAACTATTTCTTGACCATTAAGGAGCATTGTTTTATATGCAATATTTTTTAACTCTTTACAATAGTCGTCTTTAGCTTTGGTTTCTTTAGTTTCTTTACTTTCTTTACTATTATTTGCTTTAGTTTGCATTATATCAGAAATAGACGTTTCATCATTTGTGCTGGAATTAGTAACTTCAATAACATTTTTTTTACGCATAGGCGGCATCTCTAGCTTGTCTTAGTTATATATATAATTTTAATTTTATATATAAATCATATATTAATATAATATAAAACAATATTAATATAATATAAGTTTAATAAGCAATGAGTAAAGTAATTCATTTTAGAACGCAAACCTTAAATAGTTCGCGAACCTTAAATAGCTTGCATAAAAATGCGTGCGCTAATATAAGCGAATGCACTGTTGAAGATGCTACAAAAAAAATAAATAATGAAAAAATGAAAAATGAGAAAAAATCATATATAGATTTATTAGGCAAAGTGAATAGCAATGTAGAAGTTCCAAATGCTATTATTACTATTTATGATAATTATGATAGTCAATTAATATTAATACAAAAACTATATAAAGGCGACTCATTTTATGAGGAAAAATACTTTAATCAAGCATTAAAAAATAAATTGGACTGCTATAAACAGCAAGATATAAAAAAAAAATATGATGACTATAATAATTTTATAACACTAGAAAATATTATAGAAAAATTGGTGACATGCTCTATGTTGTGTTTTTATTGTAACGTTAAAACACTAATATTATTTAAAAATTCGAGAGAATCTTGTCAATGGACTCTCGATAGAATAAATAATTATGATGAACATAGTAATAGCAACACAATTATATGTTGTTTAAAATGTAATCTGCAAAGACGGCGAAAAAATAGCGCAAAATTTAAATTTTCAAAGCAATTAGAACATAATTTAATAACATTAAAAAAATTAGAGTAAGCAAAATTTTGTGGACTAACTAATTTTGAAAACAAAAAATGGATGCAAAAAAAATTGACTTAATAATCAAAATAATAGCATTAGCACTTTAAAGATTAATATGGCTACTAGAGCAATGATTAAAAAACAATCAGAAGTTAATAAGATTTTTGAAGTATTAAAGACTTGCGCTATTTCAAGTAATGATTATGTTTCTTCTAAAGAGCCATTTTTCAAGAATGATAGCACTAGTTATCCATTTCAACAATTTAATATGTTATTTATTAACGCAGTAATTCCGGAAGGTTTAAATAGAAATATTAAAGTTATATATCAAATTTTGGGACATCAAAAAAAGGAAATTTATTATGGACAATGGACAATTATGAGTCTTGATGAAGCATTGCAACGTTATAAAGAATTATGTAATCAAGGGCAAACAAATGTGTTTGATATTGGGTATAAATATGGCGGTATGGGATATATTGATGTATTAAGTTGTGATTTGACAAGCCATTTGCTGTTTTATAGAGTTGATGGTGGGTCTAATGATTATGATAGATTATATAATTTAAACCAACTAATTAACGAAGGGTCGCGCCCTTATGACAAATTTTATTTTAGTACTTGGTTTTATAATGTTTAGTAACGATCTTATGAGTGTATCTTCTTGGCTTTCGTGATTGTAGCTTGTGCGTTTTTTTTATATTATTGAAACCTAAACTACGAGTACGATTACGAAAACCTCCGTATAGTATTGGTGGAGGTGGAATAAATAGTTGAATATAGTATAATAAACGGTTAAATAAAGGTCCAGCAGTTTCTGTAGTGAAAGGTACAATAACAAAAATTTTGTCACCCGCACCTCTGTAAGGTTTGTCGATTGTATCGGAAGGATATTCAGTACAACATGTTCTAGGTGCAATACCACGATAGCTGTAGATATACCTTTCGCGTTCAGAACGTGTAAGAACTATTTCACGCAGTAAGTCATCAGAATCATTAAAGTCTCCTCCAATAACTGTTGCTAATCCGTTATAAGTACCACCTAAATCACTTATAGCTGTTCGCATATATTGGCTAATTACTGGTCTGAGATGCGTGTCTATAACTTCTGCATCATTAGGGCAATGTAAGTTAAGTAAGTTTGCGCGTGTAGTTGTTCTAACAAAAGAAAAGTTTCTGCCACTATGAAAACCGTCGCCGCTGTAATAGTTAACATGTAATCCTATATCATTCCCGTAAAAATCCGCAAATGCTCCTAATCCTGATTCTGGTGTATTCTTCCATATTGTTAATACTGTTGGGTATACTACTTTTCTAAACATTTGCTTACGTACAGAAAAAGATACAAAACAATATGATCCAAAGGTACCGGTCCTATAATATGAACCTAACAAACTAACTGAACCAGGCGATCCGGGCGAACCAGGCGAACTAGGCGAACCAAGTGGACCAGATGGATAACAATTAGTAGTTACTGGAGGACCAATTGTAATTGGTCCTCCATTTAGAAGTTCCAATAATGCTTGGAAGCCTCCTAAAAATTGTCCAGTTGCTGGATCAAAACTGTTTGGACCTCCATCACGCGGCGTAATATTATCTCTATCATTCATTTCTTGAAAAAACATTATATCTGGTGCTTGTGTGTCAAAAAAATGTTTTACTAATTTGGCTGCGTTTTTCCAATATTCTCTTTTATCGGTGCCTTTTATTTGTTCAAGAAAGAATTTTTCACTTCCATATGGGTTTATAGGACCTAAATCACTTACAAAACTCATATTATAAGAAAATGCTATTAAGGATATTCCTTGTAGGTCAAATTTCATAAAAATAGGCTTATGGTCAGATGTTACTGAATAAACAGGAGGCGCTCCTGGTTTTGATACAATTCTTTTTGTATATGACGATGAATCTTCTGAATCACTTGGACCACTTGGACTAGTTGGATTAGTTGGACCACTTGGACCACTTGGACCACCTAGAAGACCCGTATAATCTATATCATCTGAATCACCTGAATAAAATGAATCAGGACTTAGTCCTTGAACTTGTGGTGGCACTGGCATTAATGGCTCTGGAAACGGTAGTCCTGGAGCTTGTCTAGGTTGTTGCTCTTTTAATGATGTTATTTCGCCTAATTTTCTCTTATTCATAGCAATTCTACTAGCAAGTATAGCAGAAATTCTATCTATGGAATGATTTCTCTCACTGGTCCTAGGAGTTTTTTTTCTAGCAATATTAGATCTGAATCTTGCAGAATTAGACATGTGCCTAATTCTTGCAGAATTAGGCATGTGTCTAGATATAATAAACTTACTTCGTTCATTTAAATCGGTAAGACTTCTACCGATTCTCTTAGCCATCTTATCGGACATATTGCGTGTTGCTAATTTATGCATTCTATAAGTAGACATTCTGGTTCTACCTCTTCCTATTCTCTTACTAGACATTCCTCTTCTCCCACTTGCCATTCTATCTATTGATTTCATTGCAAGTATAGGGAACATCGAATCACTTATTATAATATAATATATTATATAATGTAAAAATATTATATATTATACTATATAAATGGCTAAAACTAGAAAAGTGAAAAAATCTAGAAGAGTTTCAAGAAATAAAATGACTTCAAAAAAAAGAGCTCGCGGTAAAGCAGACGAATTACCTTTTTTAATTAAAACTATGTTAAATAATGTTAGTTTAAGAAATAATGGCACACAATTTTATGAAAAAGGTATTGTAGAAAAAATAGCTGCACATTTGCCCAAAAGAGAGGTAAAAGGAGCAATACATAGAGCAGATAAAGCCGAATATGAGCGCCGAGTGCTTGCTGCTATTCCTTTAAATGAAAATATATTGAAAGCACAAGAAGCAGAAATAAAACGTTTAGAAATGTCAGGTATAGATGGCCCTGCTCAACGAACACGTAGTAAAGCAAAACCTGCTACAAATCCTGTGTTAGAAGAATTAAGATTAGAAGCATATCACACTGGATGGGTGCTTATGCAGTTACAATATATAGCGCAACGAATTAGAGAAGGCAGAAATACTGTTCCTGATGGTTACAGGGACTATGGTGAATTTCTTAAAGGAAACCCCGCGTGGGATATGGAGAGAATGGGATATGTAAAAAGATTTAGACCACCTGGTTACGAAATTATGATGAAACAAAGGGAGAAGTCTAAAGCTAAAGCCTAAATTAAAAATATTATTTTGTTTTTAAATACGTTTTTTATATAATATTTAGATATACTATATATGGTTAAAACTCGAAGAGTGAAAAAAACTCGAAGAGTGAAAAAAACTCGAAGAGTGAAAAAAACTCGAAGAGTTTCAAGAAAAAAATTGAATTCAAAAAAGCGAGGTCGCGGTAAGGTACACGAATTACCTTTTCTAGTTAAAACTATGTTGAATAATGTTAATGTAAAAGCTAATAATGCCGAGTTTTATGAAAAAGGTATTGTAGAAAAAATAATGACAATGGTTCCCAAAAGGGATGTTGTTAAGGCAATGGCAACTAAAGCACTAGCAGATAAAGTTAAAGCAGATAAAGTAATTGCAGATAAAGTGAATGCAGATAAAGCCGAATATGAGCGCCGTATTCTTGCTGCTCTTCCATTAAATGAAAAAATATTAAAAACGCAAGAAGCAGAAATAAAACGTTTAGAAATGTCAGGTCTAGATGGACCTGCTCAACGAACGCGTAGTAAAGCAAAACATGCTACAAATCCTGTACTAGAAGAATTAAGATTAGAAGCTTATCATACTAGAATGGTGATTATGCAACTACAATATTTAGCACGAGAAATTAGAGAAGGCAAAACTAGTGTGCCTAGCTACTATAAAGATTATGCAGAATTTCTTAAAGGCAACCCCGGTTGGGATATGGAGCGAATGGCATATGTAAAAAGGCAGAGACCACCTGGTTACGAAAATTATGATAAACTTAAAGCTAAAGAAAAAGCTGAAGCTGAAGCTGAAGCTAAAGCTAAAGCCGAAGCTAAAGAAAAAGCTGAAGCTAAAGCTAAAGCTGAAGCTAAAGCTAAAGCTGAAGCTAAAGAAAAAGCTGAAGCTGATGCTAAAGCTAAATCTAAAGCAAAAGAAAAATCTAAAGCTAAAGAAAAAGACGAAGCTGAAGTAGAACAAACAGAAGATATTGCAAAACTAAAAAAATTAGCTCTGGAGCTATATAAAAAAAGTTCTGCAATGAAAGCACGAGCAAAGGAAGATATAATTGAAATGGGACGTGATGTAGATAAAGAAAGAATTGACATAATGCTTGAAAATAATTTTTACGGGTTAACTGATAAACAGCTTGAAGTATGGATAGATAAAGCTAGAGCTAAAGCTAAAAAAAGCTAAAACATAATAATTACTATTTATATACTTTTTTATAATATATTTAGTAAATAATCTAATACTATTATATAAATGGCTAAAACAAGGCATAACAAAAGACGCGGCGGAGTAAAAAATGACACATTAAGAGCAAAAAAAGAAGCATTCAAAGCACGAAAAAAGGCAGATAAAGAAGAAGAAAAAAGGACGGATAAAATGTTATCAAAAGAAAAACTTGCCTATTTAAAAGCAGCAAGAAAAAGTGCTGACCGGCGTATAAAATTAGAAAAAATCCGTGTGAAGGCACAGGAGGCACAATGGAAGCTAGAAGAAATCGAAAACAAAGCACGCAGAAAGAAAGAAGCCGAAGAATTCAAGTATAATAATTTAGCAAAACGCGAATTTCAAAAAGATCCATTACTTAAAAAGAAAGCAAAAGCAGAGGCAGAAAAAGACCCAGATTATTTATGGGGAGGAGTTAAAGAAAGAAAAGAAATGGTGCAATATTATCTTGATGGTTTCTGGATTATGTTAGGAGAAGCGAAACGTGATGCGTTAGTAGCACAAGCTAGAGAGAAGGCCGAATCTAAAGCTAAAAATAAAACTAAAAAGAAGTAGAATTATAAATCTCTCAATATTAGCAATTTATAAGCATAGCGATTTATAAGCATAGCGATTTATATAATATTTAGTAATATTATATAAATGACAAAGTCGCGAAGAGCAATGCATAACAAAAGACGCGGTGGAGTAAAAAACGCTACATTAAAAGCACAAAAGAAAGAAGAAGCTCTAATTCTAAAAGAAATAAAGGCACTAAAAGTAGCACAAAAAAAGGAAGAGGCTCAAATTCTAAAAGATGTAAAGGCACAAAAAAAAGAAGAAAAAGCAAGAATTAAGGAAGAAAAAGCCCGCCTTAAGGCTTTAAAAAAGACAAAAAAAGCACAAAAAGCACAACCTAAAGTAGCAACATCTGCTGATATTGCAAAAGTTGAAAAATTAGCACTGGAGCTATATAAAAAAAGTTCAGCAATGAAAGCACAAGCAAAGGCAGATTTAATTCAAATGGCACGTAATACTGATAAAGAAAGTATAGACATAATGCTTGAAGATAATTTTTATTGGTTAATTAGGAAAGAGAAAGATCAAGTATGGCTAGACAAAGCTCGAGCTAAGTTAAATAAATAAAGAACTAAAGATTATAATGAATTCAAATAGTCATTCACTTTTTTTAATAGAGCATCAGATATATGTTTTGACAATTCTATAATATCTTTTTTATAAATAAATTGCGTTAGGTCATTAAATTTAATGTTATATATGTAATTATTATTGTTTATTCCTTTATATTGACCAATATTTAGCGCAATTTGAATTATTTTTTTTATTGTTGGTTTTTCATTTAATGGTATTCTTACTTGTTGTATAATAAAATGATTTTTTTCATCTATTAATTTAGTTTCATAACCATTTATGTTATATTCTGGTAAAAGCATTATTTTTCTTGTTTTTGTTTTTGATATTTTTCTCCATTTTTTTGCATTATAACTGTCAAGAGGTTCTAATATTTTTTTAATCGGTTGCCAAAAGCCTTGTCCATCAAAATTATGTGGATTTTTTTTTCTTAATTTATGAGATTTTTCTAATACATTAGCAAATAGTATTTCTAAATTATAGCTGTGTTTTCTTTTTTTTGTTTTATTAGACATATATATATGTAATCTTTATTTTTCTAAAAATAGGCTATAATTTTTCTCTAAATAGCATTTTATATTATATTTAATGTCATCGCTTAAATCATAATAGTTTTCATTAAATTTAAAACAAACAACAACTTTCTCTCTATTAACATCATATATTAGTTTACACGCATTAAACTTAACTACTTTAGCAATTAAGCCCTTTATATAATTTTCATTATAATTAGTGTTATCCATAATAGACTTATTTAATAAAAAGTATTTATATGATGTAAAAAGATTATATAAATACTAAATTATAAGCTTAGTGCCACTAACGCCATTGTATTCTTAACGCCATGGCGGGCGTTTTTTTCTATTACTTTTTTTCGAGGAAAACGTGGTTGATATATTTGACGCAATTTTCTGCACCATATTATTTGTAATAGCTCTAATTGGTTCTTGATACTTTAATAACTTGGTTTTTGGTGACTTAGATTTTATTAACTTTGTTCTAGGTGACTTACTTTTTGTTGAGCTACTTGTTTTCTTATGGCATTTATTGTCTCTGCATTTTCTTGTTCCTACTTTACATCTTTTTATTAAATTTTTTCTTGTCCATAATGATTTTTTATAACATTTTTTATTTGCAGAACACCGATGTCTAGTTTTTTTGCATTTATTTTTCATTGTTATATATAATTACATTAGAAAATATTTAAATCTAATATAATATAATAAATAATCTATATTTCTAAATATTATATAATTTAATAATTATTATATAATTTAATAATTATTATATATTTTAATAATTATTATTATTATATATTTTAATATAAATATTAAATGCTCAATACACTAAAATAGTTATGTCATTACATATAGATACGCAGAGCGATGTTTTATTAACTAAATTATTGAAATTTTATAGTGAAAATACGAATTTTGATAAAATGATAAATATTATAAATGGGTCATCTACTATATCACTAAGAATAGTGGATTGGTTTGTTACAAATTACTCAAAAAAGAATTATATTGTATATATGATAAACAAAGACAATAAAATGGAAAAGGTAAATGTATATAATGATTATAAGCTTAAATTAAAAGCATATAGCAAAAAGAAATTTGATCCATTTTGCAGGTGGGACAGAATTAATGTTCCATATAAAGAGGACAAGTTCATTCAAACAACATTAGGACAACTAAATTTTTTCAAATGGACTATAGAAAATCAAATACTAGAATATATTGAACAAAATTATAAAATTATTGAAACCGATATGAATTTAAGAAATTGCTGTTCAAAAGTGAAAAATTCTTCCATTAATTCTACAACTTCTACCTCGTCGTGTGAAAGTAGCGACTCATATTCATCAACTTCGTCATATAATAATAAAACACGAAAAAAACGCGAAGAATTATCATCTAATGCATCAAGGTCTATAAATAAAGAATTTATAGCTACAACCGTAGAGTTTAAATAAATAAATAATATAAAAATTCGTTACAATATAATAACTAAATTACAGTGTTATATATTAAATGGGTAATATTAGTAGTATAAATAAAGTAAATTATGCCTATGTGCAAAAATGTATTAGTAATGCTAATGAAAAAATATTGCTAATTAATACACTCGATTATGATAAGCAAGAATGTTTGATTAAAAACACTATTACTGCGTCTAACGAGGAAGAAATAATTAATAAATATTTAAAAGGCAATAAATCAATTAAGATTTTAATATATGGAGAGAATTGTAGTGATAATAAAGTAATTAGCAAATATAATCAATTATATAAATTAGGATTTATAAATTTATATGTTTATTTAGGAGGAATTTTTGAATGGTTGCTATTACAAGATATTTATGGAGATGATGAATTTCCGACAACTTCTAAAATAATTGATTTATTAAAATATGGAGGGCACACTAAAATAATAAAATGACTTATTTAGCAATTAATTAAATATATAAAATTTTAAAATATAATATATTTAATATATATAAAAATGGGAGCGCTTGATATCTTTAGAGGAGGTTCGAGTGGTGTACAAGACTTTACAGAGCAAGAGCCATATACCGAACTAGGTCCAAGCGGTGGCAGAAGACGTCGCAAATCTTTAAGACGTAAAGGGGCGCGTAAAGGAACACGTAAAAGAGCGCGTAAACATTATGGTGGTTATTCACAGAAAAAACAACAGCAAGGAGGAACCAGACTCGAAGAGCTAGAAGATAAGGTGACTAGAGAAAAACTCACTGCAGATGAACAATCAGAACTTGATGGCCTACGGAAAGAAGCAGCAGAAAGAGCAGCAGCAGAAAAAGAAGCAGCAGAAAGAGCAGCAGCAGAAAAAGAAGCAGCAGAAAGAGCAGCAGAAAGAGCTGCAGATGGAGGCGGTAGCCGCAGAAGAAAAAGTCGCCACAGCAAAAAAAGCCATAGCAAGAAAACTCGTGGCAAAAAATCCAGTCCATGGATCAAGCACGTATTACAATTTGCCAAAGATCACAAAATGAAATATTTCCAAGCTTTAAAAGATAAAAGATGCCGCGCTGCATACAAGTCTAGCAAGTAAAAATCTAGTTTTAGTACTCCGTTTTTCTTGAATAATGTTAATTATTTACATTAATTATTAACATTATTATTAATATATATTTAGCGAAGTAATTTATAGTTTTTCTGCGTCCTCACATTTTTATATTTAATATGCATACATTTAGTATATAATATGTATTCTTGCAATAATGAATTCTTTATAGCCCGCACCTTATCTTTAAGCTCTTTCATTTTATCTTTTGCGTCAGCTTTATTTTGCTTATAGCCGTTTATTTTGTCTTCAAAAGACTTTATATTTTTCAAAATGGCATCTAATTCGTCTGTTATGTGTTGGGGAATTTCTTTATTCTTAAATGGGAGCTTTTTAGACTTATAGTCAGCTTTTTCTTCTTTAATTTTTGCTCTTAATGATACTATAAGCTCTTCTATGTCTTTTTCAATAGAATTTAAATTAGCATTTAAATAGACCGCATCTCTCAAATCTTCGTTTTCAACGTGGCTCATTAATATAGGAACATTTATCATAATAGGTTGCGCAAATTGTGTAGGGTCTTTCTCTCTATTTAAATAGCTAATATACCCAGAAAGTTTATTTGCTAAGACTTTTAGACCGGTTTCACTTAGTATATTTTGCGACGTCATATATTGCTTTTTAAACTCTTCTTTATTTGTAGTAATTTTTTCGCTTTCGTTAGTCATAAATAGGTTTGTTAATGCAAACAATTCGAGCGGACTATTTGTAAAAGGGGTTGCGGTCATAATCATTAGCTTACACGACTCGGCCCCAGAAACTTTATAACTATTACTTATTAAATTTTCCATAATTTCCATATTTGGTCGTTCGCTAGCTTTTAAATCACCGCCATATAATTTATGTGCTTCATCAATAATAATGAGCGTTTTATGTAATAAATCGCGCGACCCATTTCGTTCAAGCAATATGTCGTAAATAGCATTTTTTCCGGCTAATAAATTACTAAATTGCTTATATGACATAGGTTCTAGCCAACTCTTAGACAAATGTCTTTTTCGGTCGCTCAAGTTTTCAGGAAGTATTAGACCCTTATTTATTTCATCAACTAATATTACGTGACATATTTGGTCAAATATATTTTTCCATACATCTCCTTTTAATGTTGTTCGTGTAACCCATAATATTGAATAGCCCTCTTTCTCAAAACTGGACGAGGCTGTTGCAACACCTGTGCACGTTTTACCTGTTCCAACAGAATGCCAAAGAAGAATACCTTTATACGGTGAAGCAGGAGTAAAATAATCCGCTATAAATGTTTGAGTGGGATTTAGTGTAATAGAGTTGGCAGAACTTGCATTTGCTTTAGGGGCATCAACGCACTTATTTACAACATCAATAGGTTCCCATACAAACTCTTTAGAATTATAATTTGTTATAATATAATCTCTCATTTTTATAAAACTCATTTTAGTAAATTTATAATTTCTATGCTTTTTAGAAGAAACAGATCTAGTTCTAGTTCTAGATTTAGATTTAGTTTTAGCTCTAGGAATAATCTTGCGTGAGCTAGTTTTATATAAAATCATTGGATACTTAATATTTGTAGCATCGTCTTCAGTGCTAATTACTAGTTCTAAGGCTTGTAAGTCCTTTTTAATGTCTAATAAATTGCTATGCTTTTCAATAATATGGGGTATTCTAATATAACGCTGAGACCATTCTAAATTGACATGCTTACAAAATTTATTGTCTAAATCTTTCATATAATTACATAAAAATTGGCGGACATTTGCTTTTGCATTTATTAATAATTGTTTAGGGTGATTGTGCTTTCTATATACGTATTTCATAAAATCAATACTAACAGGAATGTCATTTGTGCTCTTTTTGCCGCATTTGCCCATACATTTTATATTATCTATTTTGAAAAATTTTGAATTGTCACTTTGTTTCTTAAAGTTAGCCTCGCCTGCTCCTCCTATTGTCGCATCATCCACTTCTCCTGTTTCTACATCCGCTTCTTCCGCTCCCCCTTCTCTCGTTCTAGCGCGCGCTCCACCCGCTAGCGCTCCACCCATTAAATAAAAGTCTTTTTCCATAAACTCTCTATTTAAGTCATTTGCCTTATGTATATTTTTGGTTAAATAATAGTCAACAGCCAATAATGGAGCCAATTCGTATAATTGTTTTGATAATTGTATCATTGCACTGTCAAACTCACTATAATTCATAGTGGAGTCATTATATTTTTCTACATTTTTAAACAATAGCACGTCTTCGTCTTTATTATAACTTTCAAAGTTATTTTCCATTAATGACCTATTAACATACATTGAGTCGCTTGTTATTTCAGGAATTGTTAAATAATAATTATAAACATAGAGAGGCCAACCAATATTTTTTTGAAATTCTAATCCTTTTTGCCCACACGTTCGCGTTGCACGGCCAACTGTTTGTTTAAGGTCTGCAATTGTTATAGACGGTTCAAAAATATGAACATATTTTACGTCAAATAAATCGATTCCTTCTTTAAATCCGCTGTCAAGAACAATTAGCCGAACGTTTTTCCCGTGTATATTTGCAGGGCGCTCATTATACATTTTCAATGTTTCTTTTTTGATTTTTTCATTAAACGTTGTTCCATAAACGCTATTAGAGCTTAATAATGCAAAATTTTGATAATTGGACTTTTCAATATCTAAATACAGCTTTGCGTTTATTTGATTTGACACCTTTTTTGATTTAAGTATGTTATTATAACCATTAGCTTGAAGTGCTGATGCAATTATTTTAGCTCCATAACCGCCTTCTTTAACATCAGAAAATATAAAATGCTTGAATTTTTTATTGTGATATTTGACATCTTGGGCGTCTAGCTCTCTAATATTATTTAATAATTGAACCATTTTTGGCGAAGCTTCGACCAATTCTTCATTTAGTTTTTTAGGCTCATAAAGTGTTTTGTCAAACTTATGATAATTTAATATTTTACTAAAATTAGCCGTTTTGCGCATACAAGTGAATATTTTTGCTCGCTTTTTCCTAGTGTTTTTTGTAGTGCTAGTCTTTCCTTTGGTTTTATCACTCTTCGCTTTATCGCTCTTCGCCTTTTTTGCAGTGCAAGTAACATTATTTTTATAACATTCCAATACTTTAATAAATTCGTTGCGGTCCATATTTCCGCCCTTATCTGGATGATTTATTTTTAACCAGTCTCTTATTAATGATTTATCATTTAAACCATATTTACACATAATTTTTTCACATGACATAATATTATTAGTATATTATATTATAACAATATTATAAAATAATATACTAAAATAATATAAAAATAATACAACTTAAGATTGCTAAAAAAGGCTTTATTATTATATTATATTATATTATATTATATTCGCAAAAAAGTTCGCCCTATTTTGCTCGTAGCAAACATCCCACAACCACACGCTATTTGTAGATAAAGTATGTTGGTTTTCTTAGTGCAGCAAACTAAATAACCAGACAAAATTATGAAAGCAAAGAAAAACATCCAAAATAGACGCGTATAAAAATCCATATTATATATTTGCCAAGAATAAAAATATTTGTAAAAAACAAATATTTGTAAAAAAAACGATTTAAAAACAAAAACACAATTTTAATATACGCTAAATTAATTGAGCAATAGCATCAAACACAAATTTATATTCTTCTTCAATCTTAGCATAATGGTCCAAATTAGTTACTATGTACCAAACTAGCTTATATTTGTGTTGTAACAATTGCGCACACTTTTTTTGATATTTCAAATTATAGATTTCATCTTTAGTGCCACTATAAAAAAAGAGAGGTGTGGCTCTATTGTTTTTTAATTTTATATATTTATACATATAAAGCGATTTAATGCAAAATAGCCCGCCTAATGGACTAGGTAATTTATTTAATATATTGAATAATAATGTTCCACCTTGAGAGACGCCTATTATAAATATGTTTTTATAAGTCTTTAATATTTCTGCTTCATTATTGATAATGGCAACTAAGCGACGCGTTTGCTCATTAAAATCGTGACGACTTATTTTGTCGACCTTATTTAAATTGTTATAACAAGTATAATAATTATACCACGAGGCAATGTTATATTGCTTATTGTCTGGATAATCAATAGTCATTAACGGTGATTGTGGTAATATAAATTTACAATGCTCAATTATATTATTATAATTAGCACCACAATAGTCTATATAATCATTAAAATAAGACGCATCGCTATACATAGGATGTAACATTAATAGACTATATTTATGTATTCCTTTATGACTAATTATTTTACAATTTTCATACATACTATAAAAACATATTATTTTTATGCATTAATGCTAATTTTGCTAATTATTATACATATTTACGCAACCAATCTTCGGCTAAGAATTTGGCATCATCACTATAATAAAATTTAATTAGGTTACGTAATCTCTCAGTTGGTTCGCCATTTAAACGTTCATCTGATAAATCTGTATCTCGTGTAGTAATTTTTTCCCAACTGTCTCTAAATTTTTGTAAATTCTTTATTAACTCTTCCCGTGTCATTGAACTTATTGGTTTTGGTGGTGGTTCATACATTCCTCGATAATTAGTAATTGGTTTTTTAATTCTATCTTGTATGAGTTGCGTTGCTTTTATTTTTTGACCTTTATCTAATAAATTATAAATTAATTCTAAATCAGCGCTTTCAATTGTTGCCCGCCGCAATCTAAATAACTTTTGAGCCATCGCTTCTTTTGAACCATTAAATGATGCGTGATATTTTTTAAGTAGTTGTCTTAATTTATCTACTGAAATGTCATATTTTTTGCTTTTTTTTATTGTATATTTTTTTGTTTTATTGTTTCCTTTAATTATTTTGTATATTGAATATTTTTTTGTTTTATTGTTTCCTTTAATTATTTTGTATATTATGTTTTTCTTTGTTTTCTGTAATTTGTTTTCATTTACTTTAGACCACCGCTTACTAGTTTTTGTTTGTATTACTATCCAATTATTACCATCATTACCACGCTTTATTGTTCCAACAGGAAATATAGTCGCGCTCTCAGATGGTCCTTGTCTTGTGGTTGCCATTCTTATATATTCTTATATATAAGAATAATCATAAAAAAATAATAAACAAAACACTTTATTTTTATATTTACTTTTTTTATATTTACTTTTTTTATAACGTAAATATAAAATCATACATTTTTCTTGTTACTTCAGTATAATAACTATTTTCAATAAATTGACTTGTATTTGTTTCTTCATTTCCATTAATTACTAATACCAACCCTTGTTCAATTGCAATAGGATTGTTTAACCACACATCATGATAATGATGACAATCTTTTAAATATTCAAGTGGAATGGTTTCTCCCAGACGACCCCGTTGTTGCACACGTAAATCACAAATCTCCGGCATGGTTCTAATATAAACTATTTTTAAGTCTTGAAAAATAGTTTGAAACTCATCAAACATTTTCAAATAAATTAAATATTCAATGAGACTCATTTTATTAGCATTATATAGACTTTTTGCAAATACAAATTTGTCTGTATAAATGGAGCGCTCACTAATAATAACATCATAATTTTCTTTTAGTGCTTCCTTCAATAAAGACAAACGACTAGTATATGCCATTACTTGAAACGCAAAACTATAGCGCTCATTATTTTCATAAAAGTGCGTAATAATACTTTTTCCATTAGCATCTCCGATTGATTCCCAACTTGAAACCGGTTCTTGTAAAAAGCAGATTTTACAATTATTGCCTTTTGAACCGCAATAATTAGCAAAGTTTTTTTCTAAATAGCGCAATACGCTCGATTTTCCGGAGCCAATATTTCCATCAATCGATACAATAAGAGGCGGCATTATTTAGCAACTTAACAACTTAATAAGTTAATAAATAATCTAACTTTATTATTAATCAATTTTAATGTTACTCATAATATTAATTATTTCTTTTGCCTATTGTATTGCCTTTTTTTTGTTGCGTTGTTGTTGTTTGTTTTTTTTGGAATTGAAAAGTTAGGAAATAGAGAGTTAAATTCATCTTCTGTTTCCAGCTTATTATCAATAATTTCATCTATTTTCTCACCAATAGTATTTGCATTAAGTGTGTTTTCATTAGTAATTAACTCTTTAAATAGTTCTCGAATTTTATCTGTTTCAAGTATAGTTTCTTTAGATGAGGTTTCTATATAATAGTTGATTGCAATAGCTTCATTAATAGAGAATAAAGTATTATCAGAAACATTAAAAATTATATTAGGATTTTTTTCTTCATTAATTAGTGTATTTAAAATTTCTATGGCTTTTTTTAATATATAAAAAATTACTGGTTTTTTAAATTTTTTTTTTAATAATTTTTTTAAATTCTCCTTTAACTCTTTCTTACTTTTGCTCAAAGTAATTTTTTTGGGATCAGTATCAATCTTAGAATTAAATTCTTTTAAAATGTTTCTTAATTTGTCAGGCTCTAATTTAGAAATTTCAGTAACAACAGCTTTATAATTTGATAATTTAGGTGTTTGCTCATAAGAGAATTCAAGTAATAACTTTTGTAATGAATTTGTAACATCTGATTCTCTTGGATTAAGGTGATGCAAAGGATTATCTGGAATTGATTTTTTTATTTCTTCTTCTAATTCCTTTAGTCTGTTTTGTAGTGCTTGTATTTCTACCTTCTTTTTCAACTCTTCTGCTGCTTCTCTTTCTCTTGCTGCTAGTTCTGCTGCTTCTCTTTCTCTTGCTGCTTTTTCTGCATCTCTTGCTGCTTTTTCTGCATCTCTTTCTGCTTTAGCTTTTGCATCTCTTTCTGCTTTAGCTTTTGCATCTGCTGCTGCTTTTTCTGCTGCTAATCTCGCTGCTTTAGCTTTTGCTGCTCTTTGTATTATAGCGACTGCTTTAGCTTTAGCTTTAGCTTTTTTTCTTCCTTTCATGCCTCTGATGCGTGCTTGTAATTTAGTTGCATGTGCCGCTAATCTAGCTTCTTCTGCTGCTAATCTCGCTGCTTCTTCTGCTGCTAATCTCGCTGCTTCTTCTGCTGCTAATCTCGCTGCTTCTTCTGCTGCTTTATCTGCTGCTTCTTTTGCTGCTGCTTTATCTGCTGCTTCTTTTGCTGCTGCTTTATCTGCTTCTTGTGCAGCTAATGCTGCTTTCTTTAATGCTGCTGCTTTAGCTTCTGTCGCTGCTTTAGCTTCTGTCGCTGCTTTAGCTTGTGCTGCTTCTTCTGCTGATGGTCTTGGTGGTCCTGGTGATCCTGGTATTACTTGTGTGTTACCTATATTTGCAAGAAATACAGCTGTAACTGCATTTGCATCTCCTGTATCTGGTGGTTGTGGTGTTTCTGCAGCTACTTTTGTGTCACCTATATTTGCAATAAGCGCTGCAGTAATTAGATTAGCATCTGGAGTGCCCGATCCTAAATCTGGTTCTAGTTGTGGTACTATTGGTTCTGTTTGTGTTTCAATAGTTGCACCATTTGCTTCTTTTTCTGTTTGTGTTCCATCATCTTCTTTTTCTACTAGTGGTTCTACTGGTGTTTTTTCTATTTTTGCCTGTTTGTCTCCTGCTACTCTTTTTGCATCTACACCTTGACCCGAACTAGTATCATCAAATTTAGTTAATATATCATTAATTAAACCTTGCAAATCCGTATCCTCAATTAAAGGCTTACCATCAAAACCTTTTTGTTTCATTAATTCTTTGAATTTGTCAATAATTGTTTGTAAGTCTTTTTCACTAGCTAAATCCATTATAAGTTTTTTTATAGCAAATTTAATTCTTCTAACTTTTTCGGTTTGTCTAATTTTACCATTTATTGAATCTGTTACTTGAAATAACTTTTCTTTAATATTTTTTATGTCAATAGTATTTAACCCAATACTTTCAAATAGCTTTGATATTTCGTCATATTCATCGCATTTATCTGATTGTGATTGACGACAAATTTTAGCAAACATAGTTTGTAACATAAATTGCGAAAATGAATATGAATTAATTTGATCATATGCTCTTCGAAACACTCCATGTTGCATTAAAGCGTCTTTAGTATTTTCTTTCTCAGAAACTGTTAAAGTTCTATTTTTTATTGCAAAAAGTCTATCAATATAAAAGATAATTCGAACATATATTTTTAAACTATATTTCAATTGTAATAACTGAGTTTTAGTGATTTTTTTCTCATTGGATTCTCCTTCAGCGGGTTCTCCTTCAGCGGGTTCTACCTTAGTGTTTTCTCCTTCATCGGGTTCTTCCATTTTATTATATTATTATTATATTTACTATATAATATTTTAATATTAGAATATTTAAATATTAAAATATTTCAATATATTATATAGTAAATATAATATGAGTGATGCAGAAGAAAAAAAAATAATAAAGGAATGGTTACAATTGATCGAGTTTATTAGGCGTATATATGGTGAAGACAAAGCAGAATTTATTAGAACTAATAATTATTTACAAAGAAACAATAAAAGTGTAGCTGACTATTATAATGTTGCTGGACAAAATCATACATTGTCTAATTTGTTACAAAAACAAGATTTTTTAAACAAAGTTATAAGTGCTAGTGAAACAAAAGACACAATAACAGAATATACACAAATTTACAATGAAACAAATGCGTTAATGAAATCATTAGACGGTTCGCAAGATAATATATATATTAAATGTAACCCAATTGATGATAACGGAAATGTAATAGAAGCCTCAAATAATAGTATTGGATCAAATATAAGTAGCTTGAATTCTATATTTGATGAAGTAGGAAATAGCATCGGTCCTAATCTCCTATATAATAATATTGGATTACAAACACTTATAAGTGTGTTATTTTTTATTATAATTTATTATATAGGTAAATATATTTTCATAGATTATCCTAGAAGTATGATCGCAAAACGTGTATAATTAAATATTTGAAGCACTATGTGCATCGCAAATAACAGGATTATAGTTTTCTATGCTAGAAATATTTTCTGGACGTTGCTCTATTAAATTAACCATTTCTTCTTCTAAAGATTTAGAATTTAAATGACTATTCATAATTGCCATTTTTGAAGCTTTAGTATTCTCACTTTGAGCCATAACTCCATGGTCCACTTTTTTAGAGCGTCTTAAGAATACGAATGCAACACCCGCAAATAATAGCGCAATAAGAGGGTTGCTATTGAGCAATAATATTATAAAAATAACAATAAGAGAAAAATACATATAAATATTATTTATATGAGGAGCATAATTGTATGGTGTTGATACATTACTTATTAAGTATAATAACAATAATATAACAAATATTATTTCATATGATTTTATATTTGCCAACTTCGCCGTGTTACCCGTTAAATTCTTGGTGATCTTATTAATAGAATTCATTATAGTATAATATTATATTTTAATATTATATTTTATTATTTTAAATAAAAAATTTTATATAAATAATTTTAAATATTAAAATACAAAATTGTTTTAAAACATTTATAAAAAACGCTTAAAATTAAAGTTACAAATTATAAATAACTAACAAAATAACAAAATAATATGCTAAGTAAAAAAATTAGCCCTAAAAACAGAGAGAATTATAACGATTTAAGCCAAGTTATAGAAAATTTAAAAAAAAATGGTATTAACAGTTATTTAGGTGCTAAAGGTTATAGTATATATAAGTTATGTTTAACTCCTAAAATAATAGATTTCATAAAAAGCGAATTAACAGTAAAACCAATGCTACAAAATTCGTATGCTGAAGCAAAATCTTTTCCTATTTATCAAGAGTCAGAAAAAAAATTATATGTTCCTCGTCATTGGGGTATAGCTATGTTTGGTTATCCTAAAATGGTAAAAATTCCATTTGGAGAAAACATCAATTTAAAGTTTGAAGGAACGTTGAGAGATTATCAAACAAATGTGCTAAATGAATATTTGAAAGCTATTGAATTTGGTATTGCTGATGACAAAAATAAAGGTAATGGTTCAGCACTAATTGAGTTATGGACTGGTGCAGGAAAGACCGTTTTAGGACTTAAAATTATTGAAGTATTGAAAAAAAAAACAATCATTTTTGTCCATAAAACGTTTCTAAAAAATCAATGGATAGAACGAATACAGCAATATTTACCAAATGCTCGCATAGGTTCTATTCAAGGTCAAAATATTGATATTGAAAATAAAGATATTGTTTTAGCTATGATACAAAGTGTTAGTATGAAGACTTATAACGACACTTTATTTGACAGTTTTGGATTGAGTATTTACGACGAATGTCATCATATGTCTAGTGAGGTATTTTGCAATTGCTTAAAAAAATGCAATACATTATATGGTCTTGGATTAAGCGCAACAATGAATAGAAAAGACGGACTAACAAATGTGTTTAAAATGTATTTAGGTGATATTTGTTATAAACATTGTAAAAAAGGCATACAAGATGACGTATTAGTAAAAGCAATAGAATTCACTATTGACGATGATGAATATAATGAAGTAGAAGTCGACTTTAGAGGGCAAGTTAAATATAGCACAATGGTAAATAAAGTTTCAACTTTGAACTTGCGCAGTGACTTTATTGTGTATGTATTACAAAGCGAATTATTTATTAATCCAAACCAGCAATTTATTGTATTAGCGCAAACTAAATGCTTACTAAACTATTTATATAGCGCGCTAGTTCATAAAAATGTTGCTTCTGTGGGATATTATATTGGTGGTATGAAAGAAAGCGAATTAAAAAAATCGGAAAGTAAAACTATTATTTTAGCTACTTTTAGTATGGCGGCTGAAGCATTAGATATTAAGTCTTTGACAAGCCTGCTTTTAGCTAGTCCTAAATCCGATATTGTTCAAGCTGTTGGCCGGATTTTGAGAGAAAAGCACAGCAAACCATTAGTAATAGATATTATAGATGGTCACGAAGTATTTCAAAATCAATTTAAAAAGCGTAGAGCATTTTATAACCAAAAAAACTATAGAATATTTCGCACCTCTAACAAGAACTATGAGCACTATGTAAAATATATGCAGTCAATTAATGCTAATGCCTTATTAGCAATAGAAGATGAATTATTTAATGTTACTAATGAAGAGCCCAATTTTGTAGAGTCTAAAGTTAAAAATTTATGGAATTATTTATTAGTAAGGAAAAATAAAAGTAAAAATAAAAATAGCGATTTTAACGATTTAAATGATGCCAATGATGCCAATGATGCTAGTAAAAAAAATAATGAATATAAATGTCTTATAAAACTATAAAAACAAAAAATATTAACATATAAAATATTAACATATAAAATATTATTATTAATTAATACTATATTATATAGATATGCAGAGCAATGAAAAACCTATAAGTAAAAAAATATTAAGTAAAAAGCCTATAAAATCTGTGCGCATAAGCGAACCAATAAGCGAAGCGAACATAAGCGAAGCGAACATAAGCGAAGCGGAACCAGAACCAGAACCAATAAGCGAAGCGAAACCAATAAGCGAAGCGAAACCAATAAGCGAAGCGAAACCAGAACCAATTAGCAAAGAACCAGTAAAAGAACAAATGAAGGCGAATGCTAATGCGAATGCTAATACAATGCCTAAAATAAATGAAACTATTAATCATGAAGAGCTAGCGTGGAAAATAATCGATAAATTTTTCGCTCAAGACCCAAATATTTTAGTTAAACATCATTTAGAATCGTATAATGATTTTTTTAATAATAAAATACATAACATTTTCAGGGAGAAAAATCCAATATTAATAATGAAAGAACAAGATGAAGAAACAAAAGAATATAACTATAAAGCAGAATTATATATAGGTGGTAGCAGTGGCAAATTAATATACTTTGGTAAGCCTATAATTTATGACGATGCGCGAGAACATTATATGTTTCCAAATGAAGCACGATTAAGAAATATGACCTATGCACTAACATTACACGTCGACGTAGAAGTAGTTTATTATATAATGAATGAAGACGGAGCATATGTAGAAACGCGCTCATTATTAGAAAAAATCTATTTAGGAAAATTTCCTATTATGTTAAATTCGGACTTATGTATTTTAAATAGTCTAGATAAAATTACCAGATTTAATATGGGCGAATGCAGGAATGACCGAGGTGGTTATTTCATTATTGATGGTAAAGAAAAAGTCCTCATAAGTCAGGAAAAATTCGCAGATAATATGTTATATTTTAAATCCGATTTTAATGAGCTATATAGTCACTCAGCAGAAATCCGCTCAGTTTCAGAAGATGCATCAAAGCCAATTAGAACATTGAGTATAAGAATATTGCGACCCGACACTAAACATAGCAACAATCAAATATTAGTAAATGTTCCAAATGTTCGCAAACCAGTCCCATTGTTTATATTAATGAGAGCATTAGGTATAACAAGCGACAAAGAAATAATTAAAATGTGTCTTCTAGATTTAGAAAAATATAAAAACTATATTCCACTATTTATTCCGTCTATATATGATGCCGGAAACATTTTTAATCAGGAAGTAGCACTAAAATATTTAGCCACACTAACAAAAGGAAAAACAATTCCGCATATTATGGAAATATTAATGGACTATTTGCTACCACATATTGGAGAGAGCAATCTAATCGATAAGGCGTTTTTTATAGGGCATATGGTAAAAGAATTATTGCACGTCTATAAAAACGATAAGAAGCCCACAGACCGAGACTCGTTCAAATTTAAAAGAGTAGAACTAGCCGGAACACTTATTTATGATTTATTTAAAGAATATTATTCATTGCAACAAAAGCACATTTTTCAGAAAATAGACAAAGAATATTACTATAAGCAAGGCATTTATCAAAAAGATTTTATTAGTTTAATCGAAAATAATTATTTAGAATATTTCAAAGAGCGTATTTTAGAAAATGGATTTAGAAAAGCATTTAAAGGAAACTGGGGGTCAGAAGCGCATACAAAACGCCCCGAAGTTGTCCAAGATTTAAATCGGCTATCGTATAATTCTTTTTTATCTCATTTACGAAAAATGAATTTGCCTCTCGACTCAAGTGCTAAAGTAATTGGTCCGCGTCTATTACATTCATCTCAGTGGGGAATAATAGACCCAGTCGATACTCCCGATGGTGGAAACGTAGGACTTCATAAATATATGTCGCTAGGTTGTATGATAACAAGTGGTTATTCAAGCAAAGCAATTATTGAGTTGCTAAGAACCGTTTTTTTTATGGAATTATTGAGTGAATGTATGATAGAATATATAGCTCATTCTACAAAGGTATTTGTAAATGGTGCTTGGGTCGGTATTGTTACAAAACCGGTTGAAGTTATAGATTTATTAAAAAAATATAGGCGCATTGGTTTAATACCAATATATACAAGCATTAGCTGGTCTGTTAAGGAAGATAGCATTTATATATATACTGACTCAGGTAGATTGACAAGGCCTGTATTATATTTAGTTAATCATAAACCGTGTTATGAAAACGAATATGTGTATAATAAATTGTATTCTAATGATTTTAATTATAATGAGTTATTAATTGGATTTAATAAATTTAAAAGCTATAACTCTGAAAAACGGGAAGTGGCTTTTAGCACTAGTGATGTTATTAATTCCAATAATGTTTTTTTCAACCTAAATGATTTATATGATAAATCATTAACTACAAATGCACTAGACGAATTAATGACTAAAGCGGGTATTATTGACTATTTGGACACCGCCGAAAGTGAAACCGCACTAATAGCAACTTATAGTGAGCAAATCACCAAATTTACAAGCCATTGCGAAATTCACGCCTCGCTATTATTGGGAGTTATGGGAAATCAAATCGTGTTTCCTGAAAATAATCAGCTACCGCGCGACTTATTTGCGTGTGGGCAAAGTAAGCAAGCAGTAAGTTTATATAATTCGAATTATCAAAATAGGATTGATAAAATGGGAGTAGTGTTAAACAATGGTCAAATACCGTTAGTTAAAAGTCGCTATTTAAAATATATGTATAACGAAGAACATACTTGCGGAGTAAATGCTATTGTAGCTATTGGAAGCTATGGCGGTTATAATGTTGAAGATTCAATATTATTTAATGAAGGGTCAATTAATCGCGGTATGTTTAACACCACGTATTTCAATATGTATGAATCGCGTGAAGAGAGCACAAAAGTCGCAGGTTCAAATATAGACACTCGATTTGTCAATATTGAGTCTAAAAATGTTGTTGGCAAAAAGCCCGGCTATGATTATTCTTTATTAGACGCCAATGGACTAATACGCGAAAATACTCCTTTAGACGACCGAAAAATAGTTATTGGAAAGGTTACAACTAATATAACTAATCCTGATTCTTTTAGTGATGCGTCACTAAGTCCCAAAAAAGGACAATTGGGATATGTTGATAAAGCTTTTATAACAGAAGGCGAAGAAGGGTTTAGAATAGCCAAAGTTAGAATTAGGGAAGAGCGACAACCTGCACAAGGAGACAAATTTTGTAGCCGATGTGGTCAAAAAGGCACAGTAGGATTAATTATTCCTGAGGAAAATATGCCGTTTAATGCTGACGGAATAAGACCCGATATAATAATTAATCCGCACGCGCTTCCAAGTCGTATGACAATAGGACAACTTGTTGAAACGCTAATGGGCAAAGCGTGTGCCTTATATGGTGGATTTGGTGATTGTACTGCTTTTGTTAATAAAGGACCTAAGCACGAATTATACGGCTCATTATTGCGAAATATGGGTTATAGCTCGACCGGTAATGAACTATTATATAGCGGAGAAACAGGCGAACAATTAACAATGGAATTTTTTATGGGTCCGTGCTATTATATGCGCCTTAAGCATATGGTAAAAGACAAAATTAATTATCGCGCTCAAGGTCCAAGAACAATGATAACCCGCCAAACTGTTCAAGGTCGCGCCAATGATGGCGGATTACGAATTGGTGAAATGGAGCGGGACGGCATTATAGCTCACGGTGCGACTGCATTTTTAAAGGAGTCTATGTTGACTAGGGGCGATGATTATTATGTAGCAATATGTAACACTAGCGGAGTAATTGCTATATATAACGAATCTAAGAATATATTTATTAGCCCATTTTCAGACGGACCTCTAAAGTTTGCAGAGAATTTTGAAAACACTATGAATTTGGAAGTCATTTCCAAATATGGCAAGTCGTTTAGTATTGTTCGTGTTCCTTATAGTTTTAAATTATTAATGCAAGAGTTACAAGTAATGAATATTCAGATGCGTATTATTACAGAAGACAATATAGATCAATTAACGTCGATGAATTATGCTAAAACAATTCAAAATTTAAAACTAACAAAATTAACTAAAAAAGAGGGCGAAGACTATAATAAGAAATATGAGAGCATAAGCATAAGGTCTAGAGAAAGACCTAAAACAACAAAACAAATAATAGAAGAAGAAAAAGAAGAAGGTAAGCCTGAAATGATAGATTTAGCTGAAAAAGGAGCTCTTGAAGAAAAACCAAGAAGCACCGACGAAGATGATGATAATGAGGGATTAAGTCAAGTAACTATTGATTCGATAAAACGTGCTGAAGACGAATTTAGCAGATATCAAGATATAGATGAAGATGAAAATGAACTTATTAAAATAGGTGATGTGGTAAATAGCGATGAGTTAGGAATAGAAGATTTGAATGTTGAAAACATTACTCCTAAAGAAGAACAATCTAATATAAATAGTGAAACCGAAATAAATCAAAATCAAAAAGAACCTACATTATTAGAAAATATAACTAGCAACACATCTTCAAATGTTGAAAAAGTAAATAATGAAAAAAGTGAAAATATGAAAACAATTGTTATTAAAGATCAATAAAATAGTTGGTTACCAAGCACTATTTATTTAACTTATATTAGTAATAAGTTAAATAAATAATAAGTTACTTACAACTTACAATAAAGGCGCCGCTGAATATGTTATAATTATTAAACCTAATATGACAAATAACAATATTAGCGGTAATAATACTAAGAACCACGATATTTCTTTATATCCTGCTTTGCATAACGAGTTTAATATAAAGGTCCAAAACAAAATATAAATAGCTTTAAAGACAAATACTAAAAACGTATTTGGTAACTCGCACTCAAAATACCCCACGCAATATTTTGTAGTGTTTCCAAAATTTTGTATTGCTATTACTATAAAAATAAATACCGAAATAAATAAATAAATAAAAGCGGGAGTACATAAATTCTTAAAATCTTTTACAAATTTATTTGTATAAGCCATATTATAATTTATAACAACAAAAAAATTTGTTTAAAAAAATTATATTAAGAAAACAATTTAAAAAGAGAATGCTTTATATTAAGAAATTAATGTACTATTATCTCCTAAAGGCTGTTGTGTGGGATCGCTACTTAGAACTTGAGGATGTCCATACAGGCTATTATATGAACTAGTGCCAGCATCTTGTATTTCGTGCATAGCATCTGTTAAAAAAGCAAATCCACCGGTCATATTTTTCTTGCTAGAGCACCCTATTTGTTCTCTAGCATATTTTTTTTTATTGCTAGAGCACCCTATTTGTTCTCTATTTACTATATTTTTGTTTTTAAGTAATAAATGTTCTTTTCTAAATTTTTTTTGCAGTGCTTTTACAGTTTTAGCATTCAAATTTTTAAACCTTTGTTCTAGTATTATATTAGCCTTATATTTATTTTTATTTTTACGATGTGTGTGTTTTTTTTTAGTGCGTCTATTAAATTTTTTGCGCAATTTACTACTATTTCTATTCATATATTATAATATAATAAGATAAAATAAAAATAGACTAATAAAAAATTAACTAATAAAAATTAACTAAAATAGAAACTAAGCGCACTATATTTTTTATAAGTTATATATTATTCAATATCAACGTGCGTAATCATATGCCTCCTACAACAACTTTTCTTTAATTGCAAAATGTCTAAAACCTCGCCTTCTGGTGTTTTATCCATAAATTCTTTTGTTAAATATAATACTTTATTAACTTCCATAGATTTATCAATTTTTCGTTTTTGAACTTCGCGCTGATAATAGCGATATTTATTTGCTAAAACTTTTCCACAAGTAAAACATTTTACAGGAATAATCATTATGTTATTATATGTTTTATATAAAGATTTTATATTTATATAAAATTCAATTTTAATACTTAATTATTAATTAGTCTGGACCAGCAATTAAAGTTAAATCTTTGGCTGCGTCAACTTTGCCATAACCTTCAAAAACGGCGCTTCTATTTAATTTAATATTAGCATTTTCATTAGGGTTTAAATTTATATTAAAATAACTTAAAACCATCATTAGTATTATAATTGCAATCAATACACATATTATAGTATATAATGATTTACCAACATTAATAAACATATTATATTATAATATATATTATTTTATAATATATAATATTTTATAATATATTATGTATTAATAAAATTGATTAGTTATAAATATATTAGTATTAATATATTATTACTAATTATGGAACATCAAGATTGGAATGCTGTTGCTTTAAATGCTAAAAAGAGTGTTAAAATTGAAAGCTCTATTCCGCATAAGCCTAAGCCTATTGTAGTTAAGCAACTAGTTAGCAATGAACCTCTTGGAAAGTTAATTGCTCAATCGCGATTAACATTAAATAAAGACCAAAAACAATTTGCTGCATTATTGGGAGTTTCACAACAAATGCTGTCTAGGTGGGAATGTAATAAAGAGCTACCTAGTAATGCGCAAATTGCATTAATTGAGAAAACAACTAAAGTTAAACTGCCTAGGTGTAAAAAGGTTCAAGTAGTTGAAGAATAAATATTGTAAATATTGTAAATAATGTAAATAATAGATTTATTTTTTTCTAATAAAATTGAAGATTTATTTAACAATAAAAATATATATAAAACAATAATGGAGCTAACAATAACAAAACCTTTTATAAAATGGGTTGGAGGAAAGACACAAATAATCAATGAAATAATAGAGCTTTTTCCAAATACTATGAATAACTATTATGAGCCATTTTTAGGAGGTGGTAGTGTTCTTCTTGCTTTACTCACATATAAAGCGTGCGGTAATATTAAAATAAATGGCTCTATTTATGCTAGTGATTTAAACTCAAATCTTATAGGGTTGTATAAAAATATTCAATCAAATCCAGAATTACTAATAAATGAAGTGAAAAAAATAATACAAGAGTTTGAAAAATGTAAAGGAGCCGATGTAAATCGTAAAGCATCTAATATTGAAGAAGCGTTGAGCTCTCCTGAATCTTATTATTTTTGGATTAGAAAACAATTTAACTCATTATCAAAAGAAGAAAAGACTTCCATAAGTGCTTCTGCAATGTTATTATTTATGAATAAAACATGCTTTCGTGGAATATATCGCGAAGGACCTAACGGATTTAATGTGCCATTTGGAAACTATAAAAATCCATCTATTTTAGATGAAGAGCATATAAGAAATGTATCTAATCTAATAAAAGATGTAATATTTATTAATTGTAATTTTAGCGATGCTTTAAGTAAAATTGGTGATGGTGATTTTGTATATCTCGACCCGCCTTATGCACCGGAAAATAGCAAATCATTTGTATCATATACATATGATGGTTTTAATTTAGATAATCATAATATGTTATTTAAAGAATGTAAAGCAATGAAAGAAAAAAATGTTAAAATGTTAATGAGTAACTCAAACGTTCAACTTGTGAAAGATGCTTTTACGTCGCCTACATATAATACAAAAATTATAGTATGCAGAAGAGCAATACATTCCAAAAAACCCAATACACAAACAAATGAAGTTTTAATTAATAATCATTAAGCCACTCATCAAGTTTAGAATAATAATCATCATCATCTCCAAACAATACAGGAATATTATTTTTTCTATTTGATTCATTAAGAATTTTCCATTTTAAATGGTCTGAATTATATAAATTTTTTAGAAATGTTGAAATACAAAATGCATATTCTACTTTAAAACTGCTACCCAAACAAGTCGGATACTCCACAAACTTAAAATAAGAACCAAGACATAACTTATCTTCCACACTACCGCTACTGTTTTGGTTTTTCTTTTCCAAAATCTTTACACAAATAGCGCGAGTAATATTATCTATAATAATATATGCCTCATCCACTTCTCTAAAAAGTTCTTTTTGATGAAATTGATACATATAATTTTTAAATCCGTTTTGCTTAACATAATGAATTATATGTGTGGGTGTTAGTTTTTCGAGATAATATCCATATTTTGTCTTTTCCTTTCCACTAATATTTTTACGAACAAACCCATTTGAAATAAGCCGGTGTTCATTATCTGTCTTCATTTCAAACGCAATACCATTATGATTGGTATTTGAACCGCCCGCACCAGTTCCTTTATTATATGTTTCGGTCATCTATAATATAATGAGTCTATACTACTTATTTTTAATAAGTCTTCAAATCAATTTTTTTTATAGCATTTTTTCTTTTTGATTTTGTCTTTGCATAAGGATAAGGGTCTTTTCTTCTTTTGCGTAATGTTTTACGACGACGACCCTGTCCTAATTTTTTTGCTTTTTCAAGTGCTATTAATTTTAATAATTGTGTATATATTATTTCGGCTATATTAATTGGAAGATACTTACTGGTTGTTGTAATATTAAATGGTAGTGCTAAGTTGATTTCATTAATCTTAGGTAAAATATCAAGTTCATTAAGAGTAGGAGTAATAACACCATTGTCTGAATATAAATCATCATCATTAATATCATATTTAACCCTAAATTTGTTTAATGCTTCTTGTACGTGATTATGCAGTTTATTTTTGGTGAGTGCTCTATATTTTTCTTCTAATTTTTTAGATTTTTCTTCAAATGTTCCACTAACTTTATCATGATAGTCTTGACTAAATTCCATATACGCACCTTTAAACGTTTTAATCTTAAATACTTTAGCATTGTACATAAATATGTGAGTATCATATAGAGGGTTTGTTAATGGAGTAGCTTTAAAGTCATCTAAACTTTCTACAACATTTTGTTTGTCAACCTTAGCAAATGTATTATGGGTCATAGTGTCATAATAAGATTCCTTTGTATTAATGTCTTTCTGCTTTTCTATAGGATCTTTTGTGTTAGAAATTCCTAATAAAGCTAGTAGCAAATCATCTTTAATCAACTCAACACTAATTGGTTCAATACTATTTGGTCTCGGTTTAATAGTAGTTCCTAATAAACTGTATAAAGCTGTTGTGTCGCTAGAAACTTGTGTTGGAGGCTTTTCGGCGACACAAAACTGTGGACTATTTTCCGCTAAACACAATTGAGGACTAGTTTCTTTAGTGCTAATTAATTTTGTTTCGCCATACCTAACTCTTTGCTCTGCGTTTCTATATGCATCTCTAATGCTTCTAACTAATGTATGTAAATTTTGTTCTACCAAACAAGCTATTACATAAATTTGTATTACACAATTCGAATTGTAATGTGTATTACAATGCGTTTGAATAACTTTTAAAGCTTCGCTCATCAAAATTGGACCGCAACTATTAATATTAGTATTAGTAGTTGAATTATATTTGTAACCTCTTAATTGTTCTTTATAATAGTTGCTGTATTTTGCATCACAATCATAGGTGTGAGCACCCTCTCTTAGGAGTATTGAACTACATTCACAGTTTTTTGTATTTTTAGCATCAATATTATATATAATTTCTTTTCCAGGTGAATCACTCGTTCTAAGTGCTTCTGGAATACAATGTATTATACCCGAATAAAAATCCACAGGAGATTTATGTTCGGGTGTTAAAAATAGTTCAGGAAATTTGTTTGTTTTTCCAGGTTGGTGACTAAACTTAAAAACAGGATTAATAGATTTTCTTAGTCTTGTTTTATATTTTTCTGGATATATATCACAAAAAAATTCTGCCTCTTCTTCATAAGAGGATATACAATTACCTAAATTACCAAATGTATATAGTTCCACATTTTTTGGTATATTAATAGCATGATACTTTTTTGTTATTAATGCGCTATCACTATCTCCGAACTCACTTGTAAGAATAGTTCCGTGTGTATTAATAATGTATGTTGCTACTTGTTTTCTCGGAGATTTTGGAGATTTTGGACTTTTTTCCATATTATATTATTATGTTATAATAATAAAATATTTTATTAGTTTTATACTACTTTTTTGTGTGTTTTTTGCTCGTAAGATTATGTGTAAATCTTCTTCTTCTTATGTGTTTAGTTTTTTTTGGTTTTTTGTATTTTTTACGTAATGTTTTTTTAATACGACGACCCTCTCCTAATTTTTTTGCTTTTTCTAGTGCTATTAATTTTTTTAATTCATAATAGACTCTACTAGTTAACTCATTATCAACTAACTCACTATCTGTAACGCTTTTAGTAAATGGACGAACGAAGTTAATTGTATTTACTTCAGGTAAAATAGCAATGTCATCACCGCGCTCCGCTTTAATTTTACTTATTGCATTAAATAAATAAAAACCAAGATTATAACTTCTGCTCAATGCTCTATGTTTTTTTTGTAATTGTTCAATTCTTTTATTACGTGATCCATCAAGCTTGGCATGTTGTTCGCTAGTAAATTCCATATATGCGTCTTTATAAGTTATAAATTCAAATTCTTTAGATTCTATACCAAATCTATGTTTAGATAGATGCGATTTTATTAATGGTAGTGCTTTAAAGTCTGATAGATTTTCTACATAATTTGTAAGAACAACTTTTGTAAGTGCATTATTTTGTGGTTCACTAACTTCATAATAAAAGTCCCTTAAGTTAACTTTACTTTGCGAATATGTTATGGGTGGTTCAAATGTTGGCGCTTCTGGTAATACTATGGATGGTGAAATTAAGTCACTAAGCCTTGTTATAATTTGTTTTTTGCTTGTTATTGGGTTAATTTCCTTAACACTATTTGGTGAAAGAATAGTGTCTGGTGTTACAAGTCTTACACTACTTGGTTCTGGGTTGTATGTTGGAGGCCTTTTACTAATACAAGATGGTGAACTATTTAAAGGAGTACAAACCAGTGCAGTGTCTCGTGTTAGCGCGTCTTGTGTTGGTTTATAATAAGGAGTTGCTACTTGATTTGCATAGTTATATGACCTCTTATAACCATCAATTAATGTTTTTAAATCCGTTTCACCCAAACATGAAAATATATAAATTTTAATTACACAATTGGGTTCATAATATGTATCACAATGTGCTTTAATAACTTTTACAGCTTCGCTCATTAAAATTGGACCACATTTACTAGTATTACTATTAGGATCATATTTGTAACCTCTTAATTGTTCCTTGTAATAGTGGCTATATTTTTTCTCACAATCATAGGGTAAATTAATACTATTAGAAACAATTGAGCTACATGCACAATCTTTTGTATTTTTAGCATCAATATTATAAATTATTTCTTTTTTTCTTGAACTGGTTGTTCTAAGTGCTTCTGGAATACAATGTGTTATACCTGTGTAAAAATGCGATGGAGTATTACCATCAGGTGTAAAAAAGAGTTCAGGAAATTTATTAACTTCTCCATGTTCATGACTAAACTTAAAAGCAGGACTAAGAGACGACTGTAGGTGTTCTTTATAATTTTTACATATTAAATCCGTCTCTGTTTTATACGTCGGAATACACTTTCCTAAAGTATCATGTGTATATAGTTCAACATTTTCTGGTATAGTAATAGCAAAATATTTTTTTGTTTGTGGACTGCCTAATATAGATGTGAGCATAGTTCCATGTGCTGAAATAATGTATGTTGCTACTTGTTTTTTTGGAGATTTTGGAGATTTTGGAGATTTTGGAGATTTTTCCATATTATAATAATAAAATATTTTTATTTACAATTCGAGCAATTTATAGCCATTAGTGGTTTTAGTTATTCTAAATTCTTGGCTTGAACTATGAATTTTATTATGGCAAGCTTCGCATATATTTATTAAATTGGCCTTATGATTTTTATTAAACTCGCCATTAATAATTCCATCTTTTGCATTTTTCTGGTATTGTAAATGATGGACTTCTGTCCCTTCATTGTTATTACATAATTCACACAGTCCTCGCAATTTATTTGCATTATAGCGGCTCTTTTTCGCTTCTAACACACTAATATTAGATTTATTATATTTATTTCGAATAGCATATGCCCGCTCAATAAAATCATCAGGTAAGTCTAAAGATTTACAAACTTCTAGCCCATACATAGACTGTCCTGGTCCTTCACGTAATTTTCTATTATAAATTAATGTCTTTTGCTCACGGTCAAACAATACACTCATATGATATATTTTCATAGAATCTAGATTTTTCACCTCTTCATATTCTAAAATTTCGTGAAAGTGAGTAGCAAATAAAAAAGTGCTAGCTAAAGTGTGTAATCTCTCTAAGCTCGAAACAAAAATGCTTAGTGCAGACGTCGATTCGGTTCCACTACATAATTCATCGCCCAAAATAATGCTTTTACTATTAGCATTTTTCAATATTGTTCGCAATTCGCACATTTCTACAGCAAACGTAGAGAGACCTTTGAAAATATTATCATTACCTAATAGTCGAGTAAATAAATATTCATATGGATAATATGTAAATTCTTCACACGGCACAAACATACCCGCTTGCGCCATAATAAGCGCAATACCAATCGATTTTATAAAGCTAGTTTTACCTACAGCATTTGTTCCATATAATAATAATCCATTATTAGAGGCGCCGATTTCTAAATCATTTGTCACATATAATTCATTAGTGTTTAATTGCTCTATTAAGCAATGTCTAATTTTTTTAAAATTAACATATGATTTGCTAGAGCCTTCGCTTTCATCAATAACAGGACGGCAATAGTTATATTTTAACGCATTGTAGGCTTTTACATAACATACGTCACTTAGTGCAATAAATTGAGAGATTTTGCCTAGCAGTGAAAATCTCTCGTTTTTAATATTTGTATTTGTTACAACATTATATATAATGTTTTTGAATTCGCATAAAATAGCTTTATAGTTGCTATTAATTTCTTCTATTAGCTGTTCTCGTGAATTTTGAATGTCATAACATATGCTATCGATTTGTGGAGAATAAACAATAATATTTGAATTAGCAGAACCGTGATTTTTGAATAATATGCTCGATAAATCGATTTCAATAATTTCGCCAAATTTACTATATTTTGAAGTATAATTAATATATTCATATTTTGTTCCCGACTTTTCAATAATCTTTTGTATAATTTCCTTTAAAATTGCTCCGCGTCGCTTTGTTGTAATTAGCATAACCTCATTTTTAGAAGTTTCGTGAAACTTAATATAACCACCACTAACTGCATCATCGTTTTGCAACGGCGGATTTGATATATAGTCGCTATTTTTATCCTCGTTAGTCTCTTTTTTGGATGTTTTTGCTTTTGCCTTGGCTTTGCTAATAGCGCTTGTTTTCGATTTTTCATATTCCATTAATAAATTAGAGAAAAAAAACGCGATTGCCTCTAATTGTTGTCGCGAGTCAACACAACGCTTATAAAGTTTACTTAAATTTGCATTATAGTTTTGATTAATAAAAAACATAGACTCTAAATCATTATTATTTAACTTATCGATTACTACATTAAGCTTTGAAAGCTCAAACACGCTAGCTATATAATTATTAATTTTATTACAAGCTTCGCTAATGTCATAATTAATGATGTTGCCAATGTAAAGTGCTAGTTCCTTATTTTCCTGAACACAAGTAATTTTCTCAAATAATGTTGAAACATTTGAGAGATTATTATACAAGCTTGCAAAATCACGCGGTTCAATTTTACCTAGCACAAGCTTTCTATCTATTTTTTCAATATCTCTCACATTTAATAAATAGTCCCTAATTGTTTTATAAAATTGTGTTTTTATTAAATGCTCTGTAACATCGTAACTAGCATTTAAACTAGCGCTAGCGCAAATAGGGTGTAATAAATCATAATTGAATTTACGCTTACCCGCATTTGTAATACAATTATTTAAAAAGTTTGCTACACAACCTAACTTACCATTATGACGCTGGTCACTAATCATATTTAACTGTTTGAGAGAATGATTAGCCAATATTAATTTAGAATTAATATTTTCAAAGCACGGAAAATCAATATGTTTAATTAGCGCAGGATTGTGTTTGTCAATAAAATCAATGAGAAAACATAAGCTCTGATTTGCAATACTATAATTTTGAAATTCAAAATTTGTTCTATATGCTCCCGCACCATATATTTTGTCAATAAGCGTTTCTTGGTATACTTGTTTTTCACAATTGGCTGCTATTTTCTCAAAACTCTCGACTGCATTTCTATTAATTGTAACCTCTTTTTCATCTAAATATACTTTATGTATTTTTTGTGCATTAATATTAGCATAACTAATAACATCATCAATATATGTGTTGCTATTTGATTCGTTGCTATTCATTTTGTTGCTAATAATAATTACTTCACTCGGATTATAAATAGAAATGTATTTTTCTAATTGGTCATAAGTAGTTGGACTATTCTCATAAGGCTGCGAATATTCATAATTTACTAGTTTTCCTGTTAAAATATCAATAATATTTAGCCCAATAGTAAGTGTTTCATTTTTAACAAATTTATTTGGTTTGCTATAATGTATCCACAAACATAGTGTATTATTGCTTAAATTGATGTTGTTATTCGAGTTTTCGCTGTCAGAGTTAGTGTTGTCATTAGTATCAAAATATGTTCCTGGAGAATATATACCCACTAAACTTCGACTTGTATTTTTCATTTGTAAGTCTTGAGCATAAATAATCACAGTATATCCATTATTTAGCATACGTCTTACATATTTATCGAGTTGAGGTAGCCCGAATCCTGCCATTACAACATTTTCATCATTAATCATTGTATTCTTGTGCGCTATAACCATATCATTAATTTGAGCAAAATCCACAATATTACTTCCTTCATAAATACCTTCGCCTTTTTTAATAGCATAACATTCGTAAAAACTGCCAACTTGCATTAGCACCAATGTTTTATCTCCATAAACTTCCTTGTAGTTTTTAGTATGTTCTAAATATTCTTCTACAAGTGTCATAGTATTGTATTAATAACGTATATTCATAATAAATACAATTTTAGCTCTAAATAGTTTTAATATATTAACTTTTTTGCTATTATTTACCTTTTTTTGGTGCTGTATATCCGCCTCCACGCACCCTGCTTAATACATTATTAACATAATTGACATCTTGATTTTTTCCATTTAATTGTATAAAATCATTGTCGTTTTTTAAAATCATTGATGAATTTCCTATTGTTGCTAATCTTAAACGCTGTATTCTTAATTCACTGCTCATATTTTCTAAAGGCTTTGCACACACATTTGATGTTAATTTATTTGTTACTAAGCTATAGTCAGCATTTTTCTTTAAATTTTCGGAATTATGAGAAGAAAAATTAAATGCTTTCCTTCCTAAAATAAATGTGCTTGTTCTATCTGTAACATTGCTACCATTTGAAGGCATATTCTTTGAAACCTGCTTTGACATTCTTATTATATAATTATTATTATATAATAAAAAAAGTTATAATTAATTATTTATTTATTTTTATTTATGCATAATCTCTCTAAAACATTAAAACAATCTCATTGAAAATTTAGACCTATTTTTAACAAGTGGTTTCGGTTCTATAAAAGTTGATTGCTTACTAATAGGTATAGGTGCAGTTTCGGATTTTGAAACGACTTGGCAACTTAATGAACAACTTGTTAAACACGAATTGTTTGAAGTAACTTCAGGTTCAATAATAGTATTTGTCTCTGAAATAGCTTGTTGAATAATTTGTTCAACATGAGCAACTTCTTGAGCTGGAGCAACTTCTTCTGCAACTTCTTGCACTAGAGCAGTTTCTTGAGCAACTTCTGGCGCAACTTCTTCTACAACGTCAAGCGCAACTTCTGGTGTTACTTCTTCTACAACGTTAAGTGCAACTTCTGGTGCTACTTCTGGTGTTACTTCTGGAGCTACTTCTGGAGCTACTTCTGGAACTGGAGCAACTTCTTCTACAACGTTAAGCGCAACTTCCGGAGCTACTTCTGGCGCAACTTCTGGTGTTACTTCTGGTGCTACTTCTGGCGCAACTTCTGGCGCAACTTCTGGCGCAACTTCTGGAGCAACTTCTGGCGCAACTTCTTCTACAACGTCAAGCGCAACTTCTGGCGCAACTTCTGGCGCAACTTCTGGCGCAACTTCTGGCGCAACTTCTGGCGCAACTTCTGGCGCAACTTCTTGAGCAACTTCTGGAGCAACTTCTTGAGCAACTTCTGGCGCAACTTCTGGCGCAACTTCTGGCGCAACTTCTGGTGCTACTTCTGGCGTTACTTCTGGCGTTACTTCTGGTGCAACTTCTTGAGCAACTTCTGGCGCAACTTCTTGAGCAACTTCTGGTGTTACTTCTGGCGCAACTTCTGGTGTTACTTCTGGCGTTACTTCTGGTGTTACTTCTGGCGCTACTTCTGGCGCAACTTCTGGCGCAACTTCTGGCGCGACTTCTGGTGTTACTTCTGGTGTTACTTCTGGTGCGACTTCTGGTGCTACTTCTGGAACTGGAGCAACTTCTTCTACAACGTCAAGTGCTACTTCTGGCGTTACTTCTGGTGTTACTTCTGGAGCAACTTCTGGCGTTACTTCTGGAACTGGAGCAACTTCTTCTACAACGTCAAGTGCTACTTCTGGCGCAACTTCTGGTGTTACTTCTGGCGTTACTTCTGGCGTTACTTCTGGAACTGGAGCAACTTCTTCTACAACGTCAAGCGCAACTTCTGGCGCAACTTCTGGCGCAACTTCTGGAGCAACTTCTGGCGCTACTTCTGGAACTGGAGCTACTTCTTCTACAACGTTAAGTGCAACTTCTGGCGCAACTTCTTCTACAACGTCAAGTGCAACTTCTGGCGCTACTTCTGGCGCAACTTCTTGAGCAACTTCTGGTGCTACTTCTGGTGCTACTTCTGGCGCAACTTCTGGAGCAACTTCTGGAGCAACTTCTTCTACAACGTCAAGTGCAACTTCTGGCGCTACTTCTGGCGCAACTTCTTGAGCAACTTCTGGAGCAACTTCTTGAGCAACTTCTGGCGTTACTTCTGGAACTGGAGCAACTTCTTCTACAACGTCAAGTGCAACTTCTGGCGCAACTTCTGGCGCAACTTCTGGCGCAACTTCTGGCGCAACTTCTGGCGCTACTTCTGGCGCAACTTCTTCTACAACGTCAAGTGTTACTTCTGGCGCAACTTCTGGCGCTACTTCTGGCGCTACTTCTGGCGTTACTTCTGGAACTGGCGCAACTTCTTCTACAACGTCAAGCGCTACTTCTGGCGTTACTTCTGGCGCAACTTCTGGCGCAACTTCTGGAGCAACTTCTGGCGTTACTTCTGGTGCTACTTCTGGCGCAACTTCTGGCGCAACTTCTGGCGCAACTTCTTCTACAACTTCTGGTGTTACTTCTTCTACAACGTCAAGCGCAACTTCTGGCGCAACTTCTTCTACAACGTCAAGCGCTACTTCTGGCGTTACTTCTGGCGTTACTTCTGGCGCAACTTCTTCTACAACGTCAAGCGCAACTTCTGGTGCTACTTCTTCTACAACGTCAAGCGCTACTTCTGGCGTTACTTCTGGTGCTACTTCTGGCGTTACTTCTGGTGCTACTTCTGGCACTGGCGCTACTTCTGGCACTGGAGCAACTTCTACTACAACTTCTTGAGCAACTGGAGAAACTTCTTCTATAACAACTTCATCATTAGACACGCCTTCCATTTTTATAATATTTAAAAATATAAAAATATTATAAACTTAGCTAATTAAAAATATATATTATTAATCATTTATTTTCTAACTCTATTAATGGCGTGTTGTGATTGAGAATTACTAGCACCTCCATAAGTCCAATCGTTAAAATTTTTATTTAATGCTTGTAACTTCTTAAATCTTATGTAATCGGAACCTGCATAAACAAATTTAGGATTACCTGAATACATTGCTATTCCATTTTGACCACTTATTCCATCACCTCTAACTTGTAGTCTTGACAAATTATTTCCACCTACTTGATTAGACTCTTGTCCGTAAATAATATTTGTTGCAACATTATTATTTGTTATAACATCTCCAGCGTTATAAGCAGTTCTAAAAGGTCCTAATACATTATTGTTGTAAAGTAATGGAGAGGAGTCTAGACCTTTATTATACATATTACCAAAGGCACGTGATAAATATTTGCGACTTAATGCCCTATCGCCACCACCATCCATTGAACCGTGTAACATAGGCTGTCCAATATTTGATTTTCCGCCTAGTGAGTTTTTATCAAAAATCATAATATATTATTACTATATATATTATATTTTATTTTTATAAAATATAAGAAAAATAAAACTAAAATAAAACTAAAATAAAACAAAAAAAATATTACTAAATTATTAATCTTATAAATAGCTAAAATAGCTAATTAAATAACAAATTTACTCACACATAATTCGAGGAGCAATGTTCATCGTAATTAATTCTTGAAACATAAGTTTGCAAGCATACGGTATTTCCACATATTTAAAATCATTTCTATTTCCACAAGTATTACAATAATGAATATGCTCTTTATTATTAAATGAAGCAATCAATCCGCATTTATTACATACAAATACGCTAAATGCGTCAGAGGCATCATAAATTCGCCCCTTTGTAAATCGAGAGGCACCGTGTGAAATCATACAATCGCGTTCCATTTCTCCAAACCTAAGACCACCATCACGCGAACGACCTTCAGCAGGTTGTCGAGTTAAATTAACCATAGGACCAATAGATCTACTATGTTGTTTATCATTTACCATATGCTTAAGACGCTGATAAAATGCAGGTCCAATAAATATATTCATTGTTAATTGTTCGCCAGTGAGAGCATTATACATTAGCTCATTTCCTTTTGATTCATATCCTAAATCATTGAGTTTATCAATAATATTAGAAATGTCAAATTCTCCAAAACTAGTTCCATCACCAAATAATCCCATTTCGAGTAAAACTTTGCCTAACAGCGTTTCTTTTAACTGAGCAATTGTCATACGACTTGGAATAGCGTGCGGATTAATAATGATATCCGGTTTTAATCCGCTTGCTGTAAAAGGCATATCTTCTTCTGGAATAATATTGCCAATTGTTCCTTTTTGTCCGTGACGGCTTGAAAATTTATCTCCAATTACCGGCTTTCTAAAGTTACGAATACGGACTTTGCAAAAATTATAGCCATCTCCATTTGTTTCAATATAGTTCTTATCTACATAGCTTTCTTCTTGTGTTCTATGCGAAATAGAACCATCACTAAATTTTACGCTTTTTGTAAAATCGTTTTTATTTTCCTTAATTGGAATTACTTTACCAATAATAATGTCGCGGTCCTCAATTAGCGTGTTTTCTTTCATAATTCCTTGCGAAGTTAATTTATCGTAATTACCGAATTTAATATTCTTTGTTTTGGTTTTATCTGGCTTACATCTGACTTCTTCTGTCCCAAATAATTTTTTATCTTCATCTTTCTCTGTATGATAAATGGTTGCTAAAAATAGGCCTCGGTCAATAGAACCCTTGTTAAACAATAAGGAGTCTTCTTGATTGTATCCACTATGACTAGCAATAGCTACAATTACTTGCTGACCAGATGGAATATTATTTAATTTGATAATATTCATTATACGAGTTTCTACAAGCGGACGCATCGGATATGTTAATACATATGCGGTCTTGTCCATACGATTGTCATAATTAGTTACATACATTCCAATAGCCTGCTTACCCATAGCAGATTGATATGTATTACGAGGTGATTGATTAGAGTCTGGAAAAGGAATACACGATGCTAAAATACCAAATATAGTGCTTGGGTGAATTTCACAATGACTATAATGATAAATGTTGTTGCTATTGCTATTGTTGCTATTGCTGCTATTGCTGCTATTGCAATTATTATTAGCTAAATCAGCAGTTTTCATAGCAATCATTGCATTATTTTGTTCGTATGAATCTACATACTCAATAATTGAGTCTTCTAACTTAATTCCTACAACCAAATCATCCCAAGTTAGTTCATCGTCTTTAATCTTTTGAATAATCGAATTTGTATATAGCACTTCATTGTGTTTAATTTTTAATAATGGGCGCGTAATACGCCCAGCATCATTACAAACTCGAATTTCTTTAAGTTTGCTATTAAATATAATAGAGGTATAAATATTGATAATACCTTTATATTTTTTATCCTTTAAGTTAATATACACCTTTTCGGGGTCATTTGTAATCCCAACCCACGAACCATTAATAAATACTTTAGCATAGTCGTCTAAATCTTTATATGAGCCGTCGTAAGTGTCGAGCGACTGAATAATAGGTAATATATAATCATAAAGTCCTGAGCTGTTAGAATTAATAGTTATATGCGATAAATACGCAAGATTTTTAACAACACCAACAGATTGCCCTTCTGGTGTTTCTGCAGGGCATAAAAATCCCCAAGTCGAATTGTGGAGACGTCGCGGAGGGACTAACTTTCCACTTTTGTCAATAGGTGTATTGACTCGCCTAAGATGACTTAGACTTGATAAATAGGTAAGCCTATTTAACACTTGAGCAACACCGACCTTGTTGCTATTAATTTGCTTAATACCAAAATCACCAGTAGCTAAGGCGCGTTTTATCCCTTGCTCAATAGTAGTAGACTTAATAATCTTATAAATGTTGGTTTTTGTAATAATGTTTTCATAGTCATCATTCGATTTCCAAGAACCACTATTTATTTCACGAATAATTTGTTTTTTCATATCTTTAACAAGTTTATTAAAATAGTTACGTAGTAAATTATTTAATAGAGGTCCTGTTAAATCGATGCGCTTATTCATATACGAGTCACGGTCACTTTCTTGCAACCAACCAAACGAGGTTTGTAGTAACATATTTGTCATATAGCCTAACATATATATTTTTTGTGTTTCTGTCTTGCAGTGAGGAAATATGTCATTGCTTAATACTTCCATCGCAAAGTCGTATTTCTTCTTTGAACCGGTTTCTTTATCCATATTCATAGGTGTATAAATTACGTTATTTACAATAAACTTAATAGCCGATTCTTTTGTCATACATTTATTAGCATCAATAATAGATGCTTTTAGTGCAAACAGCATTTTTTTCATATTTTCATTAGCAATATTTAACATAATTAGCTCGCAAATTTCTTTATCGCTAATAATGTTAAATGCCCTAAAAATTATGAATAATGGAATAGGAATTTTAATGCGTGGAATTTGTAAATAAATAGCGTTTCCATATCCGTTATTTCTCGACGCAATATACATCGTAATTTGTTTAGGAGAAATACACTTCCAATCAGGAATGCATTTCATTTCGGCCTTCCAAGACCATTTATTGTTATTTTTTTCGATGTTAAAACAATAAATTTGATTTTCGGCTGCGCGTTCTTGACTAATGCAAGTTTTCTCTGAGCCGTTAATAATAAAATACCCTCCTGGATCCATATAGCATTCGCCTGTTTCATTGTGGTCTAAATGTTTGTATTGATTTAACACACATAAATCAGATTTTAACATAATAGGCAGCTTTCCAATATGAACGTTTTTAATCTTTTTTTGATAATTTAAAACATTCTTATAATTTTCGCCATTGCGAACAGTATATTTAATATTTAAATCAATAGTCATTGCTGACGAATACGAAATATTACGTAATCGGGCTTCTTGTGGAAACATAATCTTTGTTGAACCGTTATTTTCATAAATCTGAGGGCGATATATTGAGAAATTTTCAAATGTAATTTCAATTTCTAATCTATGCAAATTGTGTTCTTTAACGTAATCGTGATCAGAAACTATTAATAGTGGATTAAACATTTCAATCGTTTGTTGAATTTGATTATTTACAAAATAATTATATGACTCCAATTGATGCTTAACTAGCTGTTTTAAATGTTTATGCTTAAAATACGATTCAATAAGAATCCACGGAATTTCTGATTTAGAAGTTTCTGTTTTAGAAGTTTCCTCTTTAGAAGGAACCGAATCCAAATTAGAAGGAACCTCCATCTCCGATTTAGGGATATCAGAATTCATAACTGTTATGAAATATTGAGATTTGATTAATAATTAAATCAATTTTTTATAAAATTTGGTTAATTAGTATTAATTAAAATATTAGCAATATTTTAAATAATACTATAAAATTAAGTATGTCAACACAAAAAATATTAACAATAAATCCAGAATTATTCAAGTTTAATGGCAGTAAAAAAAGTTTAAAAAAAAAGGAGCGAAAAATAAAACCACTAGACACTAAAATTAACTCATTAAAAAGTAATAAGTTAAAAAAGGAATTATTAAAAAGAGTAAAAGATTATCAAAAAAAACAGGAATTAGAAACACATAAAGGAGAGAATAATGAAGAATTAGCAAGTGGAAATAACTTATTTGACAAAAGTGAATTTGAAAATAGCGATTTTGAGAGAGAATTTAATAAATCTCTCACATTTTTACACGACCTATCAAAAAGAAAGAAGGAAAAACGTAACAAAACATCAAAAGCAGTTACATCAACAATAGATGTAAATATAGAAATACCAAAAGATAGCATTATGTATAATAATGCTAAACAGCCTAGTTATGGTTGCTTAAAAAACGGTTCAAAGCCTACATTAAAAGAACTAAACAAAACACAAAAAAATAATAATCAGGGCTCCGGAAAAAGGCTAATCATTGATTTAAACAATAATAAATATTATGAATGTAAAACTGCAACATTAGATAATCAATGTGACACTACTCCAATTACTAGTATAGAAACTGAGTCACAAGAGCTACAAATTAAGCCCCAAAGTCAAGAATTACAAATACAAACTCAAGAATTACAAATAAAGCCAAATGAAATACAAATACAAACTCAAGAGTTACAAGCTAAGCCAACAAAACTAACAAAATTAAATGAAATACAAATACAATCACAAGAGTTACAAGCAAAACCTAGCGTATATTCTGATGCTAGTAATCTCTCGGAAACTAGCACAACAGAGTCAGAAATATTAAAATCATCAGAAGATGATACTATTAGCTTACATATTCCAAAAATAAATAGAACAACTAGAACATACAAATATACTTTAGGGAAAAAGAACGGTGCTAGACATATAGGTCTATTGATTAAAAACAGAGAAACACAAAAAAGAATTAAACAAGAAGTTAGTCAATTAAAGCAACAACCTATTCAAGAAGTAAAAAATTATTTACGCACTAAAAATCTTATAAAGTTAGGCTCACAGGCACCAAATGATGTATTGCGAAAATTATACGAAGATAGTATTTTAGCTGGTGAAATTACAAATAATAATGCAAATAATTTAGTATATAATTTTATAAATTAAGTATTAGTATTTTTTAGTATTTTTTAGTATTTTTTATTTATTAATTTGAATATTATAATTATTAATAAAATAGAAAATCCAACATAATAGGTTTTTATTAAAAACTCATCTTGAAAATTAATTTGGTTTATTGCTTTTTCAAGCTCTGTTACACTTTGTATTTTATCAGTATTTTGATATATAATATTATTAATTATATTATTAATATTCGCATCAGGTGTAATTGTTGTAAATTCTTCTGTAGTAGTTTCTTCTGGAATATCAGGTATTATTGGTTTTCTGGGTTCAAAAAGTGATTCATCTTTAATGTCTCTTATATCGTCTAAACTCAAATATGCATCTGGACTAAAACCTTTATAATTGGTAGCCTCATTTTCAGAATTAATTACATGGCATTTCATTTTAACTTTCATACAATATGGATTAGTGTCTCCCGAAAATGCAGTCATTATATCCATCACATTACCGCCAATTTTCCCAGCACTTGCAAAGGTTGATGGAATCAGTCCATTTACATCATTTTGAGGTCTTCCACCTGTTAATAAACCTCCTATAGTGCTAGCATTATCTATATATTTGTGTAAATAATGGTCACCTGAAATTGTTGCTCCTGCTTCATCTATTGCTCTACATTTTATATTTGTTCTTAGAAAATATTTGTTACCAATAATTCCTTTACCGCCAGCATCCTTACATACATCAGCTGTTCCAGGAGTGGCATTTAATGTCAAATAATCTATATAACTAAATATACCAGTCAATACATTTCTTGTATTATTCATATTATTTCCATCTGGTTGAATTGAACCAGGAACCATTTCTTCACTTGGTTTAACACAATAAGAATATGGATGTTGAATACCTAAAGGTTTATCAGAAATACATATATTTGGATTAGCAGTAGTAGCAGCAGCAGCTAAAGTAGCAGCAGTAGCAGAAAAAGCAGCAGCAGTAGCAGCATTAGTAGCAGCAATTTCAGCAGCAGTAGCCATTTTAATTATATATATATAAGTATTTAAAATATATTAATATATTATAAACCTATATATATATAGTTAATAAATAGTATACATTATTTATCTATTTATAGCATCATTTATTGTATAGTTGTCCTCTTGGTCTTGTGACATTTGTGCATCGCCTTTGCTTCTTTCTTTAGCAGCTGTTTTATGGCGTTCTACTGATGTTTCATTACTTTCACCACTTACTTCAGTAGGAAGCCCTTCAACAGTAATATAAGAACCATTAATGAAACCAAATAATAGTGTTGCTAGCAATATTAATATTAGTAGCAATATTTTTTGATAACTTGTAAAATTTGTTTGTATTTTTCTCTTCATATATTTTATATTAATTTTATAATAATTTTATAATAATTTTATATTATTTATTTATATAATATAAAATGAAACTATATTTTACTCAGTTACAACCAAATATATCGTGGAAAGCCTCATCAAATAACAATGTAACAATTATTCCTAAAAATGTAAAAAATGAAATACCGGACAATACTAATATAATTGCTCCGTGGAACGAAGAATGTCCAGTAAAAAAATACAAATTTAATGCAAACCCTATAAAGCATTATAGAAAGCAATATGTGAATAATAGTTCGAAAGAAAATACCTTTAGCAATCTTTCTTTCATAGGAAGCATGGACAAGCCCGGAAATAACATTGTAACACAAAATTTAAAAAATAATGAAACAAATTCAGGTGTATTAACATATATACAAAACAATGTTGATTGTACTACTTTGTTTAGTGACAAATTTTATGACCCGTCTTTAAATAAAGTAGTATGTACATCATTACATGCGTCAGCGCTAGTAATTAAATCGGCTACTACAAATCTCTCTAATGATTATTCATCATCTCATAAAGAACTATTATATAAACATAATAAAACCTTTACTCAAAATCTACCTCTCAGTACTGTTGCTAATGGTGGGCTAGCTATGAATTGTTATAATGCTAGTGCGTGTGCAATTAAATTTAATCCATCTAATACTAAATACCAAACTCAAGGTCCAATAACATCAAGTGCTCGAATCGCAAGTTTAAAATATAATTGCGGAGACTGTGTTGCTACTAAATCAAATATTAATAATTGTCCGCCTACTATGCCATTAGACGAATGCAATGAACTAACTAAAATTTTGCAATCTCCACTATGTTATGGTTGTATAGATGATAAATCAAATATTCGTCGCAAACGAATTAACATATTAAAATAAACTCTTAAAAATTTATTCACTTAAAAATTCCTTATTTACACTAAAGTTGTGTTTTTTGCACCAATTTATAGATTTTTGCATATTAATATTTATTAGCATATTCAATTTATTAAAATATTTATTTACAAGAATTTCTTTTGCGCTTATATTATATTCTTTAGAAGTCTTAAAATTAGTACTAATTATAGAATGTTCAAAATCTACTAAATCAATATCTAAATTATCCTCTATAGTTAATGTTTCAATTGCCTCACAAGTATTGTCGTTGTTAGTATTATTATTGTTATCATTAGTATTGTAATTATTGTTTTTTTCTATTAATATTTCTTCAATGGAGTGTAAATATATTTTATTTGATATATTTAAATATTTCAGAATTCCATTATAATTATTATAATTAAGTAAATTATATTCAATATTTAACATTTTTAGTTCGCGTATTAAACCCAACGTATTTTTAATATTTTCTAATTGTTGTTGCCCATAAATAGCATTAATTTCTTGCAATTTAGTAATAAATAATTGATTAAAATGTATATTAAATAAACTATGTATAGATTCTACTTCATTGATTAAGATATCAAAATTTTCAATAATATTTGAAATTATTCTTTTATTATTATTCTTATAATTTCTACAAATAATATATTTTTCAGAATTAGCACTTCTGCTTGTATTTGGTTTAAATATAAATACATTTTCATATAAATTACATAATAAGTAAATCACTTCCACTGTTTTTATTTTAAACACATCAAAAATCTTTAGCACAAAATGACCGCCTTTTTTCTGCATAATTAGTGCATAAAAAACTTGCGATAATATTAATTTGAAAGATATGTCTTCTTGATTATTAAAGTCTGATGAAAAATCGAAACCTCCGTCACCTGTTATATAGTCCATAGACTTAGCATATTTCTTATTACAATAAAGTAAATTTTCTTTTAAAAATAGGTCACCGTTTTTAGAGGCACCATATTCTAACTTAATATTTTTATTAGAATTCAATATGTGTGAGGCTTTTTTCCACGATGGAATATTACTATTATCATTTATTAAAGTCATACCATAATAAATGTCAGCAGGATTTTTTCTTTTATAATTAAAAGCTTCAATAAATCCACCGGGACCTTCTGCCAAATGAAATGATTGTATTGGATTTCTATCTGTTAAAAAATCGAATGTATTTATCATTTCAATCATTTTAAAAAAAGATCTAGATAGTGGTTTATATTTACATAGCGAACATTTATGATTAGGAACAATAGTATGTATATATTCATATGGATTAGTAATTTTTTTCATAATATCCCAATACTCGTAATATTCGTCTATAGATTGTTTTAAAATAAGCAAATAATGATGTAATGAGTTACACAGTAAAATGTCATTGTTTTCTAAGTTGTTTTTTAAATGTGTTTTATCATTTTTATAAATAATATTAAAATCTAAATTTAAGTTGTTCAAGTTAGGTAAGTTAATATATGTCATAAATTTGCTTTTGCTACTAACATATACTAGTTTTAAATGTTTATATAATTATAAAAAATATATAAATATTTAATGTTTTCTTTATGTTTGTTTTCTTTATGTTAGTTTTGACTTTTGACTTTTTAATTTTTCCTTAGCTTCTGCTTTTTTAGATTTCTCAAGTTCTTTTAATGCTTGCTTTTCTTGTTGGCTTTTTAGTTTTTCTTCAAGTTTAAGTTTTTTTGTTTGTTCTGCCAATTTTATTTTCTCATCGACAGACAATTTAATTTTAACAGATGGCTTCATTCCTTCAACCAGCGCATCTTCTAAAATTTGATTTTCTTGCAAATATTTTTCGGCTAATTTTTTAGATTTTAAATCAATGTTTTCTTTTATAGTTGTTTCCAAATTTTTATCAACATCATCAAATTCTTTAATAGAAGCTTCAACAGCCTCGCGTTCTTTATTATTTTGTTTTTTGCTTACTAGTTCATCTGGGTCATATTCAACATTCCTTATTTTTTTGAATATAAAATAATTATTTAAAAATGAAATCTGTTTTTCTTCGTCGCTTAAATCTAATGCACTGCCTAATTTTTTCGCCAAATACGGAGTTCTTTCCACTTCCATCTTCATAAAATTATATAATTGCTCAAAATTACCCATTGAATTAGGTAGATTTAGTTGCTTATATTCGCTTTCTGTTAATAATACAAAGCCATTATTTTCCATAACTCGCAATAAATATTTATAATTTACTAAATATTCTCTAAAGGTTTTGTTAATTGTTTCCTGATAAATATCAATTCCATAACCTAGCGATGTCTCATCGTCAATAAAATCATTAGCTTCAAATTTTTTAGTAAGCTCCCATATTTTTTTCTTATTTTTAAATATGCTAATAGATTCATTGATTTTTAAAGAATTTAACATATTGAAGATTTTCTGCCCATCATAGCACGTTCCAATAAAATAGCCTTCTAATGCGGTGCATTCTTTTACATTTTTAATAAATCCGTTTAATTTTGCTTCATTTTCAAACATATAATGAATGGCAAACTGGATAGAGCTAACATTAAATCCGTTACTCGCAATACCATAATTGTTATACACACCTTTTCCTAATAAAACTTCGTTTTTTGTGCCCTCGCCAAAAAGCGCCTTGCTAATTTGTTTTGATTTATCATCGTAAAAGGCAGACCCATCTTTAATATTTAAAATACTGTTTCCGTGTAAAAACAGCGCCTTTGGAATAATGTTTAATTGTTGCGCATAATTTAAAAAGCGCGCGCAAGCACCGTCTAATCTATTTTCAATGTTATCTTTGCTAACATCTATACCCAGCACAAAATTAAGATTAGCAGCAATCCATTTAGGTAAATCACCGCCTTTACCTACTGCATAATCTATTAGCGAATAACCCGACCTTGATACTTTAGTAATCAACATATTTTTAACGTATAAATTATGAAAATCGCGCAGCGACTTTGTTTCAGACGTTTTAGAAATTTTATTATAATAAACATCGTCATCATTATTTACTGTTACACCGTTCCCACTTGTTAAGATTGTTTCGCTTACGGGGTTGTGTATTGATTGCCAATTTGCATTAGCTACGTGATAAGCATTGCCGAAATTTTTACCTCCAGAGCGCAATTCGCTTGTTTTATCATAACGAATGCGAAGAGGTTCCCATTTCCAGAAATCGGGTTTAGCAACATTATAAGCAAACTCAACAATAGTATTGTCTTCGATTTCTTCGCCCTCGGTTGTATAAATTTTGAGATTATTAGACTCGTCTAGCTTACCCATTATGTTACATAATCCCGCATTTACATCATTAGGATTAGTAGGATAAAAGCGCGCTGGTTTATAATTATTTGCATAGCTATCTTTATTATAACGCTTAATGCTGTTGTTAATAATATCATTGTAAGGATTAATGTAACCGTGTTTTTTCTCGTCAAATCCAACATTTAATATTAATGTATAATAGCTCTGTATTTGGTTATATGAAGTTAAATCTTGCCCTTCACTATTTAACGTGCCTACATAATTTGCTCCAAACTCATTTTTTTTAAATTTTACCAAGAAATCAATAGTATTGTATTCGGGCGGTTTCCATTTAAACGATTGTAGCCACGTATTTTTATAATTTGGAGCGACTATACCGGTTTGGGTGCTTGAAACACCGGTATTTGCAGGTGTAAAAATTAATCCATCGGTATTATATTCGTATAATCCTTCTTTAATATTATTTAAAATTGTAGCACAACCATCAAATATAGCAGTGCCGTAAAATTTCTTGACAACTATTCTAAGGTGTATATTTGGATTGTTTGTAACTGATTTTAGTTCTATTATTTTAATAGCACTGCTTAATATATTAAGACGATATGCAAGAGTATTTTCTTTAATGCTTTTAGTTTTATCTTCTTTTTTAGAATTAGCATCTGCATTAGCATCTGCATTAGCAATAGCAACAACTGCCTGATTATGTAATTTAATAAATGGTAGTCCTGTAACATTTTTGCCACCTAAATAATATATATCGAAACAAGCATACATATTTATAAATTCGCCTTTTTTATTATGTAAAACGTGTTCTCCGTCTATAATAGTGTTATAAAGCTCTTTTTTCTCAGTATAGCATCCTGTAAACTGTAAATTTACAGTATTAGGAATAAAATATATTCTCCCATCGGGTGCTATATACAATAATTTTCTAGTTCCGTCCGCCTTATCTGTTACTGTATAATTGTTTCTAATATTAGGAATAGAACTATTAGTATCGTTTATTTCCGACTCAGGTAGTAGATTAATCATTTGTAAAGTGGATGAGGAAGGGCCAATATGGTCTTTAACATTAATAGTCATATGTTGTTTATAGTCGGCTCCTTTTATTAGTTTCAAATATTCTTGACTCACATTAATTAGCTCGCTAATTGTTACAGGATAATTGGTTTCTTGCAATCCTATTAAAATATATTTAATAACTTTTCGCAAATTAATATATAAAAATTCTTTGCTAGCGCTTAATTTATTTAAGCTAATAAATTCATTATTTAATTCAATCTCTATTTCGAAGTTCTCTAATGAATTAAACACTTCCGAATCCTTAATATTGTATTGTTCAATAAATCTTCCATCTTGTGATTTGGATGTTTTTACAATACTACAATGAACTAAAAATGGCAATTGCGGGTGTTTATATTCGTAACGCTTAATGTATCTAAATACTTTTTTAATCGAATTCCATTTATCTTTTAGTTCTTCAATGGAAGAATGAGTTAGTGCAAAGTTTTGCTCTACTTGATAACAAACGCGAAAATTATAATCGTCGAAATCTAGCGGATATAGCACAACTTTGTCATTTTTAAAATAGTCTTTTTGAACAAAAGAGAGATTTTGCTCGTCCAAAATTCCAGAAAAATTATTTAATTTGCAATAGCTTTGTATGTTTGGTAGTCCGGTTATTTGTGTTCTAATATTAGACATATTGCTGGCATTCATAATTTTTAACTGATAACTTTCATTATTTAATTTAAAATCATAATTGAGGAGGCTTTTTATAATATTATAAAATTCTACCTTATTTATATTTTTAATTTTTTTTGTTCCAAAGCGAATTTCAAATTCGGGGTGCATATTTTCAGGAAATCGCGCATAACTGGATAAATATATGTCAATATATTTTACAAATTTCTCACTAAGCTCGCCACTAAGTGTTTCTTGTGTGTTATTGGTTACTCTGCTTTTACTCATAATTAATATATAATAGTATTTATTATTTATTATTTATTAATTAATAATATTGTAGTAATATCAATTTTGATAAAAAAGGGAACAAAAAAAACCGGAAAAAGCCCCCCATTAGTTGTGCGACTTGTCTTTAAATCAATTGTTTTAATATATTTTCGTAGAGCTCTTGCTTTTTCTTTTTTTTACCGTGTTCGTCATAAATAGTAATGTTTAATTTACTAGCAATAGTTGTTAAATCGCTTAAACTATAACTACTAAATGCTTTTAATGGTTTTTCAATATTTTCAATATTGTAATAATTTTTTAATAATGTTTGAAGTTGCTCTTCACTATAATGGGTAACTAATTGCACGTCAAAATTATTGAATGTATCACTAATTTTAACATTTGAAATTTGTATTAGCTTATAATTTTTCAAATTAATAACGCTTTCATCGCTATTTGTGCATAGCACACAATATGTGTTATTGTCACGCACAACAATTACATTTAGCAAATATAATACACATAAGGCGTGAAAGGTTTTAAAACTGATTTTCTCATTATTTGTTAAATCATCTTCCACAACCATTTTTTGTATTTTGAATTCTTTCAAAATATTTTTTTGAAGCCTAAGCTTTTCTACGCTTGCAATCTTGAAATCTTTCATTGTTTTGAATGAATTAATATTTTCTAAATCGCTGTCTGCAAAATTATGCAATAGCTTATAAAATACCCAAAATAATTTATCAGCAAAATTTTTAGAATTGTTAATCTTGATTGGTTCATAATATTTACTAAATTTTTTTGTATATTTTATTTGTATTTGACTTCTTGGAACATTGGCTATACTATTAGTTGTGCTATTTTCTGTGCTAATAGTTGTGCTATTCGCTAGCGGCACTACATTTTCTTTATAATTTAATTCATATAGCATATATTGCTTAAACTCGTGTAAATCAATGTTTTTGATTAATTCTTCCTTAGTAAGAGCTAACATTTAATAAATAGTATTATTTGTCTTTATTATCTTTAAAATAAGTTGTTTGCAAATTTCTTTTCAATTTTTCATCTTTATTAATTTCATTTTCTTGTTTTTTAACAAAATCAATATAATTATTAATCTCCTGATATGTTTTATATGAGATTTTGTTTAAATTGACAAAAATACCATTACTATTTTCATTTAAATAAACATTATTTAATTTTAAAATTTTACCTATTTCAATGTGGTGAAAGTTTTCAAGGACTTCAATTGCTTTGCACAATTTACTTAAGTCGCTTGAATTCATATTATTTTCATTATTTTCATTATTTCCAGAATCAATTAAATTATTTTTAATAGTAATGTTTTCATTTTCATTTTCGTTTTCAACGCTAGTGCTATTAATTATAACGCTCATTATTATTATATTAAAAAATAGTTTTTAATATAATAATAAATTATAATGTTTATAATGTTTTATAATGTTTTATAATGTTTTATAATGTTTAATAATTATAAATTATAATTTTTAATATTTTGAGCAAGACTTTTAGGAACTCTAATTTGTAATTTATTTTCATCTTGTAATACGCTATTTTTTGGCTTTAAATAATCGTCAGTTTCCAAATCATTTTTGAGCGTTTCATAATTATTAATACTTATTAACTCAGCAATTACACTAATAAATTTATCATTTAACTCATAACGCTGGCCCAAAATTCTAACTTGTAAAATATCGTTTTCTTTTATTTGTGAAAACATTTCATTATTGTAATGATGGTCACGAGCTATAAAAATAATATAGGGACTAGAACCATCGTCTAGGACTAACTCAGCACGAACACCTACTTTAGTTAATGATTTAGCAACACAATTAATTATCATCGACTCGACCGGATTTGTAATTAAACATTCAAATACGCACTCGAATAATACTTTATTGCCAAATAATTCACCGCTAGAATAGGTCAATAATTTAACAGTATTGTTTTTAATAAACCCCTCTTTAATACACTTGTTTTCATTAAAACTTTTGATTTTAGCCTCTAAAATATTATAAATATTATTATTTATTTCATTAAAAGATAACACAATCTTTTGTGTTAATAATGAACGCATAAATATATGCGAATTATCTAAAACTGCTTTATTAGGAATAGATTTCCGAGTTTGTATTTTAGACATAGTATACTAATATATATATTAATAATTTAATCTTTAAAATTATTTCAATTATATAAATAATTATATTTATATAATTTTTTTATTATTATTTATTATTATTTATTATTATTTATTATATTATAGGAAAAAATATAGATTATAGACTATTTATTAGTGCATCAGAGAGATTTATGAACCACCGTTTTCCATTATTTTTACGCATATCGTATAATCGAAAATAAATTTCTTGAGCAGCGCAAAAATATGTTTGATTTAGAGCTTTTAATGTATTAAGCACGTCTTCATTTACCTTTAAAAGTGTAAAAATCTTTTCAGTATTTGCTTTTCCTGCTTGATCACAACGAGCTCCTTTATTTGTTGCAGTTTTTATTTTGAATTCTGTAACTAATTCTTTTGTTATTTTTTTATTAACTGCTAAAATTCCTAAAACATCAGATAGACTTTCACTGGGTATTTTATTGGCTTCAATAACTTTATCAAAATCATTATAGTCCTCAAATTCGCCAATAATTAAAATCACATTTGTCGGTTTTTTACTTTCACTTTCACTTTCACCTTCAGTTACGTTTTTTATCATATATAAGGTATAATCCCTAAATTCGCTTTTATTTGGTATTAGTAAAGCCTTAGCTTGTGTCTTAGCATTAGTGCTTTTCAATATTTTCGAATTATAATAATTCAATAATTGCTTATTAAAATCGGTTTCTTCGTTGTAGCTAGCATTCAATAAATAAATCGCAAGTAGCACCGTCTTATTATAATCCAAGTCATCAAGCAATATATGAATTGCTAGCTTATGAACTTCGTCGCGCGTTAATTCTTTCTTTGCTCTCAAAATATCCATTATTTTACCATAATAAAAATATTTGTTATCTTTAATAGGTTTGGCCCCTTTTACTTGCTGAAAATGCGTAATTATGTATTTGTAATTATTTTCTAATTCTGCTATAAGCGATTTAATCAAAGTTATGTTGCTATTTGACAAACCGTCTAAATCGGGGTTTGCATATAGTTTGATTTGTGAACTACTTTTGTCTTTTTTGTCTTTTGTTTCTTTTGCAGTTAGACCCGTTTTTTCTTGTGTTTCGGTGTCATCTAATCGGACCGAATCAGATATGTTCACTTTTAATTCATTAGGTTTAGTTAATATAGGATTGGTGCGCTCAAACAATGTTGCATCAGTGTTTAAATCGGCCGGTTGAAAAATATACATAGTATCAATATTTATTAGTTTTCCCGAGTTATTATATTTATCTGTTATAAATATGTTTTCATTATTGACTAGCTCATCGAGCGCGTTGTTTATATGTTCTAGTGGATAATCTTTAAACGCAGTAATGTGCTTAATAATGTCAGTCTTAGTATAAAAGTATTTTTCTTTGTATAAATCTCTCAACATTTTTGTAAGCACCTCATTATTTGTTTTCAAAAATGTGTCATTATATAGCGAACTATTTATTTTTATGCTTCTGCCATATATCTTGTCATAGTCTTCGCTAGAAGGCTTACAAAAATATCGGCATTCAGCCATATAATCGCAAAGAGCGCTATATGCTTTGTCGCCTATAGTATAGTTAATTGAAGAGTTATTAGAAAGAGTAATAGCCAATTCTTTATTCAAAAATTTCTCGTCGAATTTTTGTTGCTCATAATTAAGTAAACAATCTATACTATGCTCTTTAAGCACGCGCGTAACTGTTCCAATTACTTTCGCTTTTTCTTCCGCTTTTCTATAAATAAATAAGTCTACCGACTCAGTATTATTATTTAACAATGTGCCATGCATATATATTTGCACATTTCGCAATTTAAGAGGAAGGTCCTTGTGACTGCACGTTCTAATTGCTCTGCCAATAATTTGCTCAATTCTATTTATATTATACCAAGGCTCTAAAATATGTATTTGTCTAATATATTTAAAATCTAATCCTTCACTTCCTGCTGCCGATAAAAGTATTACTTTCACTATTTCGCCATTAATATTATTTGTGTCAGTGCAAGCCTTTAAATCGCCCACTATATCAGGAGAAATATTGCTGTTTCCACTAATAATAACGTATTTTGCGCCTCTAAAACGCTGTCCTTGCTCTAATTCCGATTTCTTTTTATAAGTATTTACATCTAATTCTTCGCTTGGAGGACTAGCAAATAAAGATTTATTAGTTCCGTAGCGAGTAAATCCCGCTGTTTCTAATGCTAATGCTAGCGGTATTAAACCCGAGTCAATAAATTGCGAATATATAATAATTGGACCTTGCGAATTAAAAACAGAGTCTAATATAGCTTTAATCTTTGTACTATATTTTTCTATTACATTATAATCAAATATATCACTTGTAGAAAATTCGCTTTTAAATTTATAGCCATATCTTGATTTTGGTGCCTGACTTTCTTCATAGCTCATTATATTATTTATGCCCATTTTACCAATAATATCTCTAATGTTAACAAGTCCGTTTATTTCCTCAAGATTAATATTAGCAATAACATCTTGAATATTTTCATAGAGCGCCATTTTTTCGTCAAAATAAGCCTCTAATTTACTATTAGGAAACACCATATTTAGCGCTTCTAATGGTTTTTGTAATAATGTGTATCCAAATGTTTCCATTGCATTAATTTTCTCTTCGTCGAATTTTGATATATTGTTTTTGAGGACAATATTATATACAAACTCTTGGTAAGGCGATATTTGATTTACATATATATCAAATAATTCTATTTTTTCGCTTAAGCTAACACCGTTGATTTTTAATTCGGGATATTTGGCATTAAATATGCTTCTAGTTTCTGAGAAATTGTTTGGCAATATTCTAAACGGAAAGCTTAATGGATTGTCGCCTTTAACATAGCTAACATAGCCATTTATTTTTCTTTTAAACAATTCGAGACCAACTTGCTCACCTGCACTATTTACAACAAAACTTCCGTCGCCGTTAAACACGTCTTTAAGCTCTATTTTTGACCTATTATCGTTAATATTTAAAATATTTATTAAAAAAATGATTTCTTTGAAGTCGTTAAACATTGGTGTTGCTGACATAAATAGCAACTTTAAATTGTCAACATTTTTAACTAAATTCATCAATTCGTTGGACACTAATTTATTGCTGTTATCTTTAGACTGGCGTATATTATGTATTTCATCAATTATGATTAATCTATTATTGAAATATTTTTGCAATTTCTTTTTAATCAGCATTTTTCGCTTAGTGTTATTTGGATCGTCGGTTAATAACTGATTTGTAATGTTGGATTTTTTCATTATTAAATTGCCAAATTGTGTATAACCCATAAATAAATAGTAATTTGATATAATGTTTTTAACTATTTTTATCACTTTTTCACGTGATAAATTTTTTTGCAATATATTAATTTCATTTAATATGTTTTGACCTGCGCAATTATTAATAGTCCAATAACCATTGTGCAACTCTAATTTAGACTCGTCGAATAATTGTAAATAAAAATTTTCCTGCACATTTGGAGAGGCTACAATAATAATTCTATCATTATAGCCCATATATTGCAAATATTTTCTGGTTTCTTCTGCTACCCCTATTGCTGAGCACGTTTTTCCTGTTCCTAGTCCGTGAAATAATAAAAGACCATTATATGGTGTATGTATTGATAAAAAGTTTTTTATAAATTTTTGATATGGTGCTAATTCAAAAGCCTTATTGCATATTTCATTTGCTTGCTTTTCAAAATCTGTGTCAATATTTATTTTTATTTTATTTTCCATAAGCTCTTTATTGTGTGCTATTTTAATATTGAAAAATTCATCATCGTGGTGAGGATATAAATATTTATAGTTACTGTTTAGCGGGTTTTTTAACTCTTTTGCATTTAATAACTCTAAAGCATTTAAATAATATTTTAAATCTGTTTTTGTATTTACACCACTTTCTAGGCCTTCTAACTCTGATTTGTCTATAGTTATTTTGTTTATATTCTCTCTAAATAGTGAGGCTAAATATAAATTATTCTTTTCTTTTGTTTCGGGCTGTTTTATACTTGAAACAACGTCTTCTGGTTCCTCTTCTTCTGGTTCTTCTGGTTCCTCTGTTTCTGGTTCCTCTGTTTCTGATTCCTCTGTTTCTGGTTCTTCTGTTTCCGGTGTTTCCTCTTCTTCTAAACTAGTCTCTTGTGGTTCAACTTTTTTTCCTTCGCCTAAGTCTGTATTCTCAATTAGTTCTGGTTCTGTTGCTTCGTCTTCGCTTGCCTCTGCCTCATCTGTTTCCTCTGTTTCCGCTTCATCTTCGCTTGCATCCTCTTCTTCTTCATCTGGTTCTGCTTCTGGTTCTTCTGGTTCTTCTGCTTCGTCTTGCTCTGCTTCATCTTCGCTTGCATCCTCTTCTTCTTCATCTGGTTCTTCTGCTTCGTCTTGCTCTGTCTCATCTTCGCTTGCATCTTCTTCATCTTCGTCTTCCTCTTCTTCTTCTTCATCTTCGTCTTCGTCTTCTTCTTCTTCTTCTGTTTCCTCTTCTTGCTCTGCATCTTCTGCTTCCTCTTCCTCTGCATCTTCTGCTTGTGCTTCTTCTGCTTCCTCTTCCTCTTCTTCTTGTGCTTCTTCTGCTTCCTCTTCCTCTGCATCTTCTGCTTCCTCTTCTGCTTCCTCTTCCTCTTCTGCTTCCTCTTCTGCTTGTTCTTCTGCTTCCTCTTCTGCTTCCTCTTCTGCTTCCTCTGCATCTTCTGCTTCCTGTTCTGCATCTTCTGCTTCCTGTTCTGCTTGTTCTTCTGCTTCCTCTTCTGCTTGTTCTTCTGCTTCCTCTTCTGCTTGCTCTACTGCTAGCTCTGCATCTTCTGCTTGCTCTACTGCTTGTTCTTCTGCTTGCTCTACTGCTTGTTCTTCTGCTTGCTCTACTGCTTCTTCTGCTTCTTCTTCTGCTTGCTCTGCTTCTTCTGCTTGCTCTACTGCTTCTTCTCCTTGCTCTGCTTGCTCTGCTTCTGCTTCTTTATTTTGTTCCGGTTTTTTCGAACTAAATATATTACTTAATATATTCATTTACTATATATTAAATATATAGTTTATAAGTTTTTAATAAATTATTTAAATAATTTATAATATTTTTTTTTTCATAATTATATTCTCTTAGATAATTAGATACATTGTGTATAGACACCCATTTAATTTCGGTAATTTCATAAATTTGATAATTATTCTTAGGAATATAATTGTTATTAATTATACCAATAAAGTATTTATGCTTATATGATTTATAGTTAGAACCGCTAAATATTTCCTCATATGGCACAATGTTATTAATAATAGCAATATCTTTTTTTTCATATCCAGTTTCTTCTTCAAACTCTCTAAGGGCACACACAATATCTTTTTCTTGATAATTGCGACGTCCTTTTGGAAAGCCCCATTCGGGCTCAATGTATTTTTTATCACATAAATTCACCAAACTTTCTAAATCATAGCTTTCAAAAATATTTGAATAGCCATTTTTTAAGTTAATAAATTTACTTTTAGATGTTTTTTCCTCATTTTTATAAGAATTATTGGTGTTATAGTTCCATAAATATTGCCATATACTATCAAAATCATTGTTTAATATAAATTGTCGCTCATTTACAGTCATATTATTTAATAAATTTGTAATATAGTTTTTATCTTCTATGGAATATTTTCCACGCATAAAATCTACAAACGATAATGTATCTTTACGTTTTATTATGAAAATCTCAACATCATTTTCTAATGTATTTGTTAGTGGATTTACTTTTTTTGTAATCCTTATTGGAATAATGCCAATACTTGTTATAGGAACTTTGCATTGATGAAATAAATGACCCAGCTTACCGCAATTATTACAAAAAATAAATTTTTTTGTATTCATTTATAAATTTATAGATTTATAGATTGTTAATTATAATGTAATTATGTTTTTATATATTATTTTTTATTTTAGTAACATATTATTTTAGTAACATATTATTTTAGTAACATTTGTTAATATAAAATCTATATTAATATAAAAAATATTATGACCAATAGTAGCATATTTAACCCTATTATTTGGGGTCCTCATTATTGGTTTGTATTATATACAATTGCTTTGTCATATCCGTTAAATGTAAATGAGAGCACAAAAAAAAAATATTATGACTTTATAACAAATTTGCCATTATTTATACCTGTCCCCGAAATAGGAAATACCTTTAGTAAATTTTTAGACGCATATCCAGTAACACCTTATTTAGACTCACGAGAATCACTTATAAAATGGACACATTTTATACATAATAAAATAAATAGCTATTTAGGTAAACCCGAAGTATCATATTATGATGCTCTAAACAACTATTATGAAAATTATAAATTAAAAGAACTTAAAAAGAATGATGAAAAGAAAAATAGGCACAAATATATTTTTGGAAGTGTATTGTTAGTTTTATTAATCCTAATAATATATTTATATATTAAATAATAGTAATACTATGAAACTAGAATTGCTTATTTTATTAATAACAGTTTTGGTATTAGTCAATACATATTTTGAAGGTAAGTTACTTAGAAAACTAAAGAAATATGAAAAATATTATAAAATGGTTTTTTTCGCTTTTGTTGGACTATGTATTTATTTATATATAAAAAAAGATCCGAGCAATTATAAAGACTTTGTAACAAACTCAAATGGATATATAAAATATTTACCTATTGATAGAAATACTGCAAGTATTATTACTCCAATTATTGATTTTACGTCGAGCTCTATTTCAAAAGAATTAAATAATAACATTAACGTATACAATAATCCTAATATTCGCAAATCAGTAACGTTTTCAAATCCAAATCACAATTTATCAAAACAGCAACAAAAGATTTTATATTCCGGAAATACTTCTACTAAGCGAAGCGTGAGTGAAACAAAAAAGAAATATGTAGCGGCATCTCAAAATTGGCATTGTAAGCAATGTCAAAAACAATTGCCTGCGTGGTTTGAAGTAGACCATGTTATAAAACTTGAATATGGAGGTTCAAATGCTATAGATAATTTGGAAGCATTGTGCAGAGACTGCCATGGTAGAAAAACAGCTTGTGAAAATTTATAACGCTATTTAAATAGTTTTCGAATAATTAGTAGTAATTAGTAGTAATAATATTATATAGTTTTATATTATATTATATTATTATGTCATCTGATACTAATACTAATGTTACAAAATTTAAAGAGCTATTCAATTCTAGTGGTGAAAAAATAGGTGATTTTTTTAAATTTTTAAGCACTATTTTTATAAGAATACTAGACAAAACAGTTAATGGATTTAAAATAAAAGATAATCCACATAAATATTATACATATTTTATTAGCATAGTACTTATACTAATATTATGCTTATTTTATTATTTAAATGAGAAGCAAAATCTATTTGCTATTAAAAATAGTAAATATGAGATTTTAGTTACTATATTGTTAATTGCATTTAGTATATATTGTTTCCTTTTTTTTGTTTATAGAAATCATATACCTTTGGATAATAGAATTGAGGAGAAATCTAGTGATGATGATAAATCTAGTTCGGATTCTGTAAAAAAACACAATAGTGATACAGCATATGCGGATATTTATAATGAAAACTCAAGAAAGCTTATTGACATCAAAGAGGACAATTCAGCAACTATAAATAAACCAAACTTAAAAGCCACATTAACAAGCCCACTATTTAACATAATGAAATATTTCTTTTACTTATTGTTGCTAATTAGCTTACCATTATTCCTATTAAACTATACTTTCTATTTGCACAAAGTTAATGACAATTTATTAAACATTACAAAAAATATATTACTATTATTAATATTTTTAATAGTATTAGCAATAATAGCTAAGCTTTTTTCTATAAAAACATCATCCAATGGGTCAATCTATTGTGAAATAGAAATAGAAAAAGACAAAAAACCCGCATACACAGATTTAATAAAAAGTTATGCCAAATATTTTTTATGCATATTTAAAAATTTTGTATTTTTTATTCCTTGCTTGATTGTTATTTTAACAGATGAAATAAATAATGATATTAGATTAACTCCTTCCTCAGTTTATATATTATTTTTCATATTACTATTATTAGTGTTGTCACTAATTTTTTTACCTATGCTATTTAAATTTATAAGAACATTTAATAAAAGCGATATTTTACAAGGTAGTGGGCCTTTTTATTTAAACGAAGAGAAAACTTTAGGAAAATATCAAAACTTAAATACACACTTAAGTAAACCTATAACCGTTCCCAACATCACAGTCGAAGAGGATAAAAAACCCAACGAAGAGAGATTAGATAAAATAATGGACGCTTTTAATATGGATAAAGATGCATATAAAAAACAATTAAATTCATTTAATTCCTCTATTGGTATTGATAAAGGAACTAGCTCCGACTCTGGCTCTATAAAAGACGCTAGTGCTAATAGTTCAAATATTAAAACTCATTCATTTACACTATTTAATGATGTAAATAGTGCCTTTAATATTAAAACAACATACTCTAATTCGATAGTAAGTAAAGAAAAATTTCCATATAATTATACTTATAGCTTAAGTTTCTATATTTATCTTAATCCACAGCCGGAAAATACCTCGTTAGCATATACAAAAGATACTGTTTTATTCAATTATGGTTTTAAACCTGTAATATATTATAATGGTAGCTCGCAAAAAATAATTATAAAATCAAGAACAATTAGTAATAGAGGCGACCAATTAGATACAATATATGAGATGATAAATCCTAAGTTCCAAAAATGGCTGTTTTTTGTAATAAATTATGACAACAATATGATAGATGTATTTATAGATGGTAAATTAGTAGGTTCAAAAGAAGACGTGTCACCTTATTTTAAGGGGGATGCTATAACTATTGGCGAACGCGACGGCATTCACGGAAGCATAAAAGAAATTTATTATTATAATAAAGTAAGAACACCATCTACAATCGAATTATTATACAATTTATCAAAAAATAAAACATAATTGAGAGATTTCTATTCTTATTCTTATTTTTATTCTTATTTTTTTTCATATTTTTTTCTTATTTTTTTCTTATTTTTTTTCTTATTTTTTTCTTATTTTTATAAATAAAAATAATTTAATTTAATTTAAGAGATTAAATTAAATTAAATATTTTAGTGTTAATAAAAACATTATAATATTTTTTATATATATATTTATAATGGCTATAGTAAATATAATAATAATAATAGTTCTTGTAATAGTTCTTGTATGGGGACTAAATAACTTATTTTTCAAAACAAATATAATATTTGACGTTATGTGTGATGCCAGTGAACTAGCTCAGGGAGTAAATAGTGTTGGTGGTTTATTCTCAAGTAACAAAAATGTCGTATTTGCTAAAGATATACCAGAAACAAGCTCCTCTAATTTTATGTTAAGTGTGTGGTTTTATATAGAAAATTGGGGTGATAATATATCTTCTGAAAAGAATATTTTATTTATGTCACATAAAGAATTTGCAATAACTGCTCCAGGATTAGATGATCCAATAACAGGTATTAGTAGTAAACGCACATTAGCAATACCAACAAACATCACTACTACTGTTTATAAAAATATAAATATTGCATTAGATAAATATGAAAATAATTTATTTATTGATATTGAAACATATTTAGACAAAGCACAGAGTATTAGTCAACCTGGTCAAACAAATTATACAAGATATAAAATCCCTAATATTTCTGTTCAAAAATGGAACAATTTAACTCTTAGTGTAGATACTCGCACACTAGATGTATATTTAGACGGTAAATTACGCAATTCATTTATATTACACGGATTATATAAAAACCAGAATGAAGATCAAACTAAAAAAAATATATATATAGGAAACATGAAATTGACCGGTTCAAGTGACAATAGTGGTTTTGAAGGATATATTACACGCATACGTTATGAAGGCCACTCTATTAATCCACAAGAGGCTTATAAAATTTATAAAGCAGGTATTAATTCAAAACTTGCAACATCTATATTTAATAAATATAGATTAAAAATCAGCTTTCTCGAATATAACAAAGAAAAAGGAACAATTACATTGTAATTCTTTATTTTTTATTCTTTTATTATTTTTATTTTCTATAAAATAATAAAATCATTAATATTATTTTTTATTTATTTTTTATTATTTATTTTTATTTTCTATAAAATATTAATATTATTATTATTAATATTAATATTATATAATAGTAATAATATGAATCCACCCGAAGGAGTTTTGGACAATTTAAAAAAAAATATGAGTTCATTAATTCCATATCAAAGCGATAAAAAGAGCGCACTAAATGATTTCTTAGCATCTAACACGATGATATCAAGATTAACTTTCATATTAGCAATAATCATAATTTTTTCGTCTTTATTTTACATTGGAAGCAAAGTATTATTTATTATGTTATCTCCCTCAAAAACACCATATATTATAAGCGGTATGAAAGACGCCACTGAAGCTTTAACTATTACCCAAGCATTAGGCTCAAAAACATCTATTCCGCTTTTAAGAAGTGTCAATCAATATGAAGGTATTGAATTTACTTATTCATTTTGGATTTATGTTACTAATTTAGAATATAAAGACGACTCCGATTATATGCACGTATTTAATAAAGGTTCGCCGCCCAATTCAGTAGGTGAAGGTGGGTCTGGATTATTTGGACCAAATAACGCTCCAGGTGTATATTTATATAAAGGAAAACGTAATTATAGTGATGACTTAATGGATAAGTATCCAGTATTAGGTATGTTAGTAAGAATAAACGTATTTCATAATAATAATAGCGTTGGAAAAGCATATTATGATGACATATATGTAGATGCTATACCTATTAAAAAATGGGTTGGTATTGTTATTAGAGCAACCTCTCAAAATATTGTTGATATATATATAAATGGTAGTTTAACAAAACGGCACAAGTTATCAAATATTGTTAAACAAAATTACGATAATTTATATATTAATTATAACGGGGGATTTGCAGGAAATATATCTGACTTAAAATATTACAACTATTCTATTGGAACCTTTGAAATTAATTCAATTACATCAAAAGGACCTAGTCTTAAAACCAAGAAAAATAGTAATATTAATAAATCCAAGCCTCATTATTTATCATCAGAATGGTATTTCAATGATACAGATGTATTAACATAAATATAAACATAAACATAAACATAAACATAAACATCTTATTAATAGATTTTTAACATTTTAAATAGTTTTAATATTAAAAATCTATAGTTACATTATAAGTATGATAAGCATAAGTAATGATAAAACAGATTATATTATTTTGTCTAATTCAAACACAAGACACGGGACAAATATATATATGAGCTCACATATTCTAACACAATCCTCTAATACTAATGATAGTACTACTTTTTTTAAGCGCGATTATGGTAACACTAATTATAAGGATAGAATAATATTATCTCAGAAATTAAAAAATACTGGTGCTGATAATCAGACAACTATTAATGCAATTATGATTACGCAAAATAATATTAAAAATAATATTAAATTTATTCACTCTTCTAATAATACAAATAGAAAAATATTATTTATTAAAAATCTAAACACTAGCGACAATTCAAAAAATTATTTACTTAATAACATAGTGAAAACCGAGTCCACCACTTTTTATCATTTAAATTATTATTTTAATAATTATTTTAATAATATAACAAACTACAAAGATTATTTTAACATAAGTATAAAAGATTTTATTTATAAAGATAACTCTGCAAATAGTGATATAAGTTTTACTACTACAAAATTTAAAATTAGAGATTTTTCAAGTATTCCATTATTTTCAAATTCTAGTACTGATATATCACTAATAAATTATGTAGCTTCCGATTTTTCAAGTTTATTTATTAAAACTGGTTCAAGTATTAACAATTTAAATTTTGACTCGTCTTATATAATCAATACTAATATATATTCATATAACAAACTTACCTTAGATTTTAAAAATGTAAATACTTATAGTTTTGATTTATATAACAGTTCAGGTGTGCCAATTCAATTAAACGCTAATAGACTTTACGCTAATTATAATAGATTAAGCACTATTACTACATTTATGATAAAGACAAACAATTTTGATATTTTGAATGCTAGAAAATCAAATAGCAAGATTATTTTCGATAAAAACAATATATATTTAAATAATGTAAGAGCATTAGACATATGTTCTAATTTTTACATTGCTAATCATAATCCATATTATAAGAATTCAACACGTTTAATCAATACAATATTTTTGTCATTAGGTAAAAAAATCACAGGTATAACACAATATGACTTATATAATAATATTCATATTGTTTCCAAAAGTGCTACTATTTTTGATATTTCAAAAATACTTTTTTCAAAAAATATTAATGCTTCATTACTAACTAATACTAATAGTAAATATAATACATTACTAGCAAGTGCAAACAAAGATTATTTATTAGATTTTACATTAAATTATAAAAGCTCTAATTATAATAATTATAATATAAACAATGCTATAAATTACAATGCTAGTTTATACAATTACATTGAATATAAAAACAAAAAACAATTTGATTTTAATCTCTCAAAAATAATAGATTTTTCGTATATTAACGTTAATAGCTCGACTAACAAGTATTACACAAATAATCCATTTATCAATAATGTGAATAATTTATTAGCAATAAATAATAAAGACCTTAGTACTATTGTTACTGCTAGTTATGAAGTTATGAATAATGCTTTGCGATTTAAGTTTAAAGACTTAAATTATGATAATACTATTTATAACTTAAACAATGCGATTACTATAGAGAGCGATTTATATTCGTCTATTGTTAATTATGATGTTCGTTATAATTATGGAAACTATTTTATAACAACAACAAAATTAGATATACTTTTACAGGACAATTCTAATGTATTGAATTTAACTAAGAATTACCCTTTTAATTATCCTTTAATTGGAAGTTACGACAATTCATATAGTAGAATAAATTTTTATAGCTTGCAAGTTGTAAATTTTTTTATTCTTACTATAGGTAGCGATTTTGAAAATGTAGATTGTATTTTTGTCTATCATGACCCTGCAACAGAAACAGACCCTAGCTTTTTATATCCATATAATAATATTGAAATCAAACGAGATACTGGAATAGATACTTTAGAAAAAGCAATTATTGTGTTACCAGGAGCTAGAACATCCACAACAAATAGCACATTTATTCCTGCAAAAAATGGTTCTAATTTATCAAGAAAAATGATACAAGGATTAATAGGTATGAATAATGTTCCGAAATTATTATCAATTGTTCCGTATGATAATAATTTTATTAATGGACGCGGTTTTGTTACACAATATCAAATTGGTGACACTTGTAATGATAATGAAGCTCTTATTAAAAATAAGATAAATGCGATTAAACATTATTCGGCTAAAGATAATGCAACAACACCAAATAATACTCTTAAAAATGAAAATTATGCTAATATTGTAAGGAGCAGTGCTCGAAGTAGATTATCGCAAAATTGTATAGCTAATTTGAGAGCTGGAACTCAAAGTACTACTACTACTACTAGGTCTGTTATAACACCTTTTAGATTATTTGGTTAAAATTAGCTGTTATTCTTAATTTAAAAAATTGAAATTAATTGTATATTTAAAAAATATAGAATTAATTTAATACACATATTAATAAGTAGGCTATGGAAAAGCATAATGTTGCTACAGAAAAGCATAAATCTTTCAGATTATATGATTACAATGCTTACGATGGGCACAATAAATCCGAATTGCAAAATAATAAATTAATGAATGTTCAATACAATCCTTATAAAGACAGCAAAAAGTTTATTATTCAAGCATTCGGTATTAATGAAGCAGATAAAACTGCATCAATTATTATTGAAAACTTTTATCCATTTTTCTACATTTTGGTAAATGAGCAATGGAATGAACAGCGCAAAAATTCGTTTTTAGCTCATTTAAAAAAAAAGGTTGGAACTTATTACGAAGACAGCATAGTAAGCTTAAAGCTTGTAAAGCGGCAAAAATTATATGGTTTTGATAATAAAAAACTGCATACTTTTATAAAAATCTCCTTTACAAACACAGGTATATATAATAAAGTGAAAAAACTATTTTATACTGATACAACAAGCAAAGACAGTGGATTTGAAAGAACATTAAATGACGAAGGTTTTGTATATAATGATGAACAAGGAACAACAAACTGCTATTTATATGAAGCAGATATTCCTCCATTATTAAAATTCTTCCACAATAAAGAAATTGTTCCAAGTGGATGGATTAAAATGCCGTCGCATAAAGTTAAAAAAATAGCAAATAAAACGACGCATTGTGCTTACGAATATTGTATAAACTATGAAGACATTGTTTCATACAAAGAAAAAGAGACCCCGGTAAAGTATGCTATTTGTAGTTTTGATATTGAAGCGAGTAGCAGTCACGGGGATTTTCCTCTTCCAATAAAGAACTATAAAAAATTAGCTACAAACATCCTTGAAAATTATTATTCTTGCAGCGATGAATTTAGATCTAATTATGATATTAGTATGTTAGGGCAAGAGGTTTTAAGTGCGTTTGAATTGACAGATCATAAATTAAATTATATTGCCAAAGTTTATCCAAAAGAAAAGAATTTGGCTGCGCTAAATTTTGAAAATTTAATTGATAATTTAGCAAACTATATTCCCGCAAACTTTAAGAAGAAGACAGGAAATGACACTATTATAGAACTAAGCGAATCAGAAGAGGAAGACACAGATGCAGAAGACGACGATGCGGAAGAAGACGATGACGACGCTAGCAACCTTAACAATATTGAGGTCACTAATGCATTTAAGCGCAAAAAGAGAGTAAAAGCTTACAATAAAAAAAACGCTACTTTAATCGAATTAATTAAAGATAGCTCGTGTGAATATAATACAAAATTATATGAGTTAACGGAAGCATTTAAAAATACTGGGTTTCCGGAGCTTGAAGGTGACATTATTACATTTATTGGAATGAGTTTTATTAACTATACCGAAAAACAGCCATATGAGCGTGTGATTATTGTAAAAGGTGGTTGTAAAATTCCCGAAAAATATGAGTCTTGGGCACAAGAAAATAAGGTTACTGTTTTAGAGCGACAAACTGAGAAGGAAGTATTATTAACATTTACAAAATTAATAATAAAATATAATCCGCATATTATTACGGGTTATAATATTACGGGTTTTGATTTTGAATTTATGTATAAGCGGTCGCTCGAATTAAATTGCGCAAAAGAATTCCTCAAATTATCGCGCAATAAAGACGAAGTTTGTATTTCAAAAGATTGGCGCACGGGTTGTGAAGACATAGAAAATAATAAAATCATTTTAGCAAGTGGTGAATATAATCTTAAATTTATTAAAATGGCAGGACGCATTATTATTGATATGTATGTCGTTTTCAGGAAAGAATTTACATTAAGTTCTAATAAATTAGACTTTACATCAAGTTATTTTATTAGTGACAACGTAACAAGTATAGAAGTTAATAACGAAACTAATACCACTAAAATCAATACTAAAAATTTAACAGGTATAGCTGTGGGTAGTTATATTAAGTTCGACGAGCAAGGATTTAGCTCCAATTTATACAAAAAAGGAAAGAAATACGAGATTATTGAGCTAAACAAAACAGAGCAATGGTTTGTGATTAACAGTGCAGAAGAATTAGATTTAGCAAATTACAAATATAAATGGGGTTTAGCAAAGGACGACGTAACACCTCACGAAATATTTGCTCTTGCTAATGGTTCTGATTATGATAGATGGACAGTTGGAAAATATTGTTTGGCCGATTGCGACAATGTTATTTGGCTATTATTAAAAGTGGACGTCATTACAGATAAAGTGGAGATGTCTAATTTGTGCAATGTTCCGCTAAGTTTCTTATTATTGCGCGGACAAGGTATTAAATTGCAAAGTTATGTTTCTAAAAAATGCGGAGAAAAGAACACTCTTATGCCTGTAGTTAAAAAGCAGAAAAATGGCGGAGGCTATGAAGGTGCGCACGTTTTCAAACCTAAAACAGGTATTTACTTAGACGAACCGGTTGCGTGTGTAGATTATAGTTCGCTATATCCTTCGTCTATTATTTCCGAAAATTTATCGCACGATAGCAAAGTATGGACAAAAGAATATGATTTAGAGCATAATTTACTATGTGAGCTAGGTGAAAAAGACGAGCATGGTAATTTTATTTATGACAATTTATATGACTTGGGTTATAAATATGTTGATGTCAAGTATGATACTTACAAATATGTAAGATTGACCCCGAAAGCAGCCGCTAAGAAAATTGTAATTGGTTATAAAATTTGCAGATTTGCGCAATTTAGCGAAGGAAAAGCAATTATGCCATCAATTTTAGAAGACCTGCTTTATGCGCGAAAAGCAACGCGTAAACTCATTACATTAGAAAAGGATGAATTTATGAAAAATATTTTGGATAAGCGTCAGTTAAGTATTAAAGTAACTGCTAATTCATTATATGGCCAAATGGGTGCAATAACAAGTGCTTTTTATGAGCCAGATGTTGCAGCCTCTACTACAGCAGTTGGGCGCAAATTACTATTTTACGGTCGTTCAATTATTGAAGAATGTTATGACGACATTAATGTAACGCTTAGCAATGGAACAACTGTAAAAGTGAAAGCGCAGTGCGTTTATGGCGACACCGACTCAGTATTCTTCAAATTTAATTTGCGCAATCATGAGACGCTTGAAAAAATTGTGAATAAAGAAGCCCTAGTTTATACTATTGAGCTAGCAAAGCAGGCGGGCGAATTAGCAAGTAAATTTCTAAAAGCGCCTCACGACTTAGAATATGAAAAGACCTTTTATCCGTGGATTTTGTTATCTAAAAAGCGTTATGTGGGCATTTTATATGAAGACAATCCGGATAAAGGAAAAATGAAATATATGGGTATTGTATTAAAACGGCGCGACAATGCGCCGCTAGTAAAAGATATATATGGAGGAATTGTTAATATTATTATGAACGAAAAAAGTATTAGTAAGTCTGTTAAATTTTTGAATGAGTGTCTTGGTAAATTAATAGGTTGTGAATATCCTATTGAAAAATTATTAGTGACTAAGTCGTTGCGTGGCTATTACAAGAATCCTAAACAAATTGCTCATAAGGTATTAGCTGAGCGTATTGGTTTGCGTGACAGTGGAAATAAGCCATCTAGCGGAGATAGGATGTATTATGCGTATATAGTAAATAGTAATAAAAAGGCTTTGCAAGGCGAAAAAATAGAAACTCCCGATTTTATTAAGCTAAATGGTCTAGTGCTTGACTATAATCATTATATTAGTAATCAAATTATGAAACCATTATTGCAGTTATATGCTTTAGACTTGGAAAATATGAGCGAATTTAAAAAGAAGCGCGGAGTAACATTACAGTCGTGGCATAACGAATTAGCTAAATTACGCGAAAAATGGACTGACCCGGAAAAATATGAGAAAAAACTTGAAGAGTTAAAATGTAAAGAAATTAAAAGCTTATTATTTGACAAATATTTAAAAGATTGTAAATAGGTCTTTTGTCTTTATATTGTTTTATTAAATATTTAAAAGATTAAAAATAGTTTATTTAATATATTAATATAGCGCTATATTAATATATATATTTTTTATATAGCTATGGTTAATAATATAACACATAAAAATTTATCACATTTTTCGCATAAATTCAATATAAAGAAAACAAATAAGGTATTAAAAAATGTAAATACAAAGTCTGATTTTAAGAAATTAATATTGAAAAGCGATTATATACAAAATAAAAAGCAAGTATTTAACAAGGTTATTGACGTAGATGCAAATATCACAAATCAAGAAAACAGTGGTAGATGTTGGTTGTTTGCGTTTTTAAATATTATTCGCTATAAAATGATTAAAAAATACAAGTTAGAGCCTAGCTTTGAGCTTTCGCAAAATTTCTTATTTTTTTATGATAAATTAGAAAAGGCAAATTATTATTTAAATTATATTTTGGAAAGTTATGCTACTAATTTAGAAACATTAAAATCTGAAACAGAATTAGGAAAATTAATAAATTTGTTAGATAAAGTAACAGATGATGGGGGTCAGTGGAATATGTTTGTAAATTTAATAGAAAAATATGGAATAGTGCCAAAATCAAATATGAACGACCACTTTCACAGCGCCAATTCTAAAGAATTAGAGCAATTTTATGACGACTTTTTGCGAAAATGCGCGCATAGAATTAGAACTATGTCAAAAGGCGACTTATTGAAAAACAAGACAATACTATTAGAAAGTATGTTGTTTGATTGTTATAAAATTTTGGTCTTATTTTTGGGAGAACCGCCCAGTAAAATAACTTGGGAATATTATGAAACAAACGATAAAAACAAATCCTTAAAAGCTAATAAAATAGCCGAAATAAGTCCTCTCAACTTTTACAAGAAATATGTTCCATATAAAGCACGGGACAAAATTTGTTTAATAAACTATCCGTGTAAGCAAGCTCCGTTTTATAAATTATATAATGTTGAAATGACATTTAATATATTAGGAGCAAGCGAGCAAAATTTCATTAATGTTCCTAGCAATATAATGATGGATGCAGTTAAAAAATCTATTAATAGTGAAGAAGCTGTATGGGTAGGGGTTGATTTTAATAAATATATTTCAAATGATCACGGATTTTTAGATAGCGAAGGGTTTGACTATGAAGACGTTTTTGGGTTTGACACTTATATGAAAAAATGTGATGCGCTAAATTATAGGCAATCTGGGCCAAATCATGCTGTTGTTATAAAAGGCTATAATTTCGACAATTCAAAAACAGACGGCTTTTTAGTGGAAAATTCTTGGGGAGACGAAAAAGGTTTTAAAGGCAATTATTATATGTCAAAGACTTGGTTTGATGACTATACGTATCAAGTTGTTGTAGATAAAAAATGCGTGCCACAAAATATATTAAATGTATTAAAGCAACAACCCATGCTATTGCCTTATTGGAGCCCGTTTGGTGCTTTATTAAAAGGTGGTTACTAAGGCTGTAGTTAAAAAAAATTGATTTGCAACTTTAAGAAATAAATGTATAGTTATTCAAAACTATTGATTTAATACAATGTCTACAATTGAACGTAATCACATCGGACGTAAGATTGAGTATCTGGTTTCTCGTTATGCTAATGATAAAATTAAAATCCCCGAACACCAACGCAATGCAAATGTTTGGACTGAACAAAAGCGCAAGTTATTTATTGATTCATGCAAAAGAAATATGCCATCTCCTTCTATTTTGATTTATACTGATGAGAACGATGAACAATGGTTTGAAGATGGTCTTCAACGTGTAACAACATTGAAAGACTTTATTCAAGACGAATTTTCGGATTCATCTAATAGAAAGTATTCGGAATGGTGCGAAATTGAAAAATTTCGTTTTGGAAACTATGAGATTATTGTTGTTGAATATAGCGGAGCAACACCGGAGGAGCGTGTTATGATTTTTGACAGATTTCAAAATGGCTCGCCATTGAAAACAGGCGAGCGTCTTCATGCATTGAGCTATACTCCGTTGGTAAAGTTTACAAAGGAGATGTTTATGAAGTATACAAATAGTGACGGACAGGAAATGAGAGGGAAGTATCTTGACCGCGCGCAACTTGTGTGGGGTGCAATTAAATGCGACAACACCGACAAGCGTTATGATGAACTTCACAAGCTAGTTGCGTTGATAAATGGAATTGTGCATGGTTGGAAGTCTTGCAACGGTATTACAAAGTCATATGAGGAGCTACGTGAAACTCTAATGACGCCTATTAGTAATGAAATGAGGGACAATGCAGAGCGAGTTATTGATGAATTGCTCATTATTTATGAGGAAGCAGATGTAAAGTATCCGCTACAAGGCAAGAAACATCTTAATGTTCAGAAAACTATTGGAAACTTTACAGGTGCGATTGTGTATTCATTGAAAATGTTTCCAAATGACTGGGAACGTCTCCATAATGGATGGCTAGACTTTCTTGTTAGTTATCGCAAGGATAACACTTTACTTGAAACCAAAATCAAGAAAAATGTGGCAGACTGCCGTAATTGGACCGAAGGACGCTGGCGAACAACATACAAGCATGTATTCAATATTGCAGGACAAAGTGAACATATCAAAAGCCCTCTATCTGAAGACAGCGACGAAGATGAGTAATCACTAATGCTAAGAAAAAGAAAAATAAATTTTTTTTATATAATTTCTCAAGAGTTTTTTATTTATAATTTATTTATAATTTATTAATAAATTATATAAAACTTATTTGATTAATAAGCTAATAAGGTTGTGAATATTAAAATGGAGTCTTTAACAAATGCCATTAATATTCTTAATATTAGTGTAAATGCAAATGAAGAATGTATGATATGTAAAGACGAATTGCAATGTGGACAATGTTATACATTACCCGAATGTAATCATAGTTATCATACACGTTGTTTAATTAGTTGGTTTAGAAATGGTGACTCGCGTTGTCCATATTGTGGAAATAAAGGCATTAATAATAAAAACAATGACACTTTGCGTAATGTAAGAGGCAAATATTTTACTACAGTATATGAAGCACAAATGTCAGCAGATATAAAAAAATATGTTTATTTGAAAAAAAACGATACTAATAAAAAATGTCTTGAAACACGCAAGCAATTCGAAAAAATTAAAGTATTAGAAGAAAATTATAAGATTGAAGCGCAGAAGTTGAGAGACTTACAACAATCTCTCAAAGAAACACCCGCAATATATAGTGAAGCTAAAAAAAATATTATGTGTTACAGAAGTAAAAAATGGAAAATAACTAGACAAATTAGATTAGAACAAATGAAAATAGTAAATACTAGTTATATTATTCCTTTAATTATTCCGTTGTCTGTTACACTATAATATGAACTTCGTGTTCATTGTTTGCTAGGCCATTGCTTAATAATCTTTCAATATGTAAAGCTAAATAAAATTTGAATTCATTAGTATATAAAAAAACAGTTTTATTATTATTATCAGGGTCTGAATAGCTAATAATATTAGAATTACTTAGTATATTATGTCTACAATTTGGGCACGTTTGATGCTGTATTAGCCATTGTTTTATAGCACCACTATTAAATATATGTCCGCATTCTTTAATCATTGTTACATCATCGCAATTTGAGAATTTTTCGTGTGTTATAGCGCAACTATCATTTGTGGGATTTTCTATATTTCCATAATACAAGTCAATAGTGTTTGACTTAATTAGTGCATATATATTAGTATTCGATAGTTTTATAAAATCATCAAAATCATAATTAAATAAATGGGCATTGTTTTCATTGGTGCTAATAACATTGGTATTGCTAATAACATTGGTATTGCTAGCAACATTGGTATTGCTAGCAACATTGGTATTGCTAGCATTAGCATTATTAATATAATAATTATTCATATACATAACATTATTCAAATAAGTTATGCTATTGTTTAAATAATTAACGCTATTATTTAAATAATGTATATAATTATTTGAAAATGTTAGTAAATTATTCATAGTCGCAGCATTTATAGAGTCATTAGCATTTATAGAGTCATTAGCATTTAATGCATTCATATAATAAATGTATAATATAAATTATATAAATAATATATATTTAAATATATATAATTAAATATATTGTTATAAAACTATTAAGCATATGAATAGTCAAATAGATTATAAATATTTAGTAGCTAACGATTTAATAGATAAATATAATAATAAGGGATTAAGTGGATTATGTAATTTAGGAAATACGTGTTATATAAACTCGTGTATGCAAATATTATCACAATGTTATGAATTAAATGAGTTGATTACTGGTGTTGGAGAACATATATCTAGTGAAAATGGACTAGTTTTGAAAGAATGGAAAGATTTGAGAGATTTGTTATGGAGTAAAAATTGCATAATTAGTCCAAATAGGTTTATAAATGCAATACAAAGAGTTGCTGCATTAAAAAAATGTGATTTATTTACAGGTTATGCACAAAATGATTTGCCAGAGTTTTTAATATTTATTTTTGATTGTTTTCACGAAGCATTGCAACGAAAGGTGCATATAAGTGTTGATGGAAAAACAGAAAATGACCTTGATGAATTAGCGAAGACTTGTTATGAAATGATAAGAGCTACTTATAGTTCTAGTTATTCTGAAATTATTGATTTATTTTTTGGAATACACGTTTCGCTGATTATAACAAATGACAATTCAAATAAGATTTTGAGTATTAAACCTGAGCCATTTAGTACAATTAATTTACCATTACCAACAGCACATAAAAAATGTTCTATATATGATTGCTTTGATTTATATACTAATTATGAGTTTTTAGAAGGTTCAAATGCGTGGTTTAACGAAAAGACGAATAATAAGCAAGATGTTGTAAAAACCATTAAATTTTGGAGCTTACCAAATATATTAATTGTAGATTTTAAGAGATTTACTAATTCAAATCAAAAATTAAATCATATAATTCACACTCCTTTATTGGGGTTAGACCTGAGTAAATATGTTATAGGTTATAACAGAGAGCAATATGTTTATGAGTTGTTTGGAATTTGTAATCATTATGGAGAAAGTCACGGCGGACATTATACTGCATATATTAAAAATTCTAATCAAAAGTGGTATCATTTTAATGATACAAATGTGACTGAAATTAGTGAATCGCAGTTAATCACGGCAAAAGGATATTGTTATTTTTATAGAAAATTACTATAGATTATAGAATTATAGAAAATTAGATTATTATTATTTTATTAATATATTAATATAATAATAATATAATATGGCATTAGTTAATAATATAACGCAAGATTTTTACAATAATTTAAATAATTTAGGCACTAATCCTTTTGTATTAGTGGTGCTTATTGTTATTATTATGGTTTATTACATAATATTTTCATTTTTAGGCACTTCATACGACTATGGAAATATGCCTTCTAATCGAAGTGGAGGACATTACATTATTGAGGCCTTACTATGGGGAATATTTATTCTTTTAATTTTTGTTAATGGACTGGCGTATTTTTTCAATATTAATATTGTAACTGAATTTAAACATTTATTTTCTAAAAACCCAGAAATAACTATAAAATCAGTAGTAGACCAAGCTGATACATCTATGAATGCTACTGATACTGCTACTGATACTGATACTGCTACTGCTAACGAAGTTTATCACGTTCCTGGTAATAGATTTACATATCACGATGCTAAAGCTGTGTGCAAAGCATTTGATGGAGAATTAGCTAATTACAATCAATTAAGTGAGGCCCATAAAACCGGAGCAAGTTGGTGTAGCTATGGGTGGACAAAAGACCAGTTAGGGCTTTATCCAACAAGTCAAAATGATTGGACAAAGTTACAGGATAAAGAGGGTCATAAATATGACTGCGGACTGCCTGGTATAAATGGTGGCTATGTTCCTAACCCTCATACTAAATTAGGTTCGAATTGTTATGGTGTAAAACCTAAACAAAGCGAACTCGAAAAAGCATATGTAAATAAAGATTTATATCCTAAAACAACAAAAGAATTATTATTTGAGCAACGTGTGCAATTTTGGAAAGACAGAATAAGTAATGTATTAATAAGTCCATTTAATAATTCTAACTGGTTCAAAGTCTCTTAATACTTATTTTTTCCGTGTTGATTTTTTTTGTGTTTTTTTCCGTGATTTTTTGCTAAGTTGCTTCTTTGTTGAATCAATTAAACCATATAATTTGAAGAATATTTGCTCATTTATAGTAGCCTTATCTGGTGTAATTGAGTTTTTATAACCAGCTTCGTTACTGTAAGTAAGCGGTTCTTTCAAATTCGATAACTGGCTTTCTAATATATTAAAACCAGGAAGCATAGCTAATTTATTCAAACTTGGTTTTGTTTTATCTAGATTGTCAAGGTATTTCAACATAGTTTGATGTATATTTATATATATTTATATATTTATATATATACATTTATATAAATTAACTTATTTTGTAAGTTCGTTTAATTAAATTGTTTGTTTTAAATGTTCTTTTTGATTTTATAAACTCAATGAGTTCATTTTCAATAGACTTACTATTTTCATAATCTGTAAAAAACTCTTTAAAACAATCCTCTAAAAATTTAAAGCTTAGCATATTATATTGCTTCATTTGCGTTAAACTTAATTTGCCATCGCTTATATTTATTAGTGGATAGTTTGCATTTTTAGAATCGTAATAATTAAAAATTTGTTCTTCAATATTATTTTTTTCTTCTCGTAATAGAGAGATTTGACTATATAATTTTTTATATTGATTGTCTAACGCAACCCAGGTTTTTATGCTATTTTGAATAGTTCCATCATAACTCTTAGCTTGCTCATTCATAATAATATTATTATTAATATTATGAATAAAATTTGTTGTTTTAGTTTTAAATTAAAATCTCTCAATATTTGTTTTTATATTTTATTTTTTATTTTTTACCTTCTTCTTCTTCTTTGTGATGACCTGTTACGTCTTCTGGAGCCTCTTCTCTTGGTTCTTCTGTATGAAGACGGGCCCTTCATATATTGTGTGGCCGCTAATAGCGCCGCTGGAACAGTTATTTCGGCTAAAAACGAACCGCCTTTTCTTCCTCTGCCGGTTTTTTTTCCTCTGCCTTTGCCTTTTCTTGAACCGCGTCTTCTACCTCCGCTTGTTACTCCTGGAATGTCAAAGTCTAATCCGCCGCTACCGCCCATACTTGGCATCGGTTCGTCCTCCTGCATTTTATATATATTATAAAAATATAATAATTTATTATAAAATATAATAATTTATTATAAAATATAATAATTTATTATAAAATATAATAAAATAATAATTTATTTATTATAAAATATTATAAATTAATAATATAAAAACTTGTTAATTAACTATAATTACCTATAATTGTAATTTATTCAATTTATTATATAACTTTTTAAATCTTATATTATATTTTAATAATAGAAATAATACTCCTAAATGTAAAACAAAACTAATAAATATAAAAAATAGGAAAAAATATAAATATATGTGTATTTGCTTTAAGAAATAATCCATAATAGGATTGATTATAGAGCTCATTTCTTTTTTTATTTCTTCCGATTTTAAAAAATTAATACAATGATATGCAATACTTGATTCTGTCATAGCAGTCGTAATCGCCTCTTCTTCTTTACTAATCTCATGTTTACATTTTTTCAATCTAATATTTTTAAAAACCATTATTTCAATTTATAATAATAATAATAAGTATATTATTTATTACATTTATGCGTGAAAATATAAATTCATTTTTCTAAAGTTTTATATAATCAATAAATGAATAATCATATTTACGAAATATGTGAAAATTTTGATTTTGGTAGTTTAAAGTTAGAAAATCCTACACTTCTAAATGCTAACATATATTTCAGTAAATTAAATACTAATCCCAATAAAAATTTTTACATTCAACTTCCTAAATGTAAAACCAAACAAGGTATTATTCAAGCAAACACTAAATGTTTTTGCGATTTAGAATTTAATAGCAGTGACAAGCTAATTGTAGAATTTTTTGAAAATCTTGAAAATTATTTTATAAAAGAAATATGCAATAATAAATCATTATGGTTTTATGATTCTGCTAATATATCTAATGATGACATTAATGATTTTATTACTCCTGTTATGAGGTCATATAAAGGCGGAAAGAAATTTTTAATTAAAGCAAATATAAAGCAAGAAAAAATAAACCTTTATGATGAAAACGAAAAGAAGCTTACTTTAGCAGACTATGATAGTAATAATGAAATAATCCCACTATTAAATATAAATGGAATACGATTTTCTAAATCTTCATTCATCATTGATATTATATTAGTGCAATTTATGGTATTATATCCATCTGATACTTTAGAAAATCAATTATTGATAAAAATTAATAAAAAAAAGGAACCTACTTTAGAGAGTTCTAATAAGGAAAAGGTCGATGACGAAAATAGTAAAATAAATATAGACTTTCAACCCGTTAAGTTAGTAGAAGACGAAGTAGAAACAAAAGAACTTAAAGACCAAGCAGAAGCTGTAACAAAAGAACTTAAAGACCAAGCAGAAGCTGTAACAAAAGAACTTAAAGAAGATAGCGAAACAAAAGAACTTAAAGAAACCAGCTCTTTCAAATATTTGATGAATAATTTAGAATCAAATGAAACATTAGACGACGATTATGCGTTAGAAATAACTGATTTGGATGTTATTACTGAAAATAGTGAGCCACTAGAATTGAAATCACACGAAAGTATATATTTAGAAATATATAAGAAGGCTAAGCAAAAAGCAAAAGAAATAAGAAGAAATGCAGTAGAAGCATTTTTAGAAGCAAAAAATATAAAACTTAAATATAATTTAACAAACATTGTTAATGATAGTTCAAGTGATGAAGATAATTAAGTAGTAATCCATTATTTAATAATTAAACTCTTTAATTAATTATTAAACGTTTATTTAATAATCATTATTTAAATATTATTAAAAATTTTTTATTATTTATTTTATATAAAATGGCTGTTACAAAAAAGATTTTCAAAGGGCGCTTTTTAAAAGGAATTAAAACTGATCATATTTTAGGAATATTAGCATTAATTTTTGTTGCTGTACTTTTATTAAATTATTCAAAAGGTAAAAATTTATTGAGTTTACCAATGACAAATAGACTTAACTATTCTGAATTAAATGGTCAATCCAACGAAGTAAGTAACCAACCATTGTCTGCAACATATGCTCCATATAACGGTGTATCAAATTCATCTGTAGCAACATCAGCTGATAGTCCGACTGCTATTAACCAGGTCGCATCTAATAAAGCAATACCAAATCCATCTGACCTTTTACCATTAGGTAATAATAATATGTGGTCAAATTCTATACCACAAGCTGATGCCGATTTAAAAAATATTAATCTATTAAATCCTGCACAGTTAGTCGGAATTAATACACAAGGTTCAAGTTTAAGAAATTCTAACTTACAATTAAGATCTGAACCAGCAAACCCCAGATCAAATACAAATTGCCCATGGAACATTTCAACAATTGAAACCGACCAATTTAGAAAACCTTTAGAAATAGGCGCTTAATAACTTGTGTAACTAACTTGTGTAATAAACTTGTGTAACTAACTTGTGTAATATAATATAATGACTAGTAAAATTATATTATATTATTACATATAAATATATAAATATATATAAATGAAAACAACAACATTAGTAAGTAATCATTTGTTTAATGTTATTTTAATAATATTTATTATTATTATTGCTTTAAGGTTATATTTAAATAGTGATTCTTTTAACTTAAGATGTATTATTTCCAATGTTAATGGTAATACATATTGCGTGAGAGATAGAAATAAACTAAACTTGGCAGCGGACAGATTAGCACACGTTAATAATAACTTAAATAAACTAGTAAATCATTTATCAAAAAAATACCCAGAACAAGAAAATGTGCAACGTCTTATAAAGGGTTATAACCCGAAGAAAATATATGAAACACTTCCTACAAGCGAATTTACAGCTTACAGCGAAAATAAAGGCGAAAAAATCGCCTTTTGCTTAGATACAGAAAAAAACAATAAAGGACGTTTAATAGATATTAATACATTGATGTATGTTGCATTACACGAAGTTAGCCATATTGCTACAAAATCAATAGGGCATAACGACGAGTTTTGGAATAACTTTAAATTTATGATAACAGAAGCAAAAGCTATAAATATTTATAACCCAGTCGATTATAAAAAAGAACCCGCTCGTTATTGCGGAATGAATATTACTGATAACCCATATTATGATGTTAAATAATTATATTATATTATATTATATTATATTATATTATATGAATTTATATATAATTTCATAAATATTATAATTTTGCTTGCTTGTAGCGTTTGAATTATTATTAATAATGTTTTTGCTATAAAAATATAAATTATGCTTATCAATATAACTATTTAAATCAGGAAAATAACAATCACATTCAAAATCGGTATCTAAATACGTAATAATTAGCTCATTAATATTGAAAATACTGTTTTCTTGCTTCCTATAATTGTTCAAAAAAAGTTCATATATTTCAGCACCTCCAATAATCCACACTTGTGAATAGTTTTTAGTTTTAACAAACTCTTCCAATAATTCCAATGTTGTAAAAGTTTTTACGCAATTTTTACTATCACAATTATCCAATACTAAGGATTTAGACAAAATTAGGTTGTCTCTATTTGCAAGTCCTTTAACATTATTAAGGCTTTCAAATGTTTTTCTCCCCATAATAATAGCATTATTACCATTGCCACTAGTTAATTTTTTAAATTTAGCCATATCGCTTTTTATATCCCATAATAATGCATTATTTTTACCTAATCCTCTATTTTTACAATAAGCGACAATAATATTTACAATCATATTTATATAAAATTAAACTCTTATATTTATATAAATGTCAAATATATTTAAATTTTATATAAATAATAATAACTCTTTTAATGACGTTTATTTATTTATCAATGCTAAATATATAGCCACTAATTCGACTATTCCCAGCATAGATGAGCTAAATGCTAATTACAATAATTACAATAGTTTTATATATAGCGACATATATGAAAAACATTTTACCAATGATTTTAATAACAATGATTTAATGTATTTAAAGACTTACAACAGCAATATAATATTTATTGATGACACTATATATATTGATGACACTATTGAAACAGTTAAATTAAAATTTATTAAACATTATAACAAAAAAGCGAGCGAAGACAAAAAGCTATGTTTTGAAGAGCTATATTTTTATTGTTTAACGCAATCAAAATTAAATAAAATGGAATTATTCAATGCTATTACATCCAATAATAAAAACGACTTAACAGAGGAAAATTTAAGCGCCTATTTAATAAATATTAATGAAAAGCAAGAAATACTCGAAAGTTTAGAAAAGAAAGAACTCTATACTTATGAAGATATTGATGCTATTACTATAAATGCTATTACAGAATTTATATCAGTCGGTCAAAGTCTATTAAAGCCGTTGCCCAATTATGTAGTTAATCCTTATTATTCTAATAGCGCCACCAAATCTTTGGCCTCATTTATTGCTACAAATAATTCAAATATGGTATTTGATTATGCAATATATAATAATAGCATATTTGTATGTTTAGCAAGTTTATTACTTGAAAACCCGAGTCAAGAAACAGACGATGAAACACTAATAAAAGTGTATTTTCAATTTTTATATTCTAAAAATATTATTAATAAGAGAGATTTTTTAGCGCAAAAAATAGAACTGCTAAAGAAAAGTTCCGAATTGATAGAAGACACCTATTTCAATAATAAAAATAAATTCAAATTAGCACTCTATAAAATTTATAATAAATCAAACGGTTTAAAATATGAATCTAGTGGTATTAAAAGTATTAATATTAATATTAATAGTGCGCTAAACTATAATATATCATTAGAAACCTTATTTAAACTATTTACAAGTAGCGAACTTTATCCATTTATCAAATACAACCCTGGCAAAAAATTGGAAAATTTGTATCGCCTTTATTGTTTAGAAGAAAAAGAAATGACTAGCAAAAAGGTCCCGCTATTAAGCAAAACGCTAATATTAAAATATGCCAAATTTTTAGGCAAGTCGCACACAATCTCTTTTTATGTCAATTCTAAAGAGGATTTGTTTGTAAATAATGTTAATGAATTTCTTATAGAGTTAGAAGATAATGGAATTATTAATGTTAAAATAGACTTTAAAAATGTTATAGATTTAGAAAAAATCAATACTTTAGTTGCTACTAATGTTAATAATATTATAAAGTTTATTAGGAAATTTGTTGTTAATAATAGTATTGACTTATTTGACAATTTACTCAACAAAAATGTTGAAATAAATTCTATAAATTATATGACAACTATTAAAGTCAAAGGCGCTCTTAAACCTAACGCTATTGTAAATTGTAGCAGTTATTTTTTCCACACTATTAGCTCTAATTCAGAGGAAATAGTTATGCGTTATAAAAATGTATCAAACTTTAGCATTATGAATTCCGAAGAATCGTATATAATAGAACTTATTAAGCAAAAGGCCAGTGAAATGGATATATTGCACAAATTAAAAGATAACTTTAACTTGTCGCTTGAAGATGCGCGTTCAAGGTTAATAGATGTGATAAATTCTCTCAAATTATTACAAAATACATTCAATCATAAAAAAATAACTATTAAAAATAATCCAGGCTTTCAAACAGTGTTTAAGAAGACGAATTCAAATAGTCTTGTTATTAATATTGAAAATATTGATAATATTAACTATTTAGACACTATTCCTATATATATAGATTCGCTTACTAAAATACTTTTTAATAACATTGAGGACGAGACTATTAATTTAGAAGTTAACAATATATGTAAAAAAACACAGCCTTTAGATGAAACTAAAGAAAAAACTTTTACAAATATAGAGGCCACTACCAATAAAAATATTACTCATTTATTAGAAAATGAAGACGACGATGATGACGAAGATTATAGCGCACATAATGATTTAATGGATATACTTCTAGACGATGATGACGAAGATGGCGATGGCGACGACGATGACGACGATGATGATGATGATGATGATGATGATGAAGACGAAGACGAAGACGACGCTGATGATGAAAACATAGAAAAAGAAGAAAAAGAAAACATAGAAAATGCAGATGAAGACAAAGATGAAGACATAGAAAACATAGAAAATGAAGACAAAGATGAATACATTGCAACTGAAGAAATTCAAGCAACTAATCCTAATCCTAATCCTAATCCTAATCCTAAAGAAACAATAAAAGAAGTCGTACATGACGAACAACAAGAAGATAAAGCATATAAAGAAACACTAGCCGAAGACGAATTTAAAGAAGTATCAGAAAAAAGCAATCCTATATTAAAAAGACTAATTAATAAAGAACCAAAGCTATTTACAACAGATAAAAATAAATTTTATACTGAATATTCGAGATTGTGCCCAGCAAATGTTAAAAAACAGCCAGTTATTTTAACAAAAGAAGAGAAAACATATATAGACACTCATCATAGAGATTCATATACAGAAAGTTACGAATATGGCACAAAAGAAGGTAACAAATATTATTATATATGCCCAAGATATTGGGACCTTGAAAAAAATATTAGTTTAACACACGCAGAAGTAGAAAGCGAGCGTTATGGAAAAGTCATTACAAAAAAGAATAAAAACGGCACTTATGATGGTAATATTATGGAATTTACAGATAGTAAATATCATATTGACGAAAAAGGAAATTATATAGATCATGTTCCTGGGTTTTTAGATGAAAAACACAATAGAAATGGGTTTTGCTTACCTTGCTGTTTTAATAATAAGCTATGGAATAAATCACAACAAAAACAAAGACGCAGCAAATGTTTAGATTTGGACTATAGCACTAATGACAACAAAAAAGACTATTATAACTATATTAAAGGTCCCGAAAAAACGCCGTTAGAAAAAAGCAAAATTGGTTTTTTGCCGTTAAGTATTCAAAAAATATTACATTTTGATAATTTAGATTGTGTTACTAAGCAAGCTCCCAATTTATTAAGAACAAATCGGCAATGTTTGTTGCGTTATGGTGTTGAAAACAGTAATAAGCAATCATTTATTGCGTGTATAGCTGACTTATATGAAACATTGGTTTTAAATAATTCCAAGTCTATTTCGATAAATGCTATGAAAAAAATAATTGTTGCTAGCATTACTATAGATAGCTTTATAAAATACAACAATGGCAATTTACCGCATATTTTCATTTCTAAAAATTTTAGTGAATTAGTAAGCACTATTAAATTAGACAAATATAAGTCAAGCATTTTATATAAGCAACTTGTGTCAAAAACAACCAAAAAACTAGATGACCCCAGTCACATAACTTTTATTAAAAAAATCATAAATAGTTTCGAAAATTTCAAAGCTTATTTGGAAAGTTCTAGTTTTATTGATTATACATATTTATGGGATATAATATGCAAAAGTAATGATTTGTTGTTTCCTAATGGATTAAATTTAATAATTTTAGATATTACAAACGAAGACACTACTGATAATGTTAAAATTATATGCCCTAAACAAAGTTATAGCAATGAATTTATAGATTTAAAAAAGAAATGCTTATTGTTAATACAAAAAAACGAGTATTTTGAACCCATATATTTAATAAATAATACTATTGACTATTATATTGTAAAAACCTTCAGTTTTGCAAAGAGCAATGAAGATAAACTGCTAGCAGGCTTCAAAAATATTTTAAATAGCATTAGAAATTCGATAAATTCTAATTGCGTCGGCTCTATAGCTACCAAAAAAAACGATGCCGCCTTTTACGATTTTAAGCCAAATATACATTTAGATAATGTAATCGCTAGCATAACACAGTTAAAATATGAAATTAATTATCAAATTATGGATTATAATAATAAAGTTATAGGCCTATTAATTAATAACAACGCCATTCACGGATTTATACCTTGTTATCCGTCCGCATTATCGTCCATTTATGAAACTATTCCGTATAAAATGATTGACGAAATAACGGAAAGCGAATATAATGACTACAATTCTACAAAACATATTTTAGAAAAGGTTTATTCTTCCAGTAACAAGAAAATTATGTGCAAACCCTTATACAAAATTATAGAAGATAGTTTGATTATTGGTATTCTTACTAATGGTAACCAGTTTATTCAATTGAGTAAACCCGAATTTAATAATAATGGCGATGAACTTAAAGAAATCAACGATAGTAACTATGTTTATATTGATAAAAATATTCAGACAAATCTCTCTCAAGACAATGAACGAAGCGCTACTGTTAATAATATAAAATTAGAAACACAATTTTACAACAGCTTCAAAAACACGTTTAAAAAAATATTAGGTATGCACAAGCATAGCCTTTATAAAGCAAGCATTATTAAAATTATTAATGCTAACTCGATGCTATATTTAGATAAAATATCTAATATTTACAATTTGCTGAAAACAATTGGAGAGAATTATATAATATTTGCTAAGTATGATAAAAATATATTGGCCTCTATTAAAAAAATAAGCTCTTGTGTTGATGCCGATGAGTGTAATACCTCTTTTTGTATGAAGTCAAATGACATATGCTCTTTGATTATACCTAAGAAAAATTTAATAAATGGAGAACAAAATGAGGAAATATACTATAGCCGTTTATCTGACGAATTTGTAAGATATAATAAGTTTAAAAATTTTATTTTCGAAAATAACATTTCATATAATTATGGGTCGGTAGAATACACTATTTTAGAAAACGAGCTTTTACTGTTTCATTCAACACTAACGCAAGAATATTTGAAAGATTTAATAAGTAGCAATAGTCAAAATAATTTGAAAAATACGTTTGATATTCTAGGTATTGTAGAGTCTAAAGAAATTTTGAATTTTAAAAATTTGAAAAAAGAAAAAATTATTATTGCTGCCACAAAAGATAAATTACAAACAATTCAAGAATATTATGATAAAAATAAGTCGGATACAGATGCATATGCGGATACGGATGCAAAATCACAAATCAAAATCAAAGCTCCTAATGTAGCTAAAACAGACGACTCTGCTACACCAGCACAAGACACTAGCATTAGCATTGACACATCTGAAATAGCACAAAACCTGCAATTTATTGCGCAAAATAGCGACCCTAGTTATAAGTGCGAGTTTTATAAAAATTTAATTAGAGAGGGTATGCGCCTTAATTTTAAAGAGCCATTATATGAATTAGGCTTTCATTTAAACACTAAGCTATGTTCTTTTCAATTAATATTAATTATTATTAAGCACAATAATAGCATACAAAATAGCAATTTGACAATAAATGATATAAAGAAAAAATTATACGAGCTTTACACCAAGGATGCAAATTTTGAAATATTATGTTATATTTTATTGAAAAATAATAAGAAAGCTATACTCGAAAAAGTTATTAATAAAGAGCTAAGTTTTGAAGACTTAATGTATAGCGACGCATATTATATAACCTATATTGATATTTATATGTTAGCAAAAGAATATAATTTACCAATAATATTCTTATGTAATAGCGCTATTGATTTAACAATAACCGATGAAAATTATATTATATGTAATATAAATAAACTGAATCAGGAATATTATTTCTTCAAAGTCCCTAGTAAATATTCGCGCAAAAAAGAACATAATTATAAACTGCTTTTTACTAAGCAGTCAATCAAAATTAATATTGAAAATGATTTATTAGATACTCCAAATTATAAATTATATAGCAAGCTTAAGAAAGAGCTTAAATTATTTATTAATCCGTTAGAAAATTACATCACAAATTATGATTTGTCAAAATTAACAAATACAAAATATAAAGTGAGACAAGTCAAAAAAGTTGAAATAAAAAAATAAAATAATAGAATTGTTTGTTAATATTCTTAAAAATCCAACTCATAATCATCGCTCTTTCCAATATTAACATTTTGCATACTATTAACTGTTGCCTCAATTAATAAATTATTAGTGCTACACTCATTGCTAGTAACAGCATTTAGCTGGTCCATTAAAACCTTTTCATCCATCTTCTCGTCCACTGGAACAACGTCTTTATTAGGTTTAATAGTCATAATAAAGTCATTGTCAATTAATACCTTAAAACTGCTTGTCCCATAATACCCCTCTTGTCCGCACATAATATTTGCAGAAACACCCTTCATATTATCAAGTTCTCCGTGTTTTGCAGCTTTTAAAAACATTTCCGGTGTCTCTTCAAACGACGCCTTTGCAATTGCACCAATATCATCGTTATTAATGCCGTGCCTAAAAATAGAAACCATCTTATCATTACACGTCATTCTATCCGCCAAAATTGTTAAGTGGCGATAATTAATATATGTGCTATCAAATTCAATGACCTCTGAAAACTCATCAAATATGCTTTGGCGCGCTGCCTCAATCCCTAATACATTATAAATTTCAATAATATGACTTGAAACAGTTCGCGTTTTATCAACAAAATCAAGCGCCAAGATATCTAGTAAATTAGTGCCAACAGTATCTAAAACCCACAAATCTTTTTTAATATATTTTGTATCAATTTCTTCAAAATTGTCCGTAATTTTTCGCAATGATACCTTATTAATATTTTTAATACCGCGTAAAATCAGGTTATCCAGTAATTCGTCTTGCAAATTTCTCAATAAATAAATCTCATCGCTTTGGTCGAGAGTCTCTAAAACATTTTTGTTCTTCTTTTTCTTTAAAAGTTGCAGATTTCTATTAATCCTAATTCTAAAAACTAGCTTATCAGAATTATAATCTGTATACATACACGTCAAATTATTATAACTATTCATTAAACCAAAATGAATATCGTCCATCGAAATATTTGTATCTAACATTTCGGTTCTATTCATAGACATTCTAATAATCCACTTCGATTTTTCCTTATCTTTATTTGCATCATAACTAGTATTACAATCATCTAATAATTTTTCAAATTCATTGTATTCTTTCATCATAGTCACGTCTTCTGCAATTAAAGAATTCATATCATCAGGGTCAAAGCAAATCTCAATTGACTCCACTAAGGACCGCAATTTAGTATTTTCAATCTTTGTAATATATTCTTTCACTTTATTTTGGTCATAACTTTCGGGCTTATTTAAATAAATAGAGCACGATAAGCTTTTAGGATTATCACTTAAAGACAAGATTTCCTCAATACGTGGAACACCACGTGTTACGTTGGATTTTGAAGCTACACCGGCAAAATGAAACGTGTTTAGCGTTAATTGTGTTGTAGGTTCGCCAATGCTTTGGGCTGCAATCATACCAACCATTTCACCGGGTGCAATTAGCGATTTTTTATATGCGTTATTAATAACCGTCATTAAAAGTTCAATAGATTTACGAGTAAGGCGCTTATACATTAATAAATCTTTGGGGCTCAAATAGTAAAAGTATAAGACTTTAAATAGCTTGTTTGGCTTACAATAATTTAGCTTATTTAAATTCTCATAATTAGTTTCAATCATTTCAAATACTTCTAGCGGAGTAACATCAATAATCACGTTTTCCTCTTGATTTCCCGCAATATTGTTAATTATATGCGTAAATGACACAGGAACATTTACAGACGGTTTATAAATACCATTGAAAATTTTAGCAATTACATCTTCACGTGCTTGTAGCATATAATCAATGTAATATTTGCATTTTTTATCTAATTCGGACTTTTGCTTTTTAAATTTGCTATAAGCTTGCTTGGTGTATAATGTTCCATATATGGAGTCTTTAGAATAATCATTAGGCATTTGATAGTGCCCGTAAATTTCTTCAATAGACATATTAACAAATGGCACCTGTTGCGACTCAACCCTAACCGGGTCAAAGCTATCATCTCCGTACTTAAATTGGATAATCTTGTTTTTATTATTACGTACTGTCATATCATAATGTACCATTAAGTCTTCTAACCCTTTAATTAGGCGGCGCTGAATATAGCCGGTTTGGCTCGTTTTGCATGCAGTATCAATCAAACCAACACGGCCACCCATAGCATGAAAGAATAGCTCGTCTGGGTTTAATCCACTAATAAACGAATTTTCTACAAATCCACGAGCATTAGGCGAATCATCGTATTTAGTATAATGCGGTAATGTTCTATCCTCAAATCCATAAGGAATACGTTTGCCATCTACGTTTTGCTGTCCTAAGCACGAAATCATTTGTGAAATATTTAAGTCGCTGCCTTTTGACCCAGCATTTACCATCATTACAAAACGATTATGTGTATTGAGATTTTGGCGACCTAATTTACCGGCTTCAAAAGAGGCCTTATTTAAAATATTATTAATACGTGTTTCAAATTCTTGGACATTTGAACGCCCAGTTTTATTCTCAAAAATACCTAAATGAGTTTCGTCAATTAAAGACTTGACCTCTATTTTCTTCTTATTAATTGTTTCGTTAATTTTGGCATTTGTTTCTCTATCTGCAATAAGGTCGCTAATTCCTACACTATAGCCGTGAATTTTCATATATTCGGTTACAATGTCTTGCAAATTATTGATAAAATCGCACGCACTATCAACACCATAGTCGTTATTAATTCTGTGAATTATTCCGCGAGTTGTATCACCAAGAATGCCCTTTTCAATATGTCCCCGCTTAATAGCTCCTTTATTAATTTCTAATACATTATTAGAATTTTTGTAATCTTCACTGGCTTCGTTAAATTGCTTTGTTTTATATTTTAATGTAATATTTGGAATAATTTGACTTAATAGCACAAAGCTACTTTGCAAAGGATTATCAAAATTGATTTTTGTTAAATCAATCGTTTTAAGGTGCGCCATTATATTCATTGCAGTTCGAGGATTGAAATTAATGGCTTCTCGTGTAAATAAATAACTGCTTAATAGCGAATCTTGAAAAATGCCTACAATTGATTTGTTGTTTGCTGGGCTAATAATTTGATATTTTACGGCTGCCAATGTTTTGAGTTCGATTTCCGACTCATCGTCTTGTGGCATATGTAAATTCATTTCATCACCGTCAAAATCGGCATTATATGGTTTAGTATCAGCAACATTCATTCTAAATGTGTCGCCCCGCATCATTACTTTTGCAATATGGCACATCATAGACATTCTATGGAGAGTTGGTTGCCTATTGAAAAGCACCGCATCACCGTCTAAAATATGGCGATGTACAATGTCGCCAATTTCAAGATTGATTGATTCGCGATCGACATAACGCAAACTAATACAATCTCCGTTTTTCCGCTCATAGATTTTTGCACCTGGATGAACGTCTGGACCGTTTAAAATTAACTTGCGCAAATAATTCCTATTTTGCTCATTAACAATAATCGGTTTTGTCAAATTTTTTGCAATTTTTAGCGGAACGCCTAATTCATTAATTGATAAATTAGGATCAGGTGTAATAACTGAACGTGCGCTATAATCTACGCGCTTTCCCATTAAATTTCCTCGCACTCTGCCACTCTTACCGTTTAAACGCTCTTTAATCGCTTTTAATGGACGACCAGACCGCTGAGCAACTGCTGCAACACCCGGAATCTTATTATCAACAAGAGTAGCAATATAATATTGTAATACTGTTGTCCAATCATCGATAACATTAGACCCCGATTTTTGCTCGATTTTTTCCTGCAACATTTTATTTGCTTTAACAATATTAATAATAATATGTGTTAAATCGTCTTCGCTCCGCTGTTGCGCATCGTGTTTAATTGATGGTCGCACTTGTGGAGGTGGGACAGCAAGCACTTGGCAAATCATCCATTCTGGTCGCGACCATATTGGACTAAACCCCATAAATTGCACGTCTTCATCCGAAATTTTCTTAAAAATTTTAAGCATAATTTCTGGAATAATTTTCATCGCCATTTTAGAGTCTTCTTTCTTAAAATCGTAATTATTAAATTCCTCTTCTTTATCATTCCATTCGGCAATAATTGTTGCTAAACCTTCTTTCCTAAGTTTAGGCTGTAAGCATCCGCAACCATTATGTGAGTCTTCACCACATCTATGCTTCTTACTTGCTAATGCAAATACTTTTGTCCAACGAACGTCCGCATTTAATTCTAGCAAATAATTATATTTTTCTTTATCAATTAATAGCTTAGAGCACTTAATACAAATGCATCTGCATATTTTCATAATTGTTGATAAATATTGAATATAATATACCGGTCTTGATAAGTTAATATGTCCAAAATAACCAGGCGATTGAACATAATCAAGACCGTCGGTTGGGCATATCATACCCGCATCTAAAACACCCATACGAGGGTCAAAAAGCCCCCCTAATACTGGTTTATTGTTTATATGAGTATCTCTGTTTGTTATTTCGACAACCGACCCTTTTTGAATTTCATAAGGGCTTAAAATACTAAACTGAATACCAATGATTTTAGATGGTTTCTTATTTTCAAAATCGGTCATTCTTTTATAATAGTTAAATAATATTTAAATAATATTTATTCAATTTTTAATTTTTAATTTTTTATTAATTTAAAAATTGAATTTTTTGTTATTAAATATAATATAATTTAATAATAGAACTATTATGCCTCATAAATATTGCACTAGAGCTAAGACTGCTAGTATTCCAAAAATGAACTATGTATATGATAACAGTAATTCTGATATAAGTTCAATTAGCAGTGGTTCAGATTTTGAGTATTTTGATAATAGTTCGGAAAATGGCTCAGATAATGGCTCAGATAATGGCTCAGATAATGGTTTTAATAAACGTGATTATTATAAATTTTTGCACCAACTATATCCTTCACGTTATAGTAAAAATAAATATATTAAGGAAGCAAATGAAGCAAATGAAGCAAACGAAAATATGCACAAGCGAGCAAAAAAAACGCATTTTCAAAATTTAGAGAATGCTAGTAGCGATTTATACAAGCATAATTTATTTAATAGTAAAATTATTAAAAAAAAGCATACAAATTTTTATAAGAAAAATGTTATGATTAATTCAGATACTAGTGAAGACGAAGGCGAAGGCGAAGAAAAAGAAAAAGAAAAAGAAGGAGGCAAAGGCAAAGACAAAAAAACTTTATTATCAGAAGGGTTTAAAACGCTTTTTGAAAACCTTAATAAATCTGATACTAATAAAAATATTAATATTATTGTAAATTTAAAAAAAGGGAAAAACAATATTTTCAATAATGAAACTAGAGAGACTAATGACCCTATATATTATCAAGAAGGCGATGATGATGACGAAGATGACGAAGATGATGAGGGAAGCGAAGAGGGAAGCGAAAAGGAAACAGAAAAACTTAATAAAAACACACATACGCCAATTCCTATTCCTATTCAAAAAGATGATGTAGTTCCGGCTCCGCCAAAAGTGTCAAATAGAAATTACAGGGCATTTGATAAGATTTTAAATAATGAGGAAGCAGAGTCAGAATATTTTAAAAATTGTTTATCTAAAAATTTACAATTGGAAGCAATTGCTAAATTAGAAAAACTCAAAGAATTGACTAAAATTAACAAACCTTATTTGCTTCATTTGGTTGACCTTGATATTCCCGACCAATATAAAGCGTGTGCTTTAAGAAAAATAAATATTATGCGCTTAATGTCTGGTAGTGGAAATAGTGAATATTATAAAATTAAGTCGTGGGTAGACTCGTTTTTGAAAATTCCGTTTAATAAGTATAATAATTTGCCTATTAGTTTTGCCGATGGTATTGAGCAATGTCACGAATTTATGGAAAATGCCAAAAAAATTTTAGACAGTGTTACTTATGGACTGGAAGATGCCAAAATACAAATTATGCAAATGATTGGACTATGGTTAGTAAATCCAAATGCAATTGGTTGTGCTATTGCTATTAAAGGGCCTCCAGGAACGGGCAAAACAACACTTATTAAAGAGGGTATTAGCAGAATTTTAAACAGGCCTTTTGCGCTTATTGCGCTAGGTGGGTGTGGTGACTCGGGTTTTATAGATGGTTTTGACTATACATACGAAGGCAGTAAGCATGGAAAAATTATTGATATATTAATTCAATGCGGTTGTATGAATCCGATTATTTTATTTGATGAATTAGATAAATTGAGCGATTCGTTTAAAGGGCAGGAAATTACGGGTGTGTTAACACATTTGACAGACAGCACCCAAAACTCTAAATTTAGTGACAAATATTTTTCGGAAATGAGTATTGATATGTCTAAAGCATTATTTATTTTTAGCTATAACGACGAGAGTGCCGTTAATCCTATTTTAAAAGATAGGATGTATAAAATCGAAACAAAGGGTTACAAAACTAAAGATAAGTTAGTTATTGCAAAAGATTATTTATTGCCAAAAATTAGAGAGGAAATTAAATTTGCTAGTGACACTATTGTCTTTAATGACGAATTATTAGAATATATTATTAATGATTTTACAGAAAAAGAAGATGGAGTGCGCAATTTAAAGCGCTGTTTAGAAATTATTTATAAGAAGTTAAATTTATATAGATTAATGAAGCCTAATGTAAATTTATTTGAAAATAGTGAAGGATTTAAGCTTAAGAGTAAGATTAGTTGGCCTTGTATTTTAACAAGACAGATTATTGATGATTTAATTAATAAAGCATCAACAAAAGATATTCCATATGGAATGTATACTTAACTTAGTTCAAAAACAGTTTAGTTGTTCGTTTTTTATTTAAATCCTTTTTATATATATAATGCCATTACCGCAATTTGAAATCATAAAATTAAAACAATTAAATAAATATAGACCTTATGAAAAATACGATGATTATTTGAAAGTTAAAGAACCTCGCTTTTATGCAGGATTAGTTAATCCTCAAATAACTGAAATTGCTGATGTTGCGATTGAAGAGCGAATGAGAGATGCTATTCGTTTTTTTGCATCAAAAGGGGTGGGTGAATTGACCCAAATACGTGACAATTTTGATGAAAATGCTGAAATAATAAATGGAATACAAAAATTTGTTGGTGATGATTATGCTGCGATGAATCAGGGTGTGAGAGATATGTTAGGTAATAGTGAGCTAGTATTTAATGCTATTAAAGAATATTATGAAACTGAAATGCTGAGAGCTGTTAATATTACTGACAGTTATATTTATAATTTATTGAGTGCATTTACGAAAACCACGCCCTCTCAAGAAAAATTCTATGTATTCAGATGTTTTCAACAATTACCACAATATCCTGATGCTGTTCCATTACTAGATGCTAATGGTGTTATGAAACCCCGCATTTATTTAAATCAATTTACATCAACCTCTATATTATTACGAGTATGTGATTTTTGGTGCACGCCTCCTCCTATAAATAACGCAAATCCAACAAATCCATTTGACCCAGCTAATGGAGATAATACTATAATTTGTATAGAAATACCTATAGGCACGCATGGAATTTCTATAATTAATTATGCAGGAATTCTTTACGGACAACTTACAACTATATATTCTGAATTTGAATATTTACTTCCACCAGGCGGAACTTTAGAACTTACTCGCGATACATATGACTATACAAGTATTACTAGAGCACAATTACACGAAATAGCCAGATTGGATCCGTTAAATGCGCCAATTCCAAATTTACCTGTAAGATTTCACATACCTATTTATAAGTATCATTCCTTTGTTCCAGATAACCGCTCATTTAAAAAATTAGCAAAAGATGTATACATTTATAAATTACCTGCACTTAGAAGTATATTAGTAAGAAATATGATATATCTGAAAGACCAAGTAAGTGAGTTTTCATCTAGAATACTTTCAAGTGCTAGGAGGAGGTCTGGTTATGAACGATTAGCTGAAGGTAAAAGGAAACGAAAACAAGGTAAAAAATATAGTAGAAAACAAGGCAAAAAATATAGTAGAAAACAAAGTAGAAAACAAGGAAACAAATATAGCAAAAAATATAGCAAAAAGCAAGCTTTAGAAATATAATAGTATACTATATAATAGTATATAATGAATAGTAGTAGGAGTAGTAGGAGTAGTAGGAGTAGTAGGAGTAGTAGGAGTAGTAGGAGTAGTAGGAGTAGTAGGAGTAGTAGGAGTAGTAGGAGTAGTAGGAGTAGTAGGAGTAGTAGTATAAGAAAATCCTCTATGAGTATTGCAGAAAGAAAGAGACGCGAAGACATACAAAACAAAACAATATTAGAAATTGATAGGTTAATTGAGATTATAGTTTTTATAGTTCGTGACGCAGGATATAGTATAGGATTTGATCATAACGAAGATAGTCCTAATAAGTATATATTTTTTATTAAAAATAAAAATCTAAGTATTCCCACTACAGTTAGCAGTATAGAAATTATTTTGAAAACAGATGACACAATATTGGATACCCCAATAACTAGAACGCTACAAAGAATAAGCGTTAGAACATTTTATATTGAAATGGTTGAAACTAATGAAAGTTATAGAAATAATGGGTGGGCCATATTATTATTGTTTTATACAATAGCTTATTTACAAAAACGTGAGCCTACTATTAAATTTTTCACATTAAGTGACGAGAGTGCTAGGAGATTTGATATGAAGAATAATATATATGGTAAAGCAGGATTTTTATTTGCGTATTTTGAAGAAATGGATCTTAGTCGCCCTAATACAACTAAAACAACGAGTCTAAAAAAAATATTAGACCTTAGACATTATAATAGTACTTATAATTGGGCTACTAATTGTTTATCTCAAATTGAAATATTTCTAGAAAAAAATAATATGGGCACAATTGAAGACAATATTCAAGATAATAGTGAAGACTATAATGGGGGGAAATCAAACAAACAAAGACACAAAAAGACCAGAAAACAAGGAAACAAATATAGCAAAAAATATAGCAAAAAATATAGTAGAAAATAATAAATAACAATGTAATGTTTATATTAAAAGCTTCGTGTTCTTCTAGTTAATGCGCGCGCTCTTGTAGTGCGTGGAGGTCTTACAATAGCGTCTGTATTACGAGTAGTTCTATTTCTTATAGCAGGTCGTATTTCAACACCTAACTGTGCTCCTTTATAATCATCTAGCGCATTTTGAGTATGGCGTTGCATTTTATCTTCTATATCCTCCATATTAGTTAGCGTTAAGTCTATAAAAGTTACTATGTCATTAAAACCGTGTCTTGCTAATTCTTCTTCTAAAAACGCAGGTTCATTGTGGAATCTTAGCAAGTGATTAACTCTTTCTAAAACAGTGCGAATTTGAGCTATTAATCTTAGCAAGACAATTGGAATATGCTTAACGTTATATTCATAAGAGGTTGATACACTATTTATAAAAGTTTTATATTGTCTTGATTTCAAAGTAAGGGTCGGAACTATGTTAGCTAACGTTTGTCTTAGTTGTGCAATATTATGCGTTATAGTGGCTTCAATTGATGCTAACATTGCTTGGGCACTGGCGGATACATATCCAGCTTTAGTCTTAGTTTTAGCTTTTCTAGCATGTTTTCTAGTATGTTTTCTCTTATTCTTTGTATTTCGCATATTTTATTATATATAATATAATAAAATATTTAGTTATAAAATAAATTTGCGTTATTCTTCAAAAAGCCAAGAGTAATAATATCTCTCAAAAGACGTATTTTTAAGACTAGCATACTTAAAAAATACTGTGGCCTCGACGCATAATGCCTCCAATTCTTTTTTATAATTTATAATATGTTCTTTAGCATAGTCATTATTTACGCTATAATATGGATTTTGTATAATAATACGTGCGCTAAACTCTCGCTCTGGTGGATTTATTTCAAAAGCACCAATATAATATGGGCCTTTTCTTTGATCTAGTAATGGTGGATAATAGCCAATATAAAAATAGCGCTTTGAAACATTTACACTACCATAATCGCACATTTTATACATATCTTGATACATAAAAGTAGGGAAAAATTCATTAATATGAACCATTTCGTAAATCCAAGTTCGTGCCCACTGTATTGCTGAAAAAGCTGTTAACAATTTTAAGTGTTTAGAATTTAACTTATTAGAAAAATCTTTTCCTAGCCTATTAGTTTCGCTTGTTTCAATTGTTTCGTTTAAATTAGCTTTAAAATTTAAAAAATCTGCTTTAATAGTTTCAACATCTTCTACTTCTACTTCTTCATCTTCGTTTTTATTGTCATCTTTAATATTTTGAATATTTTGAATAGAATGCGTTCTTAAAAATTCATAAAATGACGGAAATATATCAGCGCTAGCGTTATTAGTATTATTATTATTTAATAATAAATTACTTTTTCTAGTAGCGTGTTTTGTATTAGTAAAATAAATTTTATTAACGTGTGTTAATAAAAATGCATTATTACAACCTGCATAAAACAATAAAATTATTATATTGCTATAGCGCATATAATATATAGTATTTAATTTTTATATATTATTTATAATATATTAATAATTATTTATTAAACTATCAAATTCGGTTTTTTTTTCGGGTGCTAGTGGCTCATAGTCTATTATAAACTGCTCCTCATTAGTTTTAAAAGGAACGTCTGCACCTTGAAATGCTAGTGTTGGTGAAAAAAATTTGTTCTTATAATCATTATTAGTTTGAATAAATGATATATGTGATTTATTTGTTCCTCGAGCGCTTAAATAATCTTGTTGGTCACCTGTTATACAAGGGCATCCTTTAGATGTGCTATATTCGCTATTATAAAAGCAACATTCGGGCAAAAATTTGTTGTCTTCAAATAATACTTTTGTAGGGTCTATTTTAACATTAGTATATGATTTTAGATTTAATTCTGGATGTTTAAAAACCTGTGATAATGATGCTATAGTATTGTTAGAAGGTTCAAAAATAGTGCTTACTAAAGCATTGTTATTATTAGTGTAGTTTTCTTTATTTTCGGGTTGCCAATACGAATATAAACCATATAAATATATAACAAACAAAATAGTAGCTTTATCAAAAATTAAAACAAATATTATTATAAATGTAAAAACTTTTGCTAGCGTTAGCTTTATTTTATGTTTTTTATGAAACTTTTGTTTTTTAGAGAACATTTTCGTAATGCTAGCAGGAAAAATGCTTGATTTTTTTTTGCTATTATTAACCATTAATTATATTATAAATATAATAAAACTTAAAAACTAAAAATTAAAAACTAAAAATTAAAAATTAAAAATTAAAAACTAAAAAACTTTTTATTATAATTATAAAATTTCAGCTAAAAACTCGGCAAATTTTACATAAATAAACATAGCTATTATAAATACTACTAAAGCAACAAGAAAAGCCCCTCCATAAAAAATAAGTAATATAATAAGAAACGCTGCAATAATTTGACCAATAAGTGGTACAGTATTTACAGTTGAAAGTATAATAGCAGTTATAATTACTAATATTAATGCTGCTAACATCGTCATTGATATTGGAATAACAAATGCCACAAGCCAACCCATTACAAGAACAGCAAACATTAGCTTCCAAGACCTAATTAACAATATTAATGTATAGTAGATTACGGTAAACACCGACAAAATCTTTCCTAAAAAATCATTAATATTCATAAAAAATAGCCTCAATTGCAATAACATATTTTTTATGCTATTATTGACTAATCTAAAAAAATACGTTAATAAGCTAAACAAATATACTATAAAATTTTTAACACCTATAAATGCGGTAAACAATATACCAAAGAAATTACTTATATAGCCTAATATTGAATTTAAAGGTTTCTTGGCATCTGTAGCAACCTCTTCATTTAATATATTTAAACATTCATTGAAATTATTAACAATATATTCTAAGTCATTATTATTATAAACCTTGTCGCTGTTTATTATTGAAGCAAAAGGCATCATTAGCGGATTACATTTGTGGTCTTGCCAAGAATTTCTATATGCTACCAAAGTTGATTTAATATAAAAATATATAACTATTATAACTACAATAAGAATTATTATTATTGTGATCCATACATCATTGCTATAAAGTTCATTATAACTAGCATTTTCAAAATAATCACTTATTTTTTTCTCTAGACTACTTTTAGTGGTGGAATCCATATTATTATAGCATACTAAAAATAATATTTGTTTTTAGTTTAATGTTAAATAAACTAAATGCTAGCATTATTACGAATCTTAGTATTAATATTAATCTGATGACAAGGCTCTCATTGCTGTTCCTGGGAGGTCTGCGTTTAAAGCTTCGCCAAGTCTAACACTTGTTTTTATTAAATAAAATATTACTGTAACCATTGAAGATACTTTACCAAACAAATCTGCTACAGTAATAAATGCCCTGCTTAATTCCACCAGCAAAATATTAAACCGCTTACCTAAATCACCCATTACATTTAGGGTGGAACCGTGTTGAACAACTAGGCCAGTTTTTAAAGACTCTAAAATTCCAACAAATAAGTTGCCACTATCTAAAAAGTAAGAAAATGAATTATATATTGGTTTTAAAATAGTTTTCATAAAGTCCCATTGAATTTCTTTTGTGCAAGTTCTAAATGTTTCTACAGGGTCTTCATCCACTAGGCGAGCTAAAGGAATCACAAGAGGATTACATCTGTATTTATTCCAATTGTTTTTCAGTTGTGCTAATCCTATACTTAATGTAATTGATAATTGAATTAAACCGAAAATTATAACTATTAAAAATGCTTTACCTGTATCGCTTAATCCCATAATTATTATTAATTATATTATAATTATAATAATAATTAATAATAAATTTGTTTTATAACTAAATTTTTAAGTTATTTTAATATATTATTTATTATGACTCATTTGGAAAGCTATTATTACCTTCTAAATTTTGAACAAGAGTAAAGGCTTGCATTTGTGCATTGTATCCATCGCTACCATTATTACCACCTGTAGCTGACATATCTATACTAGCTTGTTTAGCTCTATTTTCTCTATTAGCTCGATAAATTGCTGCCTCGCTATTTCCGCTTATATCGCCGCCACTTATATCGATTCCATCTATATTATTTCCACTTATATCATTATTTTCGAGACTTTCTCTCAAGTTGTAGTTTCCTAAATATAAAAATCCTAATAATAGGCATATAAGAATTGTAATTATTATTTTATAATATTTTTTATTTTTCTTTCTAAATTTTAAGGCCATAAATATTATTATTATATAAATAAATTATATTATAAAAATTATATTATAAAAATTATATTATAAAAATTATATTATAATTTATTTATATAAATTATGGTTATTTTAAATAAAGATGTTAATGCTATATTAGGCGAACAACAACGCATAGACTTAGCTGCCTTAATTAAAGCAAATAAAACCGATGATTGTACGCAAGAGATCCGTTCAAAAAAGCAAAGTATTGTCATTAGCAATGATGTAAAACATTTAGTATTTTTAAAGCAAAAATATGAAAGATTGAGAAAGTCTAATCCTGTTGAGTTTGATGCTATTTGTGTAAAACAGTGCAGTTTTTTATTTAATAATTATACAGATTTATACAATAAAATTTTAAATGATAAGTTAGATTTAGCTATATTAGAGAGATTTTTAGGAATATTAAAAAAAATAGAAGATGGTGAGCTAGACCAGCACGAAGGTTCTTATTTAGTAGGAACTTACTTAAAAGAAATGTATATTGACAGTGCTTTAAAAACGGAATCGAGCAAATCTAGCAAATCTAGCAAATCTAAGCCGCCATTTTCTAAGGCTGAAAAAAAAATAAGCTATAAAGATTTTAAAGAGTTAAACAAGTAAATGTATTATAAATTGCACTCCATAAATATTTCGCCTTCGTCTTCGCCTTCTGAACTTAACTCTTTACTAACTTTAATTTCTTCGTGTAGTCTTCTATTTACAGCTTCTAATTTAATATTTTCTTGTGCCAAGGCCTTATTTTTGTTTGTTAAATGAGTAATATTGCATTTTAGCTCTCTTAATTCTTTATTAAGTAAGTTAATAATATCTTGCTGAGAGCAACAATGTCCAAACTGTGCAATGTAATCTTTTTGACTTTCAGCAAGCCATTTTTTATGTTTTTGTGATTCGAAGTGGCTTTTAACAAATTGCGAGCTAATGTCATATATCCTATTCATACACGAGCATTTAATCTTTCCATGACCGTGTTCTTTTATTAATTCAGAATACGTTTTATCTCTCAATCCCTCATTCTTTTCATCGTATTTCAATGTATAAAGATTTATCTTAACAATCATAGAAAGGTCGCTGTTAGTTGCCATATTATTATTAATGTTAATATTAATAATAATATGTGAATGTTAATATTTCAATTTTATTTACTCTTTATTGCTTTATTACTTATTTTTTGAAAAATGGTTTGCATTCGTGACTTTCACTCATTTCAAATGATTTTTGTTTTTCTGCTGTTGCTAATTCTGTTGTTGCTAATTCTTTGTTTTTTTTAATTCTCATTTTTCTAGTCTGTGCTATTTCTAAAGCTTTTATGAGAGAATTATCGATTAGTGTCATTTTTGTTAAGGGGTCGTAAATAATGGTGCTATGTTTCATTCTAGTAAATGAAGTTCTAATAAAATTAATCATATTATAAGTATTAATAATTTATTTTTAAATAAATTTAATAAATACTTTAGCATTTTTTTAAAATATGAAAATAAGTAACTTAGTAAATTATAATATAAATTATAAAATATTATAATATATTAATTATGAGTAACAATTATACTTTTATAACATACTTATTACTAGTAATATTAATATTTGTTATATTCTCTCTAAGTTTCAAATATAAATATAAAACTGCGCAAAAATTATCATTTAGGGGTTTAACAAATAAGAATTCTAATGCAACTACTAAAGAAAATTTTAGCACTATGAATATTAAAGGAGGTGGAGGATTTAAAGAAGGATTTAAAGAGGGGTTAAACGGAAGCGATTATAATAAGAAAGCAGGCGACGACATATTTAGAATGATAGAAAATAAGCTTAAAGGATTAAGCTTAGAATTGGGAGGTCCTGAAGGTAAGGCTGAAACAAAGAAAATACTTACAAATACTAAGAAAATATGCGACTTAGAATGTGCTAAATGTATGATGGCAATGTTAAACGATAAGAAATCTATTAATTCTATTAATATTGAAGGTGTATTAGATGACGAAACCGACGAAAATTGTATAAGATGTAAAAAATATAGTGCATTATCAACCTCTATTACAAGTATTATAAATAATTTGTAATGTTATTTAGGTGGTGGTGGCTGTATTGGAGACTCTATTAGTGTCTCTAATTCCTGTAAATCTTTTTGTGTTCTAATTAATTCTTCTCTTAGCTCACTAAGTTCGAATTCTTTATAAAAAATATCTTGTGGTACTGTGCGTGGTAATTCACCAGCATCACCAGCATAATTCACCATATATTGTTGAAAGAAGCTTAAATTTGTGCCCTTTATCTGTTGTTTATTATGTAGCAATAACTGCTTTATTTCTCTTCTTATACTAGTTATATCGGCTTTATGGCGAGATATTTCCTCCCTATATGATGAATATGGTTCTATATATGGTTCTATATATGACTTATCATATACTTGACGTCTCCTGTATTCTTTCGCAAAGTTTTGTAACGAAATACGGTATTGCAAAGTAGTTTGCAATTCTGTATCTAGGAGCTCAAGATATTTTTGGTCGTTTATAATATCGCCATTATACTCCTTATTTATAGTATAATCCATATAGAATTCTTTCTTTAGGAGGTCAAGATGTTCTTGGGGAGTTAGTTCTTTGCCATTATGTTTTTTTTTTATATCAAAATCTATTTGTGGATAATCATTACCTGTGTAATTTTGATAGAAATCGTATAGTTTATCAGCTTGTAGTTGTTTTTTAAAATGGTTATCTTCAGTTAGTAATAATGGCCGTATAGTTTTTCTATGAAACATTATTAGTTCTATAGTGTTAATAATATCTTGTTTTCTCTTTTCTTTACTACGTTTCTCAATCTCTTCCTCAGTAGGAGTAGTATTTGGCATATAATTTCCAATTTGACTATATGATGTAGGAGAAGTAACTGCACCAAATCTAGGAACAGGGGGAGTATAAAATAAAAGTTGCCTTAAAGGCATTGTATTTGGATCTGGATCTGGATCTGGAGCTACAATGTTTTTTCTTTTCCTGGTCCAGGGCCAGGGCCAGGGCAAGCCTCCTTCTTGATTTTGTGAATAATATTTATTTTTTCTAGATTTTCTCATTTTTCTAGAATTTCTTACTTTTTTTTGTTTTCTAGATTTTCTTTTTTTTGTCTTCGCTTTATTTATTCTTCTTTCAGATGAATAGCGATGAGGCATATTATATTATATTATATAATATAATATAATATAATATAATATAATATAATATAATATAATATAATATAATATAATATAATATGCTAATATATTAGTGTTTTTTATTTTCTAGCTCTCTTAGGTTTTCTATGTGTTCTAGATTTTTTACCTCCTTTTGTAAATTTTTCTAATTCTTGTAACAGTGCTTTCTCTTCTTGAGTTAATGGTGTAACATCTGCATCCAGTTGTGCTAGCAGTACTTCTTCCTCTTCCGCCGGACTTAATGTATTACTATTTGGTGAAATATTTACTATTGCATCTTCTCCAAACAGCGCTCTATTAAATTCATCAACTAATTGTTGAGAGTCTTGTGCTAATTTTACAGATTCAGTTTTAAATGCTCTATTTGCTGCTGTTATTAAACGTGCATTTTGCTTTTCAGTATCTCTTAGTTCTTGTGCTTGTCTTCTACCTATTTTTGCTATTTCTGCTATTTCTGCTGCTTCTGCATCTGTTGCTTCTGCTGCTTCTGCTGCTTCTGCTGCTTTTGCTGCTTTTTTTCCCGTAGTTCTAGTTCTAGTTCCAGTTCTAGTTCTCTTTACTGTAGGTGGTGATGGTTCTTGTACCACCTTGTTACTCCTATTCCTATTCCTAAATGTAAAAATATGTGATGGTGATATACTATTTGATAACAAAGCTAAACGTTCTCTAATGGTACGGCCGCCTTTTTGCTTTCTTTGTAATTTTTTTTTTTTCGTTAAACTTATATTTTCTCTATTACGCAAATACATTATTTTATATTATAATATTATAATATTATAATATTATAATATTATTATAATATTATAATATTATAATATACTAAATATTTACTTATGTTTAACAACATAGCGTTGTTCAAATTCTTTGCTCACCTTAATAAAGGGGTCTCGATTTTTAAAAATGGATAAATTAAATTTTGTGTCTTCTTGTTTTTCTTATTCTTATTATTCTTCTTTTAGATTTCCTCATTATTTTGCCACCTTTTCTTGGTGTCGACGCAACTCTAGATTTTAACTCTTGAACTGCTTCTGCTGTAGATGTTAATGACACGAGAGTATCGAGCGATGCTTTGAGGTTTGATTTTTTAATTTCTAATGAGTTCACTTGATTTTCGTACATTCTAGCAATACGTAAACGTTTTTTTGCTTGTATTTTATTTCCACTTCTTAATGCAGTTTTCGCCTCTTCCATCACTATTTTGTATTCATCATTCTTTGCTACAATATTTTCTTCTATTGATTTGATAGTTTTTTTAAGTTGTTCTATACTTTTAGCTGTATTACTTGTTGATTCTGATATAATTGATGATGGCATTACTCGTCTACTACGTCTACTACGTATAGACATTCTTGGAAATATTGACATTCTTGGCATTTGCGAAGTCATATTTCTAAGTATTCTACTAAAATCCCCTCCTTTTTTTGTTCTCATTATTGTTATAATATATAAAAATATATTATAAAAATAAATAAATAAATAAAAAAATAAATAAATTAATTAATTAATTAATTAATTAATACCAAATATTTATTTTGGTATAGGGTTTTTAACAACATAGCGTTCTTTAAATTCGCCATTATCAACCGCAGTTTGCGTATATTCTTTTCCTCCCCATTTTGGGTCCATAGGATTTACACTCACCTCTCCACGTTGATAAAACATAGTATCTAAAGGTGTTTCTAAACCTATTGTTTGGTTGTCTCTATCAAAACCCGCTAACATATTTGTGTTAAATTTTTTATTATTATCCCGTGTAGCGTCTAAAATTTTGTTGCTTTCAATGAATTCTGTGCTATCCTTATTTAAAGGGTCGCGTTGTATAGAGGGTAGTCCTCCTTGATTTTCAAAGATAGACGGCTTAACTTGTATTAATTCGTTATTTTGCGCGTCTGTAGAATATTGTAAGTATAATATTGGGCAATGTATGTTTTGACTATTTTGCCATTCTATAAATTCACTATATTCTTCTAAACTATTAAATTTTATTGGATTTACCCCTGGAACAATTGCTAATTTTGAATTATATAAATAATAACCCCCGTCTTTTTCAATCAACATATTTGGACATCTAACATTTGAGTGTGTAACTGGCTTAGTAGTATTATTTTCCATTTGCTCATAATATTTATAAGAGTTTGAGTAATAATATAATCCCAACATAAAAAAAGCAAAAGTAAATATTAGTATTACTTTATTTTCTCTATCTTGTTTTCGAACTTTCGCATACTCTTTAAGAAAATCTATTATTGCCATATTACTATTATTGTATATAATAATATATACAATAATATATTTAATAAAATTATTTAAATATATTAATATATATATAATGGCTCATATTAAATTGGACACTAGCGCTAGTGTAAATAATAAAAAACTGGATAAAGTATTAAGAAACGGGACAACCTTTGTAGGGGCTTTTAGTAAAACTTGTCCTCATTGCGTAAATATGCAGACTGAGTGGAAAAAATTCATTTCTAGTGTTAAAGAAAAAAAAATGAAGGCTATTATTTTAGAAATCGACTCTTCTATATTGTCATCTATCAAAAATCCATTAATTAATAATAACATTGAAGGGTTTCCGAGCTTATTTGTTATTAAAAATAATAGATTTGCTGCGCACTATAACCAAGAACGAAAAGCCAACAATTTTTTACAATTTTTAAGCAAATATGTTTCGAAAATGCCAATAAATCACAGTCGTCGTAAAAGAAGAAGAAGCTATAAGCCTGTGCTAACAATGAAAAAACGCTATTCTTAATTTCTTAAATTAGGGTTAATACATAACTCCATTGTTGGAAATATGTCCCCCGACATACATTTATTTTTTGAGGAAACTTTAGCACAATTTCTTACATTATTATATTTTCCAATATAGCAATATCCGTGGTCTTGTGAGCTCGTTTGTAATGGAGCTGGGTCTGTTTTTTCCTTTTTGTCTATGCTATTTTTAACTTCACTAGATACTTCACGACTGCGTTCTGCAAGTCTGCGTTCAGCTTTTAATAATGTGCTTTCTTTAGCATTAGTGTCAGTTGCTTCTTCTGTGTCATCTGGTTCTTGTGCAACCTGTTTTGACTTGTTGCTTTCTAGTGAGGTTGTTTTATCTTTAACTATATTTGACTGTAATTCATCTATTGCCGACACAGATGATTTTTCTGCTACTTTTAGAGAACCGCTAAAAAACTGTGAGAAAAAATTTATTAGTGCTCCAAAAAAATTAGTGAGTTCTGCTATTAGCGTTTGTCCTCCTTGTGATATATTTTGTATTGTTGTTTTAATAGTACTTCCTGTTAATAGTGCTATTATATAAGTAAATGGCGATATTAGTGCCGTTATAATATCTGTGCCTTGTGCTAAATATTTAAAAATATTAAATCCATAAAGTGATAATAATATAATAATTACAAACCAAAACACAAAAGACTTTAAATATTTCATTCTTGAACCTGTCGAAACTTCTTGATTATATAATGAATTGTCACTCATCATATTTTTTAATGGTGTTTGAGATAAATTTTGTAATGTAGATGAGAAATTAGTCCTTGCTTTTTCCATTATATATTATTTTATATAATATTATTTTATTTATTTATTATAATAAACAAAATAATATGAACAAAAAAAACAAAAAAAGTATAAGCAAACCGAAAAAAAGCATACATAAAAAGCAGAAAAAGCAAATAAAGCAAAATAATACAAAGAAGAAAGCAAAGAATAATACAAAGAAGAAAGCAAAGCATATAAAACATAATACAAAGAAGAAAGCAAAGCATATAAAGGATAAAAATCATAAAAATCATAAAAATCATAAAAATAATAAAAATAATAAAAAGAAGCCTTCTAGAAAAAATGCAGATAAAAAAGGTATTGAAAAAGTTATTGCTAATAAAACTAAACCTATATTAAATAATTATGATGTTAAAGCAGAAAAAATATTTGAACCATTAGCAAGAAAAAATTATACAACAAGAAAAAGTTCTTCACCTAAAGTAGTAAGTAAAAGGCGCTCGTATTCTCCTTCAATAAATAATAAATTGTTAGTTCGTTCATTAAAAACACTTCCTCAAATGTCTATTAAATTATGTGATACCTTATTACATATAAATATAAACAACACTTGTCTTTCTTATAACGATAAAAGAGTTCAATCTGCATTATTACATAATCTGAAGGCATCTAAACATTTAGATGTTACAAGATTTATACCACCTGTTCAGTTTTTATCTAATTGTTGGTTCAATACAATGTTTGTCACATTTTTCTTCAGCGATAAAGGGAGGAAATTTTTCAGATTTTTCAGAGAGTTAATGATTACAGGTAAAAAAATCGACTCGACTTTAATACCTGAAAAATTCGCTAAAATATTTTTTATATTAAATTTATTTATTGAGGCCTCGTATAATCAAACCTCAAAATCTAATATATTATTTGATAAAATAAATTCATTAACAGATAAATTAAATACAAATTACTTTGTTTATCACATATATGCAATTATAAATAAACCTACTAATTCTATAAATCCTGACCTATTGATAAGTAATAGTAATCAAATATATGATATACCTAATATTGAAGACCCTGGAAATCCTCTTACGTATTATGAAACAATCTTAAAATATTTGAAATATAATACATTAAAATTATTTAAACATTCAATAACTAAAATAGTTGCTATTGATGATGTTCTTCAGAGCAAGTTTTTGGCATCAAATACTAACGTTATGCCAATTATACCAAATACTAACGTTATACCAAATACTAACGTTATACCAGACATTATTATATTAGAAGATTTTAAAAGTGGATCTACATTTAATAATACTATTACTTTAAAAAGCGCGCAGTCTATTAGTTATAAATATGTGTTAGACTCGTTAATTATAACAAATAAAGACCATTTTGACCCTGAAGCAAATAGCCATTTTGTTAGTGTATTAACAGTTAATGGTCTAGAATATAAATTTGATGGTAGCAGTTTATCAAAATTGTCGCGTTTTGATTGGAAAAAAATGATAAATGTTGATAAAGATTGGGAGTTTGAAGAAGACCCTAAATATGAACCAGAGTTGTATAACTTTACAAAAGGCTACAAAATTATGTTTTATTATAGAAGCTAATAGCTACCCATTATTATTATTATTATTATTATTATTTTAAACTCATTTAAAGATTAAAATAGTATTATTTACATACACTAATAATAATGTTAACTTGTGCTATTATAGAAGATTATCTTAAAATGCATAATGGAAAAAATCTCTCGTTAAGAACGCTACATAGAGATTTAAAAATCAGCCGTGCTAAGATTATACGTCTTATTAGCAGTTCTAAACATATTGTAGCAGTTAAACCATTAGACGTTGGTTCGCGAGCATATTTTTTACACGTATATACTTATAAAGCCTAATCTAATTAGCATAATTCATTAAACAAGTCCATTTTTTCTATAGATTTTTCCAAATTGGATTTATTTAGATTATTAAATAAATAGTCTGTATTTGGAATTTCCTCGTTTTTTTTAATATCTTTATATACCGAGTTTATTTTTGAAACAATTACTTGGACTGCTTCTTGGTTTTCAATTATATTGATTGAATAATTCAATTCTTCAATTAATAAAGTAAATGCGAAATATATTATATATTTTCGTTTTTTTTTTACGCTATTATTGTATTTAATTATAAATAAATCGAAGAGATTTTGTATTATTTTATGTTTTAATATGCTTGTGCTAGTGTTGCTTGTGTTAGTGTTAGTGCTAATATTATATTTTTTATCTGTTATTGATGGGTCGCTATAATAAAATAGTATATCCCATACAATCCATATTAAGTCGTGTGTATGTCCGTGAGGAGCATATGCTCTATTTTCGCAAATACATTTTCTCTTCTTTTTAGTGCATATATTTTCATATTCTATTAGCCACTCATACCAATAACAAACTTGAATAATATTTTTACTTATTAAATTATAAACCATTTCGTTTATTGGTATAATTAGTTCTTTTGGGTCGTCGTGTTTTAATATAACTTCTGTATAAGTTACATTCGGGGCTTTGAATTTTTCACTCATAGAAGATAGTTCAAATGAATTATTTTTGTCTAAATTTACGTCGCATATAACATTCTTTTTATGTGAATAACATAGCACACATATTAGCTCGCAAAATAATTTACGAATTTTGTCATTGTTCCTCATTTTTATAATATTGTCGCTATAACCATTGTTTAAAATAGCTACAAAATTGTTATAACGCATATTTAAATATAATGTTAATTTTGGATTACCAATATGTATATATTTGTAAGAATAATATAAAATAACATCCCATAAATCCAAAAAATGTCCTGCACATATGAATTCTGCACTCCAATAACACGCATTTTCGATTTTTTCATCATATAAATTTTTAATTAGCTCTAGTCGAGCTTTTGATTTTTGAAACTTTGAAAAAGTTATGTTCTTAAATGATTGTCTATCATCATTTATATAAGATGATTCCATAACTAGCAATACTATTTAATACTTATGAAATACATAAAAAATTTTAATATAATACATAATTTTTATATTATATAAAAATGTTTAATTTTAAAAATTTATGTAATAATTTATGTAATAATTTATGTAATAATAGTTAATAATATAATATTAATAATATAATATTAACAATTAATAATAATGAAGTTTATTTATAAAGCCTATAAAGATTTTGCTAAGTTGCCATTATTGCACAAATTATTTATAATACTTTTAATAATCATAGCTGTTCATTTAGTAAATTATAAACATATTACTTATGAAAACTATGATGATATGACATCAGGAAAAAGATTTGAAAGCAAAATAGACAGCGAAGTTTTTGATTTATTTTATTCTAAATATTATGATAATATTCACGAAAATAAGGAGCGGGATGTTGCTCAATTAAAAATAATTCTAAATTATGCTAAAAACAAAAAATTTGTTAAATTTTTAGATGTAGGATGTGGAACAGGCTATCACGTAAGTTTATTAGATAAAATGAAATACGATGTTGTTGGTATTGATAAATCTAAAACAATGATAGCAGCTGCAAAATCCAAATATCCAGATTGTAATTTTAATGTTGGAGATATACTCAATAATAATTTATATGATTATAGTTCATTTACACATATAATATGTCTAAATAAAACTATATATTATATTAAAGATAAAGACACCTTTTTCGATAATTGTTCGCTATTATTAACAAGTGACGGTCTATTAATAATACACCTTATAGATAGAGACAAGTTTAAACCATTTATTATTTATAAAAATGACAAAACAGTCCTATATAATCCAGAAAAGCATAATAATGTTATTACAAGGAATTTAATCAAAATTAATTCGAATTTAGAATATGTATGTGAATATGAAAAAAATGAGGACTATGAGGCTAATAATGCTAATGATGCTAATGATACTAATAATACTAATAAAACTGCCGAATTAACAAAACTTGACTACTTAAACAACCCATATTCGTATTATAAAGAAACTTTCCAAAATGTTGAAACAAATAGTGTTCGTAAAAACATTATAAATTTATATATGCCAACTATTGAAGAAATAGTAGCTATTGCTAAAGTAAAGGGATTTATTGTAAAAGATAAACAATCACTAGATTCCATTGATCACATCAATGAGTTTTTATTTATTCTTAAAAAAGTTTCATAATATAATATTTTACTTATCTGCGATATTTACTTGCTCGTGCAAAGGAATCTAGTACAAATAATATAAATAATCCCAAAAATAAATATAAAATTAGTTCTTCGGTAATGTGATTAGTTTTCTCATTGTGTTGCTCTTCTAATAAATGTATTATATAATCTAATTTTTTTAATAGTTTATTATTATTATTGTCAAAAATCACAGGACTTTCAATTTGATTGTTGGTGCCAACGTTATAACTTTCATTATAGCTCGCTAAGCTATTTTTTGCTGAATTTAAACTTCCTAATACGTTGGAATTTTCCAAGTTATATAATGCATTAGCATTATTATTTGCATTGCTCAAAAAAGTATTTTGCGGTATATTGTTGCCCGCTTCTCTCATTTTTTGTATTTTAGCTAATTCACTATTTAAACTATCAGTCATTGAAGTGCTAATAGTTTCATCTATTAAATTAGATTGATAATTTGTACTGTTATAAGAATCATCTTCTTCACTATTATTGTGAATTTGCGACATTAGATTTCCTAAACTTGTTATTTTATTTTTAGTAGCATCATTATTCTTTGTGGTTGCAACATCAAACTCCACGTTTTTCTTTTTTAAAGTTTTATTTAAACCAGATGATGGTTTCTTAGTTAATTTTGTTTCTATTAAATTATTATTTTCAGAATCTAGTAGAGCAGGGCTTAATTGAAACATATTATACTATTATAAAAAAATAAGATTATATTATTTGTAAAAACTACTAAATAAAGTTGTTTAATTAAAGTTGTTTAATTAAAGTTGTTTAATTAAAGTTGTTTAATTAAAGTTGTTTAATGAATTTTATTAATATATAATATTTTATAAAAATAATATAATGCTATTATAATATACTATTATGGGTAAAAAATTAAAAAAAAATAATGATTTTTTAGAAAAATATAGTCTAATTAAGATTCTGAAAAATGTAAGCACAAGTAAAATATTGTTAGGTATATTTATGATTTTTATGAATATTGGTTCAAGATATATTGAGCTAAAATTAACAAATGGACAAGAAATGATACTTAAAAATATAGCCCGTGAAGTCCTAATTTTTACAATTTCTTTCATTGCTACAAAGGACTTATTAACATCGTTTGCTATAACAGCCGTTTTTATAATTTTAGCAAATTTCGTATTTAATGAAAAATCAAAATATAGCATATTACCGGAGAAATATAAAAAATTAGCCTCAATGATTGATACAAATAAAGATAAAGTAATTTCAGAAGAAGAAGTTAATAAAGCATATGAAGTATTAAATAAAGCTCGCGGTCAAATCGATAATTACAAAAAACTAGAAAAAATAGAAGCTTTTAACAATATTAGTAAGTAATAACACTAAGTAATAATAGTAAATAATTATTAATTAATTTAAGTAATTTAATTAATAAATATTAACTATCTATATTAACTATAGATATAATATGGCAGGCATATCAAGAAAAGTATATAAAATAAACATCAAAATAACAAATAATGATGAAAATGAGGAAAAAGAATTTGTTATTACTAATATAACCCAAATATTATTGCAAAATTTTGCTGAGATTTCTAATAATGGATTACCTGGTGATTTAAGTGAAAATAATCATATTTATATGGTGAAAGACAATTATTATATTGATAATGAAATATTAAAAAGTATAAGAGGGTCTAAAGGAGAAAAAAATAAATATGAGTTTAAAAATTTTGCCTCTTCAAAACCAGAACAAATTATAAATGAATTTTATAAACCTATTTTACGCTATACTGATAATACTATTAAAATTAAAGTATTAACACAAATTTTTAAATTTGCACTAGAGTCTATAGAGTATAGCAAAAAATATGCAGATGTTTCTGAGGAAGAAGAAAAAGAAAAAGAAGATAACATAGCTTTATTAAATCAAAATATAACTGCTATAACTAAGTTACTAGAAACTAACACATCAGCTAATAATGAAAATATAAATAATTTATTTGATAAGACAGTTAAAATATTAATTGGAAAAAATGTAATGTCTTATTTAAAGTCAGTATATGAAAATACTAATGATAAGACTGCAGATATGCTTGAGTTTCGAACTAATTTAAGCAATATTATGTTAAAAATTAACTCAGGTCCAGAAACAAATATTGAACTTAATAAGTTTGAAACATATCGCTATTTTTTGGACGAGAAAAAAATAGATGCAATTTTTGAAACTATACAAAATAATATAGCACTAGCATCAAAGACTAGTCAACAAGCAAGTTATGGTTATTATAATCGTCCTAATTTGCTCAATACCCCAGAAATGCAGAAGCAAATATTAAAAGAAAATATTAAATATGTGTATCCAGATAAAACAAATATTGAAACATTAGCTGAAAGCGAAGAGCAGGATATATTATTATTTAACAACATTTTATATATTCTAAAAAAAATATATTTGTTGGATACTACAATTATTAGTGTTAAAATTAATGATAAAAATAAAGATATAATAAAGAAATTCTTTATTAAAAATCTTAAATTAGAAGAAACTAATCCCTTTAAGCTAGATAAAATTAAAAGTTTTAACAAATCCGGGAAAGAGTTTTATAATGCATTCATAAACTTTAAATGTGATATAAAATATATTAATGAAAATCCATTATTAAAGATTAATTATATAATAGACGACACAGAAATTTTAGACAAAACTAATCATTTAAAAGTCATCGAATTTGAACCAAAGAATTTCAATAAAAATGAAGAATTTAAAAAATATAGTTCAACATATATTTATGATACATTTAATTATAAGCCTAATGAAAGTAAAATAAATAGAATTTTAAATACAGTTAAAATGCAAAAAATTATAAAGACCAAAGAAGAACTATTTTATAACGATATAGCATTAAATGAATTTAATGATTTATTAGATATAAAGTTTGGTCAAGACGACGATACAAAGATTGGTCCAAATATAGTATATTTTTTAAAAAATATACTAAAGTTGTATAACGGTAAAGAAATTATTCACGCTAATTCTAGTTACTTTGTTTATGATACATTAATTACTAATGATATTAGTAGTAATATTAATACTAGTACTAGTACTAATAATCCAGTATTAAATTTTTATAGTATTTTTGAAAATAAAAGTATTAAATATAATAATTTTAAAGGTGAAAAAATTCTAAAGAATTTTTCTAAAAGACTTGAAATATTACAATTAGGAGATAAAACACTTATTAATGACAAATTCGATATTTATAGAGTTGGTTCAAGAGACTATCGAATTACAAGAAATAGTTATTATATTTTTATATTATTTATATGTTACAAAGCAGATGAAAAAGGTAATAAACCGAGTTTGCAAAAGCGTTTAATTGGTGAACTATGTTTAAATAGAGCTAAAATATTGGATAAAGCTTTTTATAACTCAATTTATAGTAAATTCAATATATCTGAAACCTATTTATATAATAAACTTATAAACTTACAAAAACCAAAGCAAACAAGAACTGCCAAAAATAAAGACATTCCTCCAAATCAAAATTTAGATGCACGGCAAAATTTAGATGCACGGCCAAATTTAGATGCACGGCCAAATTTAGATGCGCAACCACCTTTACAAGCAAAAATAAGTGGTGGAAACAAAAATCATACGCGAAAAAAAATTAGGAGAACTTAGGAGAATTTCTTTTTTATTATTCTTTTTATATTCTTTTTATATATATTTATATACAACTATAAAATGGCTAAACACAGGTCTATGAAATCTTTACAAAAGGCTGGTTCTCTCAAAAAACTTTATGTTACATTTGTAAGTTTAGCGTTATTATTTATATTAAGTATAATAGTCCACTTTGCATTTTATAAACAGTTTAGAGAGGGCGCTGAAAATATGCCTGATTATTATAGAGAAGTTGTTATTATTTTTTATAAAGACCCAACTAGTGGTGTTGTTGTTGAATCATGTGAGGATATGACTAACTTTATTAGGTTGCATAATTATTACAAAAGTAGGGAAAATATGTATGTTGGTAAAGATGACAGTAGCAGAATAGCGCAATATAAACTCCCAACTTCATCAATATTAACCGCAGGAGATTATCCTATTGGTGTTCTTTCTGTTGTAAGTGCTAGTTACGGAAGACATTATATAACTCATTTTACAAAAATTAGAGATACCAATTTTGTAAATACCTTAACACCATATATAGGTTAAAGAAATTTGTTATAATAGATAAATAATTATTTATTTTTATATATATATATATAATTATTTATGACTTTAAAGACGAAGAATAAATCTTCTAATGTGAAGAATAAATCTTCTAATGCGAAGAATAAATCTTCTAATGCGAAGAATAAATCTTCTAATGCGAAGAATAAATCTTCTAATGCATCAATATGTAAAGTATATAAGAGTTGCGCTCATGTTCCTTGTGGTGCTACTATGAATAAATGTACTCCTTCTTATTGTTATCCGAATTCATCAAAAAATTGGAATTATTGTAATATGTCAAATTGGAAATCGCGTCGTTATAAAAAATATAAGTCCTCATGTAGCGATGAAAGTAAGTGCGTATTAGTGAAAACTAAAAAAAATAATAATAGTGTTGATGTGCTTACATTGCATAATAAAATGCCATATATTTGGCGTTTTTTAAAACCAGAAACACGCAAACATATGGTTTTATTAGCAAAAAAACCCATTAAGCATATAAATATACCCTTTTCTGTTTTTTCGCACACTAAGCCAAACTCTAGGTTTATTAATAATATGACTAAAAAAAATAGAAATCGACTTTATAAATTGCGAAAAAAATATAGAAGTATATGAGTTATATTTTTAGCTAATTAGATAATAAAAATTGATAACGTTGGTTAGCCATTAACGCCAGCTATTAACGCTAGCCATTATGCTTGCTAAGTTAAATGATTTAGAATTGGTTAAAGTTATATCAAGACCCTCCAAAGTATGTAAAACTCCGTATGTTGCTGATATAGAGCTTAGCGATGGTTCAATTGTTCAAGCTCATTGCGCTTCGCTAGGTTGTTGTGGGCTATGCGAAAAGGATTGTTATGTTTATGCTTCTCCTATAAAATCTAATTGTGCTCAATCTAAATCGAAGGTTTGTTCTTATAAAATTTATTTGGCGCGTTTTTATGAAGAAAAAGTGATTAATGGCTTAATGGTTATAAATAATCAATTGATTGGTATTGACCCGAAATTAGCTGAAACATTGGTTGAAAATGCATTAACACAAAATTGTTTGAAAACATTGCCTAATATTAAGAGCTATAAGAGAGAAGTTAGTTTGCTTAATTCGCGTTTTGATTTTGCAGGAATAGACGAACAAGGCAAATATTTTGTGTTAGAAGTCAAAAATGTTCCACTTGCTGATTATGCTGATGTGTCAAGCACTGAACGCAAGAAGATGATTAAAAACGGAGAATTTGCTAATATTGCTATTAATCAAAAAATCTCTTATTTTCCAGATGGCTACAGAAAAAAGAAGGAAGCTCTTGTGAGCGAACGCGCATTAAAACATATTAATGAACTGGCTGAAATTAGTGAGTCAAAAATTAGTAGGCCTATTATTTGTTTTGTTGTTCAGCGAACCGATGTTTCTAGTTTTCAAGCCTCGTTATTAGACCCTATTTATAGAGCTGCCTTTAGTGACGCTGTAAAGCACGGTGTAGAAGTTATAGTATTGGTTGTTTCTTGGAATGCTAATGGAGAGGCTAGTTTTGTAACTTGTGATTTGCCTGTAAATTAATTATTTGCTTAGTAAATATACAACAGGAATTGCACATATCATAGCCATTAAAGGAGCAGAAAACATATTAGTAGACTCTGTTTCTGTTTCTCTCACATATTCTTTTTTTTCTATAGATGCTTGCACTGCCTCTTGTGTTGGTGGTCTTGCTTCTGCTCCTTGTGTTGGTGCTCCTTGTGTTGGTGGTCTTGCTTCTGCTTGTGTTGGTGCACCTTGTGTTGCTCCTTGTGTTGGTGCTCCGTGTGTTGGTGCTCCCTGTGTTGGTGCTCCTTGTGTTGGTGCTCCTTGTGTTGGTGCTCCTTGTGTTGGTGCTCCTTGTGTTGGTGCTCCTTGTGTTGGTGCTCCTTGTGTTGGTGCTCCTTGTGTTGGTGCTC